TTAAATGCACACATTTTTATTCGCGGCATGTTCAAGTTTATCTTCAATTACACGATCTGTATTCTGATCAAAACAGTAATTGTTCAAACTTGTCTGTTCATCTTCATGACCAGCTTGCTCTCGAATAGTATTGATATTTATCTTTTGGTCGAATAACGAAGATATATATGTTTTCCGTATCTTGTGACTGCTTTTCTTCATTACGCCAGCTTCAACACACAAGTCAGTCAAATACTGACTAAAAGCAGAAGTAGTGCCACGAACACATCCTTGACTTTTAATAAATATAAAATCTTGGTCATAATATCCATATTCCATATTTGTTTTTTTAATCTGTCGTAAAATCTTTTTGGCAGAATCATTAAGATAGACCTTACGATCTCCTGCAACAGATTTTGTGTATGGAACAATTGTGTAACCATTAGAAATAGATTTTAATTCTCCATCAATTTCTTTGATTGTATAATCTTCAACTTCCATACGTTGAATATGAATATAATTATCTTCAATATCAGACCATTTAATTGCACAAATTTCTGAAATACGAAGACCTAACTGAAAATTTAGTAAAATCATCAATGGAGTAGTACACCAAGGATGTTCTGCAATTTTCTTTTTTGCAGTCTCACATATCTTTTGTTGTTCATTAACAATAAATACCTGAGTATTACTTTTTGGTTTTTCTTTTCGTGTAAACAAGTTCGATTTAATTCTTACTCTGCGAAACGGATTATCTTTTAGTAAGTTCAATTCTGGTTCGCAAGCATAATCTAAGCACTGTCTCATAATAATCGACATATTATAATATTGCTTTTTTGTAAGCGAATATTTTTTAATTAAATTATGTGCCCATTCATTGAGAGTAAGATAAGTTAAATCTACTAATGCAATTTGTGTAATACTAGTATTTTTATAATATTTATCCCAATCAACTAAAATACGTCGAGCGTAAGATGTAGCATTAGTCTGAGAAGCCTTATATTTAAGCCAGAGAGGAAAAATAGTTTCAAGGGTATAAATATTCTCCTTGATGTATTTTTCGTCCTCTACAGCCGAATATGAGGCTATAATGGCATCTTCTAAATCGTGTAAGTGTGTTTTTGCAATTAACCTCCTTCCTGTTTTTTTAGATGGATCAAGAATAGTTGTTTTCCAACGACCATCTTTATCCTGAAAAATCTTGTACTTGTGTTGAGATAATAATCTCTGTCTTTCTGTTTCTTTCATTTTATTTCGTACATCATCAAGATTTATCATACCTTGACTTTGTAGAAATATCAACATATCGTTTGAATTTATATCGTTAATTTGTATCACTCCTTAGAAAATAGAAAATATAAGAAAATAGGGTAGTATCAAAAATGATACTACCCTAAAATTATTATTCTGCTTTTATTTTAATAGCTTCCATTCTTTTACCGATCCCAAGCGTACCTTGCAGATTCATATAATCGCTCGCCCAGCCGATTGTCTGCATATGGCAGCATACTTTAGCTCCATGAATTTCGATAGCTTCAATTCGTTTTCCTTGTCCTGTTGTACCAATTACAGTGTTTTTATTAATGACTCCGTAATCTTTCCAACCGATACCCTGAATATGTGCTTTAACTGATATCTTCTTTCCACATGGATCAATTTGAATAGCTTCAATTCTTTTAGCCTGTCCTGTTGTTCCTGCCTGCTGACCTTCAGTTTTCCATTCTGACCAACCATAAGTCTGTTGGTGAACACGATATTTAATAGTTATCAACTGAGAATTTACCTCCTTTGCAATCTGTCCATGAAGATTATATAAATAATCACCTGGACAAGCTTTATTGGCGAACCATCTATGAACGGTCATATTCTGTTTATCAACTTGACCAATTAAAGACTTATCACCTTTCCATTTTAACTCTTTAATTCCGTTACGCTTGCATATATCTACCAATAATGCAATTAAAGACTTGTATGCTTTGGCAGATACATGCCAACCTGTACTTGCGCCACCATCATTGGCTACCTCAATAGTAACTGCACGATTATCGTTAGATGAACTACTAGATGCCCATGAGCGATCTTTCTCTTCTACATACATGCCGACTCGACCATCAGAATCAATGCCGTAGTTAGCACTTGCTTTTGCTGTCTGAAATACGTTACCACAAGTTTCAACAGATAAATTGCCAGCCATGCAATGAATCGTAATTGTATCAATTGCATGATTTCTACCTGTCGTTTTATAAGGACTAATTTTTGTATAATTAACTAAATTTGAATTACTCATATATTATTCCTCCTTAAAATAAAAAAATAACAACTACAAAAGCCCACCAAATTTGGTAGAGCTAAAAATTTATATAAACCTCTTTCAAAAATATGTAAACTAAATTAAATATGGATTCCTAGACTCGAATAAACAAGACAAAAATTGTTATATATACAATATAAAATATATGGAATTTTTATCAATGCAGAACCGATCTGAAATTAAATGGAAGCTATCAGATACAGAGAGTTATTTAGTACAATTCCTAAATGATGGACATATAGGATATTTCCACACCACAGATGGCGAAAATAATTGGCAGACAATATTTATGAAGTAATTGCATCATATATGTCAATCACAATTCCAACATTTGCTTTAGATGCTATTGTTTTAACCATTTTTTCGATAGATTGTTTACTCCATCTATCTCCAAAACGATTTGTGAATAAAACATTACTTGAATATTTTTTATTCATTATATATTCTTGCAAATAATACATGGCTTTTTCGGATAATTACTTTCCTATCCTTGTTTCCTTTCCCGTGAACCACGCACTCGCCACGCATAAAATCCACGTCGGATATGTTCAAATTTACAACCTCACTAACTCTCAACCCGTCGAAAGTAAAAATTCGATTAACGCTCTATCGCGTTTCGGATTCCTTGTTTTGATTGATGCGTTTTTAAGCATTTCGATCTCGCCATCAGAGAACGACTTCCGCACAGCCATTGTGCTTTTTATCTTTCCAATTCGTAGCATAGGGTTCTTTTCTATATACTCTTCCTTAGTTAGCCACGAAAAGAACGCTGATAGATTCCTCCGGCGGTTATCGACTGTTGCTTTTTCGACATTCCTAGTTGTCTGATACATCGCAAGGTGATATCTGATGTCATTTGTCTTGATATCCGGCAGCCGCTTCCCTATATCAGCTAAAAGCATATCTATAGCAAGCGCATATTGCTCAAGCGTACCTTCTGAATATTTTTTATTTACAAAGATAAACAATTTCAAAAGACCAAGGTTTACTATTAGTACCATCCACAGTAGAAAAGGAATCCCACCATACTTTTAGTTCTTTTCCACCGCTGTCCATACCAAATCTAAGTGTTTGATTACCTGAATTAGTTCTTTGAACTCCAAAATATTTTGCAGATGCTGGAAGGTTACTAACTATTACTGAATTATTATTAGTTCCAGGAGTTATTATTAAATCATAACAATATAAAATAACGACATTACCAAATCTTATATAATATGCGTCTCCTTTAGCTACATATGCAGATGATCCAAGAGTACCTTTTCCTTCAATATAATTAATTGCATAACCATTTACTGCACCTGCATTATTAGCATATCCTACAGCCATACTATTTCTAGGAATCCATTGTATAGGATTTGTTCCACCATCAGCACCTAAATAATAATTTTTATTTTCACTTGCTACATTTTGTACTTCACAATTACCTATATGTGTTGCTTGATACACAGTCTGCGAACCTATATTACTTGTCGTTATTGCGGTATCGGAATCTTGTTTATTCGAGTCTAGTGTACTTAACGCACCTGTGACAGTACCGTTGCCAATAGCGGAAATATCTGTCGTTCCCATCTTGCTTAGTAGCCACCGAACATTCTTAACGGCAGTAGAAATCTTATTGAAAAGTGATTTATGTGTTTCGCCAGATGTGATTACAGCAGGAGCAGTAGAATCACCTGTAGAAGAATCACCTGAAACAAAGGTTGTTAAAAGATTCGCTGTATTATATGATGCATTGAATTTTGTATTTTCACCATCAAATGATATAAAATTATTCATATTACTACTATTATCTTGTGTAATGTTACTTAATTCAAATGGTGTATATGGATGTATATCCATCTGCAATGAATTTTTTACTCCAACAGAAGAATAGACACCTTGAGCCATTACAGAAGAATTGACATCTTTGTTACTATCTTTTGTATTATCTACATTACCAAGCCCAATATTATCTTTGGATATAGTAACTTGTCCAGTCTTATATTCAGTTTCTTCACTTCCACGAACACCAGTAACACCACCATTTTTGTTCCATTTTTCTCGTTCGGAAGCGGTAATATGTATAGTGTCATTACCTGTATGCGTATCAAGTTCGGACTGATTTGCTTTTGTACCAATAGCTTTATTTAATGCTTCTTCTGTTGTCTTACTAGCTGTAATAGCATCAGAAACTTCTTTTAACGTGTCCATTGTTTCAGGTGCACCATTGATGAGATTTGCAATTTTTTGATCCGTATATTTATTTGAGTTCGCATATGCAACATCAATTGCTTTTTGCTGTGCAATTGAAACAGGTTTATCTTTGTCTGATGTATTATTTACACTATCAAGACCAAGATTGCTTGGTGTGATATTAATATCACCTTCACGATAATCAGTTTCGGCATTACCTTTTACACGAGAGAATACAAATTTTTCTCCTTTAAAAAATACTTTTTTTGCCATATTTTTATTTCCTTTCTGAAAAATTGTATAAAAATAAGACGGTTGTTATTAACCGTCTTATTAATTCTTCACTACTTCACAAAATAAACAGTATTAGAATCAGGTGTGATCTTGTTATAGTCCGTCTCTGTCTTTATAACTGCGTTCACAGCACCAACTTCCGATGCTGTGTAGTTTGGTTTTGTACTCAACTTTGCCACGCATATACATCCTTGGCATTCCTTGAATCTGTTAATCTTGAATCTGTATTTTTAACATATCCAATATCATCAGTAAATTGACTAAGCTTAGAATAAGTAGTATCCGTAAACTTTGCATTTGCTGGCACATTGCTGTTTACAGTATGTCCATTGACAGTAGAAGCGTTATCACCATTTGCAAGTATACTCGTAGGAAAATCTGTAATATCTGATTTACTATGTTTGTGACTTTTCTTCGCAAAATAAGAGAAGATGTTATCAATCGTACGAGATAAATCAGAATTTGTTAAAACACTCATAAATACCTCCTTTATATTATTTGACAAAATAAATTGTTCCATTTTTTTTCTCAATCGTTGATAACTGGTCATATTCTTGTTGCGTCAACAAACGTGTTTTATTATTCAGTTTTGTGTCGATTGTGTTGTATAATGTTGTTGTTTTATCCATATAAGATTTTGCGGAATCCATATACGCTTTTGCATTAGCTTCTGCTGATGAAGCAGATGTCGCTTTTTGCGACGAAATGCTTTCACTTGATTTGGCATTCACCTCGGATTGTGCAGCATGTGTTTCTGACATTTTTGCAGCAGAAGCCGATTTCTCTGCTGCATTTTTATAAGATAAAGCATTTGATTCACTAGACGCACTTTTTTGTTCACTTGCTTTCGCATTAATTTCACTTTGCTTTGCATTTTTTTCAGATGCGAGTGTATTAGTTTCACTTACTTTTGCTGCATCTTGTGAATTTTTTGCTTGAGTTGCATAAGTTTTTGATTCATCATATTTAGAAGTAATATCTAAGAGAATATCTGAAAAAGTAGAAAAGTCACTAGAACTCTCTACATCATCCATCGTGACAGTGGATTTGTCTATATTAATATAGCCAGTAGTAGTACAAATAATTGCCTTCGTAGATGTATCAAAAAGTTGTAACTGATATGGAATCCTACGACCAGCAATAACTGTAATGTTCCGATCAAGATCAATTACTACTTGATTATTCTGTATAACACATGATTTCATGATCACTGTGTTGTCAGGCTTTTTTAGTTCCAAACTTGCCGATATATTCTCAAGAGTAATAGGAGTTCCTGCACGTGTAACAATTATATGTGCTTGACGACCAACATCATATTGTTTTGCATATATTTCCTCATATACTTTGGTATCGAGGATGTCAATATATAATTCTTGAATATCCTGCATTTAAGACCTCCTTTCATTTACCAATCAATTTTGCACCAATTAATATAAATCACTTCTGTTGTGTCTAATTGGCGATTTAATACTGCATATACTTTTCCATTGGATATCGTTGTTCCCTCAACGTGAGCGTTACATGTATTTCCATCTACATTCGTTACAAAATATACTGCTCTGGCTGAAGCTGTTACATTAGATAATTCAACAGAAGTGCCACCAGCTCCCTTACAAGCACAAGAACCAGTTCGAACTCCTTTAATCAATGTTGCATTTGTTCCACATTGAAATTTTGATACATTAAGTCTTGATGTTTGTATTAGATTCGAAGCAGTTAAATTAGGAGTCGATATTACACTTTCACTTCCTTGAATATTAATATCCTCTGTATTCACGCCAGTACAATTTATATATCCACCAGCTTTCGTACCAGTATAGCTCAGATCAGTTCCAAGTGACCATCCGTATCCACGATCGCCTTGTTGATTATAAATTGACAAAGAAGATGGAGTAATTTTTACGTTACCGTAAGCACTCCCTTCTTCTGTATGTCCGTTATCACCATATCCATAAGATAAACTAATAATTGCATCACTTTCATTTGTTTGGCTATCGCCAATATTTAGAGTTCCACCTGTGATATTTGCTTTATTCATTATAACAGTGCCATCAGGAGTCACATTGAAATTATCTGATTTAATACTGATATTTTTACCAGACAGATTAATCTCACCACCAGATAAAAAGTTGATTGTCTCTTCAGCGGTTAAATTGATGCTATCCGCACCAATTTTCACTATAGTACCTTCGTTTGCATTCGTACCAATTTTAACTGTAGCAAGTCTGCCGTTATCATCAATCTTCAAAACAATCTCGTCATTTAGCTGAGAAATAGCACTCGAAACGCCTGAAATTGCCTCGTTTGAGGTTATATCCAAGCCAGAGCCATCCCCACGTAAATGAAGCCCCCCTTTGGTGTCTACCCATAGTATTTTTCCGTTATTATTTGACAATGAAATCAGTGTTTCATCGTTTGGGTTTACCACAAAAGAATTAGTTCCGTTACTGATTGATAATCCGTTTTTGTCGAATTTCAACGAACCACCATCATTATAAATACCAAGAGCTTCACCAAGTAAAAGCTTTCCTACAATAGTTTCACCAATTACACCATAAGCAGATAACATGTCTCCTGGATGTTCAGGATCTTCGTAATGAATTTTACCAATTGCAGTCTTAACCGTTTTCCAATTATCATCAGTAATCGCCAACGTGTTATGAACAATCTGTAGCTGCTCGTCCGCATATGTGTCGGATACATCATCATACTGCCTACAACGCAATCCGTGATTGTCATATGTAACCTCTTCGTTGTTAGAGTCCTTGATGGCAAGGGCAGTAGTGTTCAAACCTTCATCTACCCAACTATGAACAGTGTCTGTTGTCTTATTTGCTTGCTTTGCTTGATGCTTTACAGATTCATAGCTTCCAGCCATAGACTTAGCACTATCTAAAACAGATTTAATGTCAGATATACCATCAGAAACTTTTAAGACAGAAGAGAAGTCACACGAGATTTTAGAAAAATCAGAATCTTTGATTGTGTAATTGAGTAATCTTAGTTTATAAATATCGTCATCACAAATAACACGAATCCAGTTTCCACATTTCCACTGTGATAAAACATCTTTGAATTCATCAATTGTCCATATGTTACCCACATCGGTTGACAAATCGACTTGCAATTCACTTGCCTTGACAATTTCCTTTTGTGCAACTTCTAGTAATTCTTCAGCTTTAGCAAGTATCTCTGAATTTGATAACCCATCAGAAATATAATTGTCATTTTGATATGTATCTTCACGTCTGTAGAGACAATATTCACCATATAAGTCTTTACCAAGATAATTCTCAAAATTTAATTCTGCTTGGATTTTGTCACGTTGCTTCTCATATTCAGACTCTTTATCCTCTTGTTCTTTAATCTGCGCTTCACGAACTTGGATTTCCTTATCTACCTCTAATTTTTTATTATAATATGTAAGATAAATAGAAGAGTAGAATTCATGACTTGGATCTCCAACACCTGCATCAATTAACACATCAATGCAACTCTGATATGCATCGGAGAATGAAGATAAGCGATTCAATCCATATTTAGTCCAATCATATTCCTCATCAGACATATCTTGTTTATCAAGAATCTTTTGAATCTTCTGTGTAATAAATGTCTCGTAATCATCGGTAATGAGAAGGGTAATATCAAAGCTATTGGTTGCAGTATCATCTTCATCGTCAACAGATGTAACTTTGAATTTACCATTCCATACTTGATTACTATAGGTAGAAGACGCAATCTCAACTTTATATCCTGCTGACATATAGATATCTGCCATGCTTTTAACCGCATTATTTACAGTTGTAACACCTGCAACACGCAGATTCTGAACGGCAATCATTCCAAGATTATCAGCAGTCAGTTTTGCCAGCTCTTTATTTGCGTCCGTGTCATCTGTCTCAGGAGATGGCATCATGCTAGAAGTAAGATATAGAATTTGATCAATAGTATCATATAAACCATTCATAATTTCCTTGTATGGTTTCTTTTTTGACTCGTATAATTCTTGATATGCATTGATTTTATCAACCAATTCTTCAGACATATCTTCTGTCTGGAATGCAGCAAAACGATTAATATATTCTGTTCCGTTTGGATTCACCGCACGAATAGCAGCATTGATAACATCGTCTCCACCTTGGATACGAAATGTATTTTTTACTTCATCATCTTTGGTAGTAACCGAGATGCTATCCGACAAATTATCATTAGATACAGGAACATTGAAATATTCACCATAACCCTTCGTCATGGTTGTTCCACACTCAGAACAAATAGTTTCGTTTTCTGCTCTGTGACCGCATTTAGGACAAGAATTTTCTAGGTCGTACAGACTAATACTACGATCATATGAATCCACCCAAACAAGACAGTTTAACTCATCTGCCAAGTCGCCAGTTAAGAAGTCATAAATTGATTTGTCATCAATCGAAAAGGAACGTACTAATTTGCATAAACTAGCATCTACATGTTTAATTTTATAATGCGGTGCTTTAGATAGAATACGACCAAGGAGAGAACTAGACACATCTACCGGATCATAAATATATGCCATCTTGTAAGCATCTCTAGCAATATCATCCTCAGTGTTGATTTCGATATTGTATAACATTGTTTGTGATAATTCGGCAATACCAAGGTTACTACCAGTAATCGTTTTTACCGTTTCATTGGTCTGAGTTTTATCTATTGAAATCTGAAAATATTCATTATATTCAGGAATATAGATGACTTTGAGATCTTTGATTTTGTCCCACAATGGAGTCACTATTCCGTTGACTTCTTTATAAACCTTAAAACTGCATTCATTTTTATTGTACATATCAGGTGTAATCGACCACTCTGATATTGGATAAATTGCACCTATTTTATGTTTGTTGCGGTGACATAGAACAACGGTGGGAGTTACCACGTTATTATTCATGTCAAGAATAGGATATACCATTAGATTCCCACCTTCCTTCTAAGTTCATATTTGATTTCAATGTCACATGGAATATTTACACGAAACGTATTTACAGTAGATTTTACAGAGGTATAGATTTTTGGAAAAGAAAAATTGAAATCTTCCATAACATCATGAGATGAGAGAGAAGAAGTAACGACTTGCATATTGTTAATTGAAATTATTTCTCCATTGGAACAATTATTAATACGAGTAGTACGTTCTTTATCCTTGAAAGAATAAGAGAGTGCTAAATCACCAGCTTGCTTGCATTTAATTGTCACATCAACAGGGGATGAGCCTGTCTTCGAAGAAGTATCGTTGATAATAAATGATTCATCGGAAGATAATGTTTTATTGATTTTTCTTTTTGTGTAACCAATTTGAGAGTCTGTTGTAACAGTGAATTCAAGTCCAATTACACGAGTTCCTAACTCAATTTTATTTATATCTATTTTCGCATTGTATTCAACTGTATCATCAAGAGAATTAATAAATGCAAACCTATGATAACCGTCCTCACGGCAAAACCAGCGTGATACTGCCTCAAGTAAATCATCATCAAAATCTTTCATTTGACAATTCTCAAAATGTCCCACTTGAAAAGTAGTAGTGAGAACTTCTGAAGATGTACTGCCTGTGAAATAATTTTTGTACGAGTTGGATGGCTGAAAAGTAGAAAAATCTGTTTTGAAAATAGTAGAGCTGTCCGTAGAACTGTTCGAGGTAATGTCGCATATTTTCAAATTAAAATCTGAACCATAGCGTCCATCAAAAATAAAATCGTCTTTCATATCATATCCTTTCCAGGCTATGATAGAGATTTATTAAATTCTGTAATAGCCTTATTTGTTGCCTTTTGATATTTGCCCTTTTCTTTGGCATAAAATTTCTTTTGTTTACTAATCAATGTCTCATAAAGAGAACATAGTTTTTTTGCTTTGTCAATTTGATCCTGTAATTCCTGTTCATATGACTGGAAATAAGCTATAGTCGCTTCATTGTGAGGATTACTCATCTCATTTACTTTCCCCTGTAACTCCGCATTTTCCTTCCTCATTGCTTCATTGTCCACACGTAATCTATCCACTTCATTGCTAAGTAGACGAATCTTTTTATCCTTTTTATCTTCCATTTATTCTTACCTCGTTTTTCTGCAAATTAAAAAAGACACCGTAATTGGTGTCTTAATAAACTTAAATTTATTAAATTAAAAAGAGCAGGAGATTAGTCCTGCTCTTTACCATCATAAAAATTATAAAATATATTTCTTAGTATTAAACTCCAACTTTCCTCATATTAGTTACCTCCTTGTCTGCTTATTACAACAATATCATATGTAATAATTTTTGTCAATGTTATTCTGTGTCACTTACAGTAAACACAAAGCCACTATGTTTATCAAGCCATAATGTAGATATAATATCTATTGACGTTTTATCATCGGCTTCTGTAACATTATAAAATTCTTCCGAATCAAAAATAAAATATTCTTTAATATGTAATTCATCATAACATTTTAATGTAAATGTAATACCATCCGTAGGAGTTAAAGTGTTCCAATGGAAATTAGTCCAATGATTATAACCTTTTTCTATTACAGTTTTCTTTATCGTTAAATATGGATATTTATATAACTCTTCTGGTATTTCATATGAATATGTTTTTACATTTATTGGCGAAATATCTTCATCTGTAGACGTTACATCTTTTTCACTTATTTCTTTTACTCCTTCTGGCGAAATAATATATGATTTTTCTACATTACAATCTTCTTTTTCAAAAGTTGTAATTAATGGAAAATATTTATCTTCTATCTTATATACTCTATATGTTAAAGTTATAAATGTTTGTACTATTCCATCCAGTTTTCTTATTTCTGCATTGACGACCAAATTTGTTTTAAAATTTGTATGAAAAATTTCCATAGTTTCATCAATTTTTCGTTGAAAATACATTTGAATATCTGAGCATTGTTCTAATTGATTTCCAGATGGGGTTAAAACCATTTCAAGAGCTTTTTTCTTTTCTTTGTCTTCTAAACCTTTTAAAAAATTTTTTGATACAATTATATCTTTTAAAATGGAAGAAACAAAATCCATAAAATCATTTGAATTTTTTGAAAAATCAAAAATTGACCCAATTAATAAAGCTATTCCTATGGTATTTGACAAATTTACTATAATCATTTTTATTATACAATCATTAATGCTTAAATCTATAATAATTGAAATAAGAATAGTAATAAACCCAATAACAAAAAATTTGTTAAAAAATCTACGAAAAAATTTCATAATGTCATGTCCTTTCGATTATTAATATTACTATTATATACCAATAATCGACAGAATACTATTAGAACATACGTTTATACAATATCGGAGAGTGCCGAAACACTCCCCATAAAATTAGAATCGGTTTATGTCTTTGATACTTTTTCCTGCAACTAAATCAACCGTAGCTGCTTGAAGTACCTTTTGCACCTTAGAATAATCTTGAACCACACCGATAAGAGCCTGTGCAAACTGATCTGGATTCTGAATACCATCTAACTTGATGTCTCCAATAGATATAGTTACATCGCCACCACGATTAGTAGTAGCAAATGTATTCATATTCGGCATTGCATTCTGATAGAACTTCTCCGGGTTCTGCTTTGCAATATTCCACAGATTATCAGTCATTTCACGAGTAAATACAGTTGTACCACGAGTGATTGGAGTTAAGATACTACCATCAGAACGTCTGATAATTTCAGCACCTTCTTCTTGTGTCCAAGCTAAGTGATCGTATGTAGCTTCCTTTAGACCATTCTTATAGCCAATCTGATTACCTTTCACCCAACCATTACCGCCAGCACGTTTGCCTTTGATAATTGCCTGAATGTGGTACGGATAAGCACGACCATTTGCGATTTTGTCAATCTCAAAGTAATCTGGTTTAAATCTGTTGACGTTGCCTGTTGGAGCAGTGCCATAAGAATCATAATACCAATTACCTGTGGCATTAACTCTTGTTCCGACATTTGGTGATGCCTTTGGTGCTTGTGCAGAAGAATTATTGCTTGTATTTGCTTTCGGAGTTGCCTGTGATTTAGGTGCTGTTGAACTAGAACCATTTGCAACACTATTTGGATTATTTGCAGTTGCTATATTCTTATTCGCTTCTGCCTGTGCAATTTGAAGCATCTTATCAATAGTAATTTGAATACTATTAATTGCAGATTGTACTGTTGTAGTATAAGTGTCGAATTTACCTGTGAAACCAGAAATAACTGTTCCTGCATCAGACCAGATTGTTTTCATCTGATCGGAGATTGTATATCCTACATCAGAAGTAACAGTAGTAATCGTATCACTGATAGAGGATTGATTTTCATTGACTACACCGATTAGCTCTTGAATAAGTATTTCGGTCTGCTCAAACTTCTCATCAATCTTATCTGAATACTCTTGATACAAGTCGTCAAGCATTTTCTCCTGATCTTCGATGTATTTATCGTATTCGGTATCTTTAAGATCCTGTTGTGCATCTTTCAGATCGACTTGTAACTGTTGAATACGCTTCTTGGATTCTTCAGAGTTGTCGTTCTCGAAGACAGATAACTGTTTCTGAATTGCTGCAATACTATCTGTTTTCTCTTGTATTGATTGTTGATACTCATAAATCGACTTTTCGTTGTACAGATATTCCTTACGCTTGTCTATTAGTTTCTGTAACACTTCAAGCATTGCATCATATCCGTCACGAGCAAGGTCAATCATGGATTTCTTTTCGTCATTCGCTGAAAGTATAACATCTCTTTGTGCCTTAACAAGTTCTTCCTTGCGATCAACCAAATCTTGGTTAGCTGGATCTTTCGCAATGTCTGCTTCAATCTTCTTAATCTCACTAGCATATTTCTCAGCTTGTGACATGTAAATATTATACTTAGACGCATAATTACCAAGCTGCGCAAGACCTTCATTTGTGAGTCCACGATTCAAATGACCATCTGTAAGATTATCTCTATCTTCTAATAAGCTCTGTACAAACTCAATTTCATCTGCGATACCTGTGATTTTATCTTGCACTAGATCGAATAGATCCCAATCAGCCTGACGCATATTATTATAGAACTCTTGGATTGACTTATTGGAATCTATAATAGACGCATTAACATCATTGATTTTTTGGTGCAAATCATACCATGCTTCAGAATATTCCGTCACACGACCAGATTGTAACATATCTTGTAATTCTGCAACCATCTGATCTCTTTGCTGAACTAAGAGTTTGTTGTTCTCATTCTCATTTTGAAGCATTGCTTCATAGTATGATTTTGAGATAATACGACCTTTTGTTTCAGCATAGTCAACCAACTTATCTATGATGTCATTAAGGCTTGTAAACTCTGATTCCATGTCCTCAAACTGAGTAACAATGTTATCGAATTTCTTTTGTGCTAGTTCGGAGAGAGATATGTTGAGTTCTTGGATTTTGTCTTGTAGCTCTACAGCTTTTTCGTACCAATTCTGGTAATCCTGAATTTTATTGTACAAATCTTCATCAGTAATATCCTCAATATTTATTTCTCCGTTACGAACTTTACGTTTGTAATCTTCAGACAATGCAACGCTGTTTGCTTGTTGTAAATATCTCTTATATCCCTGTGTAGCCCATTCGATTTCGTCTGCTGTTTTAGCAATCTCATCATTTAGTGCAGTGGTACGAAGTGTCCATCCAGAGAATGTATTTTCCTCTGTTTTATTCAGACGAGCAATAGCTTCTTCACAACGATTGATTTTTACCTCAATCCAATCAAGTGTTTCTGAAAACTCATCCGCTTTATCCTGTGCGCTTGAATCATTTGAATTACTTGAGTTAGAACCTGAACCGCTTGAATTATGTCTATTCGTCCAATCGTTATTTGTTCCACCTATAATAGTAGTCTTTGAACCTGTTGATTTGCTATAGGCATGTGATAACAATGTACCATTAACAAATCCACCACCAATAAGTTTGCCACGAATACCACCAATACCGTTTAATAGCTTCTCGGTATCAATATGGTTGAATATTACGTCACCCTTCTTTAGATTCATAAATTCAGCACCACGCTTACCAATAAGCTGTGCTTGTCCATTACGAACTAATAATTCAGGCGCAACCTCTCCGACAAGGGCTTGTTGATCATATGCAATCTGTCCATTGCGGACACCATTATTATAGGCATTAGTACCGCTTGCTTTACCGAACATAACTGTTTTTCTTGTCTTGGTATTGCCATGAGAAGTTGTAGTAGTACCAGATGCACTTGCATTGACTTTGACATTAAAACTCTGACTATTTAAGATGCTTTGTAGATTTGCATGAAAGTTCTCAGACAGCTTCGCCTGTACCTTAATCTTTGCGGTCTGTTTACTTGCCTTAGATACTGCATTATTAAGTGCCTTATCATAAGCTGACGTATCAGCATCGACCTTAATACTTGTATCTGAATCCTTTAAGAAACTATCAGGATTGAGATTTGCTAACTGTTCCTTGAATTTATCCGTATCAATTTCAGCATCAATACCGATTTTTGTGAGTTCACCCTGATCCTGTAAATTCTGCAACTGTGTTGTTACATTTGCAAGATGTGTTTCAGCATCGGTTGTATCAATACCAAGTGTTTCTGCCTGTTCTAGCTGTTGTTTTGCAGATATATAAGATTGTAATACCGCTAATACAGTTTGAGCACCTTCTTCGACCTGTGATGCATCAATACCCATAATTGCAGGCTGTTCAAGTTCCTGTTTCTGTTTGAGTAATTGTGCGATAACTGTCTGTGCATCTTTCCAACTATCAGAACCAATTTCAAGTCCATCACGATACGTTTGTAAACTACTAATCTGCTTATTCAAACTATTAACATCTAAATCTGCACTAAAATCAATTTTAACACTTTGATCTTGTTTGGAAATTCGCTTTGCTGCTTCTTCAGCTTCGCTTTGCAAATCGGTTGTATCCGCTAAATGTGCATAAAATTCTATCTCTGGTTGAATTTCCCCGGCAACTGAATCATATTGCTTCCATAATTCTGTTGTATCGAATCCAGCTTTATCTAATTCTTCAATTGTCTTTTTATAATCGGCTAAATCTGTTCTTGCATCAACTGATTTCTGATCAATAGCATTTAAACCATCTACAATAGATTCCGACATGTTATCGAAATTAATGTCAATACCTTCTGCTTCCGTCATAGCCAAGAATAAATCTACGACAGCAGAACGAGACATATCTACATCTTCACAGAACTGTTCCAGATTTTGTACATCTATTTTGAATGTACCATCAGAATTTTTAGTAATCTGATCTGATAATTGACTAGCATCATCCAAGAATGTATATAAACCAGAAATATCTTCGGTGAAATACTTCTCAGCACGAGTAAGATATTTATCCCATAATGCATCAGAGTATTCCAATTCATCATTTGCCGAACCGATATATTCCATAAATGTTTTGAAATCATCTGTTCCCGTCCAGCCATTTTCCCATGCTTTACGAGCCGAATCTAACTGTCCTTGCACATACTCAAAATTATCATTATTATCTGGTGTCTCTAGCGCACGTTTGTAATTACTCAGTGCAGACAAAGATGCCATAATACTTTGTTCAAGTGCATCATATTGATTGATTTCATCACCAAGCACAGAAATATTATCTAAATGTGTAGATAAACTTTCAGACCATCCATCATTATCCTTCTTGAGATTACTAATTTCCTTACGAAGTGCATCAATGCCCTTATTCTTCGCAGATGTAAGTTTCTTACGGACATTTGTATCTTTTATCTCTGTCTTAATAATATCATTGATAGCCTTTGCTTCTTTTTGGTATTCCTGAACTGCAAATGCTTCTTTTAACTGCGTATTGACAAGTGCTGCTTTACCTGCATTTTCAGTATATTCAGCCATATGTTCATTATTGAGAACTACGCCAGAATCGGTGTACTGAATAACCTTAGATAAATCTCCATATGCAGTTTTTAATGCCTCGATAGTTTCAGTAGATAAATAACCATTCTGTGATTGTTCTGACTGTGCAGATTTTGCCACATCAAAGGCAGTAGCAGGATTAAATTCATATGTAGTATCATACACACCCTTTCGAGTAAGATACTTCTTCATAGCTTCTTCACGGGTTTCAGATTCACTCATGATTCTATTCCATGTTTGAATTTCTGCTTCTGTATTAATCGAATTTTCTTTGGCAAACTGTAATAGTTTATATCGTGCTTCAACAAAATCTGCCTCAGATAATGTACCTTCTTCTGCATTGAAAGTTCTTGCATACTTGTCAACACCATCCATTAACATCTCATAATTATCTAGATATTTCTGCATACCAAGATCGGATGCCGTCAAAGGTTTACCAAGTACATCACCTAATGTATCATTGATTTCTTGTACATATGCCTCGATACGATTCTTGGATTCTTCTAAACTTATATCATCATCGCTGATAGTCAAAGCATCGGTAATAATCTGTTTGAATTGATCGCCCGTATCGGCATTTGCCATTGCTGATTGCAGAGGTACAAGAATATTGGTTTCGATTGCACTTTCTAATTCTTCTCCACTTAGACCACTAAAATCGTCACCTTGAAGAATGTCTCCCCAATTCAAGCCACTCACAATACTACTAAGAGCAGACTGCATTTCATCATTTCCAGTCATTGCAAGGTATGATCCAGAAGAGTTCTGCATCCACATATTGACATAAGATGCAAATTCAGCGTTGCTTGTGGATAACTGTGATTCAGCAGAACGCATTTCGGTATTGGCTGTACTAATTATTCCTGCATAATACTGTCTAATCTGTTCCTGTGTTTCCTTAGATAACTTTGCAAAATTGTACTCTGTTGCCGAAGTACCATCTTGACTAATAATAGCATCGGCAATATCAATATTCGCTTTTTCCATATCAGCAAGAAAATCTGCATAATATGTCTGTTTCTCTAATTCAGATTCAAAATTAGAAGCTGGTTTATTATTTGAAACACTTTCATTGAAATTGTCCAACGCTTTCTTGTACTTCTCGATCTTCTCTGTTTGAGTGTCGATAGTATCATTTTGTCCTTTTGCTTCCTTACCGAACACTTTAGATTGATTCTCAAAATATGTGTCGATATTTTTATTGATTTCCTGTTGAGCTAACTGTTGCTCAATTTCAAGGAGATCCTTTAATTTTCCCGTGATTCCATCGACATTACCTTGTAGATCAAGGATAGCATTGCCATTATCATCATATCCCTTTGTGAGTTGTGGGAATACTTCGGCAAGCTGATTTGAAACGTCAAGAAATTCTTTGTATTCATCATCGGATAGACTGATATTTTTACCTGTAAGCTGATTTACTCCCTGTGCGAGTTCGGCATACTTTTTACCAGCTTCATCGACTGTATCTGCATTTTGTTTGATTTCAGATTGAAGAGATTTGATTTTGCTTTGTGCGTCTTGTGCCTTTTCAGACATTTTTTCTAAAGCTTCAGCTTCATACTTATCTCGATTAATAACATATTTGTCTAGGGCTTTAAAACCTACTCCAACTAATTTTGTTACTCCTGTGATAAGCATCATCCATCCAACAGAAGATACAGCTTTCATTGCAAGAGACAATGCTTTAGTTTTCGTTGCTGCGAGAGTAGCACTTCTACCAGATGATTGTAAAAATGACTCATATCCCTTTAAAGCTTCGGCAGAAGTGTTATAGACCGTTCCTGATTCAGCAGTTGTTTGTAGGAATTTCTTAAATGATTCATCGGCTATACCCGAATTGTCTGCAAGTTCTAAAAATGATAACTGCATTGTATCGAATGAACGATCATCTTTAATTGCATTAAAGAAATCTGAAACATTCTGAGATAATTCAGGTATTTCTTTTTTGAAATTTTCAAACCATTTTATTTGACCAGAATCTTTATCATAGCTTACCCATACATTGTATAAGATTCAAAATTATGTTATAATTTATACATTCTTCTAAAATATATAATCAAATTGGAGGTTAAAATTAATGGCTTTAATCAATTGTCCTGAATGTGGAAAAGAAATATCTGATCGAGCTGAAAAGTGTATTAACTGTGGTTTCCCTTTAACACCTGTTGCAACTATTAACGATCAATCTTTTGAAATATCATGGTTAAAATCTAATGAAATTTCGCAAATAGAAAAAATAAAAATTATACGAGAAAAAACACATATTGGTCTAAAAGAAGCTATTGATTTTATTAATGAATACAAGCCTGATGATACAGTTAATAAACAACAAATACAGCGACAAGAGACATTAAAACCTCATTGTCCTACTTGTGGTTCAACCGATATACAAAAAATCTCAGGGACTAAACGATGGCTTTCTACTGGATTGTTTGGTTTGGCAAGTAGTGATATTGGTAAGAGTATGTGTTGTAAAAAGTGTGGGTATAAATGGTAGAATAATGGGAGAGATTTCGCAATGCTTACAAAAGATCAAGAAAAGATATTACGCTGGCTGCTGTCTCTGAAAACAAATATTAAAAATACTATTACAATAAGTAATTCAATGACAGAATACCCAAATGGATATACCGATAAACAGATTATCAAGAAATTGAATGAATTTGAAAACCTCGGATTCATAACAATCAAATGGTATAGTCCAAATCATAACAATCTCAATTATGCCGTTGATGTGACCGTATTAAAAGATAGTATTAACTATTTTGCTGATAAGAAAAAGAATAGAACTTCTAATAAAAGAGATTGGATAAAAACTTATATTCCAATAACAATTTCATTTATAGCGTTACTGAAATCATTTGATACTGAAATTATTTGGCTATGGAAGCAATTAATGCAATTATTGAAATAACAACAGGAGTCCAAAACATCAATTTAGGGTGTCTATCAGCAAATTGATTCATGGGAATAATTATTTTATCATATATAAAATCTATTTCAATCACAACCTTTCTGTGGTTATACTTGGAAACCGAATAATTGGTAGAATCTAACAAAACAAATGTTCAATCTATTATTCCCTTGTATATAATAGTAAAATATGATTGTAAATTTATTATTTATACAAGGGAGGATTTTATTATGTACACATTCAAAATTACAAACAAAGATGGTAAAACCCAAGACTACAACCATATTAACAAAGTTTATTATGGTCACAAGGGAATATCGGAGTATAATCTTGAAGGTGAGAATATATTTGATCACCAATATTCTACAGGATATGATTTGCATTTATATTCTGAGAATAATGCGTTTACCATCTCTAAGTCAGAAATTGCAATTATAGAAGTTATAAAAGAAGATTAATTGTTATATCCGAATTCAATCGCCACTTCTGGATTGAGTTCGGATATTTTATTTAAATTAAGTGTTTTAATTTGTTCAATAATAGGTTTTAGTTCTTCTAGGTTATTGATTTTAATTTTAATATTTAATTTTGTCATTGTTTTCACCTCATTTTATATAATTTAAGATAATAAATATTCTACTTGCGGATCAACAAGCATCTATAAGTTAGTGGGGAGATCGAAGAGTATTAATTGCTGCGTTGGTTATTTGTAAAAAGATCAATAAGACTTTTAAGTGCTATAATTGTAGCTATACTTATTAATTTGTCGATGTTTTACAAAACGTATGTTCAGACTACCAAAACACATCAAAAAGTAATACAATAAATATATATAGAGCAGACTGTGAACGCGCCACAGTCTTGTGCGTTGCTCTATTGTGTAACCAATTAATTTTATATTTTTATAAGATTATTAGGAGGTTTTTCTATGTGTTACAAATATGATCCCAAATACCCAGATACTACAACCACTGAAAATAATGAAGGAAACCCTGGTGCTAATGATCCATACGGTTATGATGAGCATGATAACGACGACAACGACGATGACAATGATGAATAAGGTTGTGAGGTAATGAAATTAGGCAACCCAAACATCTAGTTAGAAGAATATAACCCAAAATGAAAGAGTAGTAATTTCTTACTACTCTTTCTTGTTTTTATCCATATAACATAAAAGAGACACCATTATAGTGCCTCCTTAAAAGATTATAGCCACAAGTCCGTTTTGTGATTCACATATAGTGTCACATGCACTCATTACCTTGTGTAAAATAACAAGATTAGATAAATCTAATCATGTTGAAGTATCAGGAAAGAGTAGAAGATGGTATTGAATGAGGTCGTGATCGAAATATATCATGACCTCTATTTCTTTATTTTCCATTTCCTATCGATGCTTTGTTTTGAATTTGAAATTAAATAATTAAAAAACACAATATAAAAACACCAGTTATATCAAACAACTGGTGTTTTTATATTGTATAATGTGTGTCACATATTATAAAAATTAATCTTCGTTTTACTTGTCTGCAAGGACATAGGTTCTTGGTTCTTCAATTACCTTTCCATGCTCAATTAAGTTCTGTATACAGATTTCAACACTTTTTCGTAGATTGCCTTCTGATACAGGAACTTTTTCTTCTGTAATGTTATGTGCCGCTAAATCATTCATAACATCATCGACAGTAAAAACTTCTTGCTCCAAAGTTAAAATATTGTTGGTGATTGCGAAATACAAATCATTTCGAGTTTGTATATCGATATTAATTATACACATATTAAACCTCCTTGACACACATAATAATAGTATACTATATATTATGCTTAATGTAAATATTTAAAAAATGTTTCTTCAATATAATTTTCAACTACTTTCGCTGCAATTTTACCAAGCGATTTCTGCATTTTAACAATTGTTTCACAATCGACTGTTCGGTCATTTTTCCATTTTGCATAAACATAAAATTCTGGTATATAGGAATGTTCATACCGCAACGTACTATCTATATGACTAATTTCTACAAATTTTTTTGCCGTTTCTGTTCTAGTGTCATATAAACTTAAATAACTATCTGTGCCAATTTTTAGTTTTTTTGCAACTAAAAAACAATCGTCGATTAGAACATTGTATTCCTCAAAAAACAAATCTTTAATTTTATTGCCAATAGTATCAAATAAATTTTCTTTGGGAATAAACAACGATACTAAAAAGGCAATTTTTGAAGATAAAAACGCACCGTTTAAATTATTAATATCAAGTTCAGAAAAACCTTTGATAAATTTTTCTATATTTGAAGTTGAAGAAGTATCCTTGTTATTCCTAGCTTCGTCTTTTATGCTGGCGTTAAATTCTTCATATCTTTGACAAGCACTATTAAAATAATCACTAAAATTTTCTTGAAAAGTTTGATCGATAATAGCATAGTCTTCATATCGTTTGACAATTGAATGATAATGATGTTTGTTCTCAATCAATTCTTCCAAAAAATAATATAAAGGCTGCTGCCTGTCTTCCTCATTTTCGCTCAAAAATAATTCCAGATATTTCTTTTGCAAAACTGTCATTAACCAATTATCATTCCACTGAATAAATCTTATTAATTGTTTTTTATTTGACGATGTTTCTAAAATAGGTATCCACAACCCAGAAATATCATATGGCAAAAATAACGAATCATATTCATCTTCTTTATTCTCTTTTTCACAAAATTCAACTGATAAATAATAGATAATCATTTGAAGCATATAATTAGTTCGAATGACCTTATGGTGATGTGTCATACATCTATAATTTTTCCACCTCTTATAAAAACATTCTTCTATACTCGTTAATGTTTTTAAATCTGGACAAAAAATATATCCATTTATGCTATTACCAACAAGAATCATTGAATTTACAAACTGGTTATAATTAATTAATTCTTTATTGAAGCCAGTCATAAACGCATCTCTGTTGATATTATCAAGTCTGTCACCATCTAATGAACCTGCGATAATACGATGAATGTCTTTAAAAAATTTATTATAATTATTTAAAATATTGTTTGCAAGTTCCAAAACCATAATCGAAAAGTAACAATATTGTAAATCCCTTTTCGAGTTCGCTAATGCTGATACACAAACCCCATCAAAAATAATATTTCCAATTTCCTCATGTAGCTCGTTGTTCTTTTTTGAAATATCAGATAAAGATCGTTTTAAAGAGGATTCTTCATGCACATCTTCATAAGCCATATTTAAACCATATTCAACAATATGAGAGAACGGAGGATGACCTATATCGTGTAATAATCCTGCAATTCGAATTGCTTCAAAAATTAATAAGTAATAATTCCAATCTTCTTGTGGAACATTTGTTGGAATATATCTATAATATATGCCACCCAATAAATCCAACTTATTAACATCTTTAAAACCTCTGGCAATATTGACATCACCATAAGCATCTTTATAACGCTCTGGTATACTCGTTTTCCAAGACTTTAACATCGTGTTTACTTCACGTTTTAAATCGTCCATAAAAGAACTAATTGTATCAGTGTCAGCGTTACATACACTGTAATAAAATATATCACCACATAATTTCATAGTTCCAATACAATGATCAAATCTTTTTGAATTGTTAGAAGGGTATGTAAGATATACAGTAGATGTTTGAGAGATATAATGTAGTCGATTGAACAAAGGAGTAGAAATAATTTCTTTTTCCAATTCACTTAAATAAATCGTTCCGTGTATAACATCTACTATTTTTGTAATATTATCATTCATAAGAAATATCCCCCAATCAGTTTGAAATATAACTTATTATATACCATAAATTTACAAAAAACCACTCGGAACATTTGTTCTATATAATAGAAGAGTAGCCAACAGACTACTCTTCGTAAAGGATATTTATAAATCTTTAATCAAATTCTTCCAATAGTTATATCTTGCGGATACATTCTCTGGATTAGATGTTCCATTCTGAACGAATAATTTGTATTCTTCGTTTTCATCATAGTGTTCAATGAAATCAATTACAATATCGACAAACCGACTAAACGATTTTTTATCTCTAGTAATTCTATATGCAGAATAGAGTACCATAGGAATAGAAGTTGCAGGCAAATCATCAATCGTTTCAAAAGCATTTTTCATTCTATTCAATGCTTCTTCTAAAGTGTTCATTTTTTCAATATATTCATCTCCATGTTCTGCAACAAAATTATTCATATCTTTTGATCTGAATGAAGTAAAATCATTTTCTTGATTTGTTGCAATTAACATAAGTGTCTGGATAATCCAATCACGAGTTGATCCATTTTTCTTTTGTGCTTTAGAAGAAATCATGCTAATAAATTCATTATTTGCCAATTGAGATACTTTAGCATTAAATTCATTAGAGCCATACACCACTCGTAATTGTTTTGGATTCAATGGTTTCCCTGAATTTTGTCTTCTAAACATCTCTCTAACATCTTCATCAGTATAATCAGAGATTTCGTAAATTTGTATTTCAGCATCAAGTAACGCATCCTGAGTTACTTCATCTAATTTAGTATATTTCTTTTTACTAATATCTTTTTCTTCGCCATTAATCATAACAGGTGAGAGGTTAGCTGGTAAAGCAAATTTATCATTAATAAAATCACGCAAAGTTGATAATCTCTGAACTCCATCAATAACAGCATATGTTCCATTATCTTCTACAGCATAAGTTGGATTAACTGGATATTGACGTAAAATTGAATCAATTAAAAATCCCTTTTGTTGTGTGTTCCATTGACCTTCATCTCTTTGCAGTTTATGTGTTAATACAATTCCACCATTTTCTAATTTATTTACAATTGACGAAATTGTTTTTGTACGACATGTTGATTTCATAAAATACCTCCTATTTTTAAATTATATATGATATTTAACATATATGAATTAAAAATTCAAGAAATATTATAATTTGGAATATAAATATGCTAAAAACGCATTTTTGGCGAATATACGTTCTCTATATTTAATTATCAAAATATGGTACAATAATACCAAGCTGATTGTATATGAGCCATCGTATCTCATATCATCGCACGACATGAAGCTTGGTATTATTTCTATATGTACCATACGAAGTACCATTTTATAGTTTGGTACGAACTATGGAAATAAATATTCAGCCCTTTCTGGGCAATAATACAATTTCCCAACTTTAAGATATACTATAAAGAAGGGAGGGTAGAATTGTTAGTAGTCTTAACGCAACTATTGAAAATCTTGGGTTGTACAGGAGTATGTTACTTTGGATATTTGATTCTCAAATTAGTAGCCACAATACTGATTTGCAAAAATCCAAAACTCAGTGATGAGAAAGTAAAATACATAACCCGTATGATTTCTAAGGACAAACATCAATCTAAATAATTTTATTCTGTTGTATCAGCCATAATTTATTTCCTTTTATTCCTGTGGGAGTCCATCTTTGCGATGGCTTCCACTTTATTATTCTCTGTTTTGTATATCAAATTAATTTATTTTATTTTATTATCGTTTTTAGAAGTCGCCTAATAAAACGAGCATAATTACTCACTATTTTCTACACATCGCATAGCTACGATTGACTTTTTCTTATGACACTCAATCATAAGTTGTGGACTCTACATTGATGAATATTTTATCCACCCACTCTGGGAGTCTCTGGGAGTGACACTTGCTCAATAAAAGAGTAGTACGTCTCTCTGCTGATTGGGTTCTCATGCTAAATTACGAGTTACATGAGCCGTTCCAGTCCTTGTACGAACGTTCCCGTTTCGTAAACCACGGAGTCACCCACGGTTATATAAAGTGTTTTTCCAAAGCCCTCTTACTTGCAAAATGCAAGTTCGTTCCTGTTTTATCTATGGTTCTTTAGCCATAGCAGTAGGACTTATCTGAACCGAGTAAGCATTTGTGTATAATGTAATCTTACGATTAATCCAGACTACCTTCACCTAATTTAGATATACCAAATGATGATATTGTACCTAAAATTGTAGGCAAGGTTCCCATAGTATCAACAAATCCAGTTCCTAATTTGACAATATTGGTTAAGAAATCTATACCGACTTTTAGCGAATCTGAATTAATTGCAGTCGCCCAAAATTCTTGAACTCTATTTTGTAACTTTGCAATTTTTCCTTCAATACTATCTAAATATTTATCTAACTCTTTTGTTGCTGATCCTGATGCCTCTTCCGAGGACTTCTTAACAGCTTCAAGTTGTGTCGGATCTTGCAGTATCGCTGAAGCAATGTTCGAGCGATTTTTTCCCGCTAATTCTTCAATTAAAGCTGTGGCATGATTTGTTCCAAGCTTTTTATCTTGTTCCTGAATCTCTTTGTAAACTTTGGCGATTCCAAGAAGAATTTCATAGGTATTTTTATAATTTCCATTATTATCAAGAATATCAAAACCTTGATAATTGTTAGAAGCTACGGCAGTATAATCTTTGATTATCTGTTGTTTCTTTGAATTCGTTGCTTTTACGAAAGCATCTACTTCCTCATTCATTGCAGAAAGTTCTTCTTCGGCTTCTTCTGTACCAACCAGTCTAAGAGAAATTGTACGTAGACCTGCTGAAACACTATCTGCATCCTGAATTGTTGCATTCGCTGTAGTTACTAAACTTGCAGCCTCATCAATTGTATTCCCCATAAGTGAGAGAGTAGCTGCTGATTTTTGAAGGGCAGTGGCTAATTCATCTGTTGATATTGCATAATTATTCAAGCTGTTACTTTCATTGTTAAAAACAATTACTGACCATATATAAATATGGCGGTTAGTCATTTCTGGCTAACTCTCACATTTCATTGTCGAGATTATAGTGTGAGTTCAGACTATATATTACATCCTATATTTTATAGGACGGATAACTTCAATATATATGTTACCATATATATCCTGTAGTCGTTACGGTTTCATATGAGATTGTATATCATTTATTTTGTCTAATATTAATTGTTTATAAGTTTCATTTTTATCGTTTGTATAATATGGTACTTCCAAATAATCATAACCATGTTGTATAGCATAATCTTTTTTAAATTTATCACGAAATAACTGTTCATTAAACACCTCTTCTGTGGTAATATTACGTGATTTTGCTACTAATTCCGTAAAATAATTTGAATAATAGTGTTGTTCTCCATTCACTTCGATAATTAAATGCAAAGATGGTATTTGATTGTCATAGTGCATATAACATCCTGTTTTTGGATTTATTGGTTTCAATGTGCATTCAGATTCTCTGTAATATTGAATGTTTAAGAAGTCTAATAATTCAATAACTTTTCTTTCTAATTTTGATTTTCTTTGAACAAAACCACATTTAGGACATCTTTTCCCTATTACATAATTAGAACATGATATATCATAGTCTTCATGAAATAGATTGTCACATTTTATCCATACTTTTTTACTTGTTCTATATGAATATTCCAACGGTGATTTTGTATTTTTTGTAGACCAATATTTTTCTATAAAGTCACTAGAAATATTATCAATACACCATTGACCAAACGAATCGCATTGTAAACATCTTCTTGTTTCCTTCTTGTTTTGTTAAGTTAGAAATCATTTTTAATTCACTTTTATGCGATGGGTTATCATTTAGACACTTAAACCAGTAATTTTTACCAGATCCATGAGGAACATCAAAAGGGGAAATATCATTTAATTCATAGTCCCAATGATCTAACAGGCTTTGCAAATTATGATTTATACACCATTGTCCAAAAGAGTTGCATTTTCTACAAGAAACAATATAATGTTTATCTCCAGTAATATTATTGATCGTGCATAACTCACTTTCATGTATGTGATTTTTGCATTTAAACCAACACTTTTTTGCAGACATTACACCATATTCAGATGGTTCTTTATCATTTAATTTATAATCCCATAAATCGAGTAAATATAATTGATTGTTTTCAATACACCAATCTTTAAAACTTTTATCAAATCTTTTTGCCAAAAAATCATCATCCTTCCTGATTTTTGACAAAATAAAAAAGAACTCTTACGAGTTCTTAAATCTCATACGTTACCTCGGTATCGACCATCTCTGGTTATTTACCGATATAGTTATCAACTATGTTATAAAAACACCGTATGTTACCATACGTTTCGGCTTGCACCGACTTCATTAAGCTTATCAACGATAGTCATTTTGTCTAAGTCTTTATACGCTTGCCCCATAGCAACAAGTGACTTAGTAGCATCTTCAATATTATCAAATTCGGATACATTTAAGAGTATATTTGCAGTTTTTGCACTGTTCGCAGCTTCATCAAGTGACTCACCTAATCGCATGTAGTCTGCCGTACTTGCTTGAATTTGTTTTGCTGTTGTTCCAACGTCATCAGCGGTATCAAAAGTAGCAGCTTGATAATTTTTTAAACTTTGTAAAGATTCATCAGATACTTTTCTCATTTCTGTAAGAGCTGTATCAAGTTCTTTTACGGTGTTAACTCCTCGTTTTACCTCGTTAATAACATCATAAAAACTAAACATACCAGCTACTTGGGCAACCATTTGATGCAATCTACTTGTCTTAAATATATCCCACAAACTCTTGCCAGCTCTACCTGCTTGTTCTTCGGCATTCACAATATCGAGAATTTTTCCGTGAATAACGCCTAAACTTGCGGAAGGATCACCAGATTTAATTTGATTATAATAATCTCTGATTTCAGCTTTTGCTTTTTCGGACATATTAGAATTTTCACGAAGAATTTGAGAAATTTTATTTAATTCTTTTTCGCCAGCTAATTGATCGTATCCTTTTTGGGCGGCTGTCATATTTTGGACAGCAGATATAGCTTGTTTTAACTCAGATTCATATTGATCCAATAAATCTATATCTTTAGATGTAATCAATTCATGAGTACCGACATCTTGTAATGCCGCTTGATAGGTTTTAAGAGCTTCTGATACGGTATTAACATTCTTAATATACTCATCGCTTGCCCAACCACCATCGTTAAATTTCTTTAAGGTATCACTATATTTATCGGATTTTCCTCGATATGTAGAAAGTTTTTCAAGTCCATTTCCAACTTTTTGTTGGTTTGTTTCTTGTAATTTTTTCTCAATTTTATCGAGTTGATCATACAAGCTATTCAAAGAACTTTCAGATTTAGTAACCTGTGACTCAGATAAAATAGGTTGTTTCTGTAGTTGAGAAATCTTTTCTTCGAGCTGCGTCATCTTTTGGAGATCACCATCTTCAGCCATACCACTAGAAACACGTTTTGCAACTTCAGAATATTGTCTAATCGTTTCAGTTAATTTATTATAAGCTATTTGATTCTGTTCTTTTTGATAGGCTTGTTCTTCACGTTGAAATTCTTGATATTTTTTCTGATTAGCTTTAGATTGAGCTTCGATTTCAGCGGTGATTTGTTTCTGAACTTCTAATTCTTCCTTGGATTGATTAGTAAATTTTTGTGTATCAATATGACTTGTCCAAGCAGTAGCATTACCATCTTTGTCCTTGCTATAAGAAGTAGTATAAGTACGCATATTACCACTGTTATCACTAACTTTCATTTGCGTTTTAACAAGTTTATCTTGCGAATCATAAAAATCTGTAACTTCTTTTACAAATGATGTTGATGTATTAATAGAAGCTATAATTTCAGCTTGTAATGATTTCAAAGCCTGTTCTAATTCAGTTCTACTTGATACTTTAATTTCATTATCATGATTACCGACATCAACAGCAGGAATTCCATTATCAACTCTTTTGTATTTTCTAACATTGGCAGATTCTGCATTTTCGGAATGTCCGTTTGATATATTCGATTCAACCTGCGGAGTAGAAACAGAAGTGCTCTTTATTTTTACTAACTCAGCTTCAAGCTCTTTGACACGATTGGTAAGATCCGTAACTTCTTGAACAGAAGCAGTAACATCTAAACCACCATTAAAAGCATTAACGAAATTCTTCGCAGAATTAGAAATGTCATCAAGTTTACCTGCAATACTTCCTAACTGAGTAATTACCTCTGTAAGCTCAGTCTTCCCAAAAATATTCTCTAATGGGTTTGTATCTGTTGCGGCTTTCATTTCATTGAAAGTTTTTGTTACTTGTGCCATAGCAGAGGATGCTTGAGTCCAATATGCCTTATCTGTATCAGATTTTAAAACATCTTGTCCGTTGAACACTTGTTTTGCTTCATTACGCATATTTTCAATAAACTTTATATATGCTTGAAGTTTACTCATTGAAGTATCATATTGATTTATATCAAAGTCAAAAAACTTATCTGTAATTATCTGACCACCAACACCAGACATCTTAATATGATCGAACAATCTCTGATATGCTTGTAGCGCATTTGATATCTTAGCTTGTGCCTTCGATTCCATTTCTGTATCAGAGCCAAAATCTATATTCATATTAAGTCCAATGCCTTTTACGCTTGAACTTAATTCGTTGATTGCTGATTCAATATTATTTATTATTTGCAGCAATGGCGTTAATTCATCACCATCACCGACATCAGATAGAGTAGACTTAATATCTTTAATTGATGTAGACATTCTACCTGATACTTCAGATGCAAAATGATTAGATAATGTTGTAAGCGATGTATTAATTGATTTAATATTATTGACTAATTCAGTTCCATCATTCATTGATGAGAATGCTTTGCCAATATTACTAATATCCTTGGTAACAGAAGATAATTGAGCAGACAAGTTTTCAAACTGCTTGAAATTATTTGTCCCCTTACCGATTGAATCGAGCATTGTATCCAATTTACGGATAACACTTTCTAACGTTTTTGTATCTAAATCTAATTTAATTTTTCTATCTTCTTTTGTAACTTGATCAATAGAATTCTCTGCATTCAATAATTGTTTCCGCAGATCTTCTATATCGAGTTCAATTTTCGCCTTCCAGCTTGCAACGCCTGACATATATACCTCCTAACTAACTAAATAATTTCTTTGCTTTATCATCTATAATTTTCTGAACACGTCCTCCGAAACCACTTTCAAAATCTTTGCTAATAATATGAAAAGGAGGTATGCTTTGATGCATCATCCAACGACCATGACCATGCTCACCATTCATAAACATAAAATCAAAAGCTTTATTAGCATCCAATATTTGATCAAACCATCCAGCATAATCCATCATCGGACTAGAATCAACTTGCATAATAAGAAGATTACCATTCACAATTGTTTTTGCGGATTGAAACACATTCATAAAATTGTTTGTCCTTGAATAAAAAGCTGGTGTATAATCGCTATACCAGCCAATTAATGAATCATAAACTGACTCTTTAAATAATTCATGAATTTCTGGTGCTGTTATCCTCGTTAATTGATGTTCTTTTTGTCTAACATCCTTTAGAACAATCTTTGTTAAATCACCTTTTGCCAATTTCATCACCTCCAAAAATTTCACTATTTTTACATTAAAATAGGAGAGCAGTATAACCACTCTCCATAAGAAAAAGCCCTATGCTTTTGACGGACATAGAGCCTGTTTATTTTATTTATTATATATGATATAATTATTATACCTGTGGTAAATATAGGTAGATAGGAATAGTAGTAATGGAAACCGCTTGTTCAGTTGTTTCTGTCTGTGTTGCAATCGCAGGATTAATATACACAATTTACAGAGACAATAAAAAGAAATAGTTTAACCAACTATACGTAAGAATCAAAAAATACGAGTATCTACTTAATATTATGAATTGGATAGGACGGTAGAAGACCAGTCACCTTCTGCTACACGAAACTATAATACCAAAATCCTATATTTGCATAAGTCCTTGAGGTACAAATGATATAAGTAGAGAAAGTATTTACTTGACAATGTTAATATAAATGTTATAATTAACAATTGAACAAGCATAATATAAAATCCATTACGAATGTTGTGTTCCATATCTTTAATGCAATCTGACTAATTGCACATGCCAAAGATGTCAAAAGGAGACAACTGTAAGGAGGCAGGAGATAGCATCATATTGAAAAATGTGGTGCTATCTCTCGTTTTGCTTCAATTTACAATTTTTACCAAGTAAGTTTTTCTGTTACGAGAATAGGTACAAATCCAGATTTTTCAAAGTCATGTTTACGTTCATATTCCTGAATCAACATCATTGAAGTCTTTTTATTAACGGCTCTGACAGCCAGTTTAATATCATCGACAAAAGTATTATCTGCTCCTAAAAATACTGTATCTGTATCAATATCTCCAATACCTGCTTTTGCTCTAAACGTTCCTTTATCTCTTGTACCAAGCTTGATTAGCACATAAAATTCGTTTTCAATCTTCATCAATCTTTATTCCTTTCAAAATGTAAACATATTCATTGTTGTGATAATCTTCATTTGATGAATAATTTTCAAATTCAAAACTATGATATGTTAATTCACATTCAAAGTCATCTCGTGTCATTGGATCAATCCTTAACTCATGTATTCTAATTGTTGCTATTTTATTTCCTGAAATCATACAGTCATATAATAGAGGACTAAATGACAGCAAACGAATTACCATATTACTATTGGAAGTGTAAGAAACCGACTGAATGAACCCACCTTCAAGTTTGAAAATAATATCATTATCTAAAATAAAATCCACAGAGGTATATCTATCAAAAAGTAAGAAATCATATTTTTTGTCATTGCCAATAATTTTAAATTCTCCAAGATGACTTATATTGTTCATGTCTTACACCTCTGTAAAACCGCCACTCTTCGCCATCTCAACGACTTTAAGCAAATCTTCTTTTGGAATGCCATCAATCTTTTTACTAATTATATCTACAATCGGTGCGAGAGTAGCATTTGCCAAATCAGAAATTCTTCCAATCTGTTTGCTAATAAACGCCTGCGCAGTTGTTTCGTTAAACTGTACATCCGACTGCTTCATGGATAGAATTGTCTTAAATTCACTTAACTCACTCATTGGAATAAGCGGTTCTCTTTGTTCTGAACCAACAATTAAAATGTCAAGTAAACCAGATGATTTAAGTGCATCATATCCCTTGATGAATCCTTTATCATCCTCGTCAATCTCAAGGTCGGTATATAATTCAATCACAGCACGACAAAACTGTACATACTGAGCAACAGAATTAATTCTAATCTTATCTGTTTTTCGATACTTTGTTTTTCCATTATCATCATAAGCTTCCTGCTCAAATGTTGTTTTATCTACAATTAACTGTGCATAAGTATCTTTCTTAATAATTGATACATAAGGTGTAATTTTAATTTCCTTTAATAAAGATTCTTTTAATGTACTATTATTATAGCTGTTAAATTTTTCAACCAATTCTAAAATTTTCATATCTGTTATACTCCTTTTATTCCTAATTTTTTTGTAAATAAAAAGAAGCCGATATAAATCGACCTCTTAATCAATTTTATGTACTGAACGGCAGTAGCATCCACTTGGCATTTTTGTGTTTACCAATATTCTTTGTGACATATTCGTGAACTTCCTCTAAGCATCCACAATTTATGTCTTCAAGAGTTTGATATTCAAGCGGATCACTCTCATCAACACATACGAGCTTATAAAACACTCTTCCTTCCATATTCAATTGTTCCTCCCAAGAAATTATTTCAGACAAAATAATTCGTATAAATCTACCTTGAGTGCTTTTGATATAGCAACGGCATGATGTAACCATATATCATTTGTGTCTTCATTTTCAATTTTGTTTAACGCAGATACTGATATACCAGTCATAGCAGACAAACGCCGCAAAGAAATATTCTGTTGATTTCTGTAATACCAAACTTTATTTTTCATATATGTAGTATGTGTGAATTATTTTATCTTATACATATACTACTACAATATGTGTCTACTGCATTAAACGTTTACCTAATCACTATAAAAATCCAACTATACCCATCATTTGTTACAATTGTTGTCTTCTGAGAAAATGCATCATATTTGATATATGATATCTGTGGTGATGTATCACATATATGATTGTACATATGGGAGTCAATCATGTAATTATGAGAAGAGAGCAGTGAGTCTATTTCTTCTGAGTACATTTTTTTGCCTCACGTCTTAATTTCTTTAATGTGTCATATTCCACCCAGCCGCCATATTTGAGATTTCTACAAATAAACGTCAGGTTAGTTTCTGGGTATTTAGCCCATATCATTTTTCTTTTTAAAAGTGACATACTATCTGGATTGCCCTTCACATCAAAAACCTGTAAAGTGCCATCAGACCATATAACATTAAAATCACTTCTATATTTAATAGGTAAAATTGTTTTACCTTTATATTTAAATTTATCTTGAAGAACATATTCTACTTGACGTTCATATGATAATATTTCTCCACTTTTCATCTTGGGTTCGATATACTCTTGTAAAAATCTAAGCTCCGTTAGACTGTCATAGGTTACGCCATTATATGTCCGATTTTTCTTACCTTGTTCTGAAATATCTACATGATATTTTGATTTTGTTCTTGCTATTCCTTTTCACTCCATTCTAAAATAGAAGAGTGGCATCCGAAGAAACCACCCTTTCATATTATTTATCATATTTTAATTTCACTTCGACTGGGATTATCGAAAGATGCTCCATACAATAATTAAATTTCGCATCACCATGATGATTTCCACCAATAGCTTTGTAGGCAGAATGTAGCGATACAAATTCATCTACTTCATCTTCTGGTATACCACCAATGTTTAAATAATGTTTATATTTTTGATTAATTCTATCAGCCAAAGATTCCTTCTGTGACCAAATCATGTTTTCCATTTGTTTATCTCTGATTATATTTGATTCAGTAAGTTTTGATATACTCTCAGTTAATTCTTTTTGAATTGCAAAGCTTTGTTCTCTATCATGAATTCTGTTTTCAGAATAATTCTGAATGGCTACCTGAGTATCCTTAATAGAATCTTGAACTTGATTAAGTCCTTCGGAAGTTTTAATCAATAACTCATGATCTTCATTTTTTTTTCGAACCCAACTTACAGGTTTTTTTATAATTTCTGAAAATTTACCAATTAAAGTAGCAGCAGTAACAATAACAGAAATAATAAGAAATATAAGAATCAATACACTAAGAAAATTATACTGAGATAACTGTTGAAGTGCTTCTATCATGGTTGCACCTCACTTTATTTCTCTTTGAATTTTTCAATTAAATTCTTAAAAGCTTCATAACAACCTGTAGATGCCAAGCCGGAAATTAAACCACCAAGTAAAATTTCAGGGGTGAATTTTCCATTGATCCAGATATTTAGTCCTACGCCAAGAACACCCATAATGACAGGAATAAAAGAATTAATCTTATCTGTCTTCACAACATTCTTGAGCATATAACCAATACATAAACAAATGCCTACAATAATGGGAACTGCATATTCTGCTAAAAATCTTAAGTCCATATTAATTTTCCTCCTTATTCATCCACGACCAATCTATGATTTGACCACAGAGAGGACATGGTGATTGATAACAATTCAACTCTGTATAACAACGTTGACAGTATGGATATCCACCGTCTAATTCTATATCTGGTTCTATAGGAGTTGAGATTGGTATATTTTTATATTTTTCATTCATATAAATTACCTATGAAAGCTCATAATTACACCACTTTTTATATACATCTGATGTAGCTGTCTTTAAAAATACCATCGCTAGAATTGCATTATCTTTATCATCAATGCTTGTATAAATATCTATTGGATACACATTATTCTTAATATATAATAATTGCTGTTTTGGATTGACAATACGAACAACTTCATGTGGTAAATAATTTCTCGCTTCCTTTAAATTTGTTTCTACCATATTTTCCTTTCGATCCTTTATTAAACGTAAAAAATAGGGGAATATAACTAACACTATTGAATAGTAAAGTTACATTCCCCCTATCAGAATTTTCAAAATCACTATTCATCAATAACACCATCGTCTTTAACCTTTTTGACTTTGGATTTTCTATAATACTTATTCGTTGGAATATCTGTACTCTCATCTGAAATAACAGATTCATCTTCCTTAATAACATCATCAGTTTTTTCAACTGGTTTTGTTTCTTCGTTAATCTTCATAATTGCCTTTTGGTAACTTTCACCAAAGTCTGCAATCCGAGATAAATCTAGTTTATCGAGCTGCTTCTTTGCGTCATCTGCTGAAATCTTTTTGTCTTCATAATCAGAAGTAACAGTATAAATATCCTTGCAATTTTCAGAGCAATATGCAAAATACCATGTTGGTTTATTTCTATCTTCTGGTCGGCATTGAGGACAGAAAAGATGCTCGCCCCTGCACACGCAACAGGTTCTTAAACCTCTTTTATTCATTTATTCATCTCCTTAAATATAATAAGAGGGCAGTGCATAACCGCCCTCAATATTACTCATCAGATTAGGCTTCCTCTTCCTCGTCAATGAAGTAGATTTCAACCATTTCCTGACCAACAGAACATGTGTCTGTAAGAATAGCACCCTTGTAATCCATTGTCTGAGAATCTCCACCCTCAAGAGCAATAGATACTTCTGGAGAAGGGATAAATGATGGAATGTGAATAACAACTGCACGATAACCACCATTTACATTACACTTATCAACAGCGAGAGCCTTGAAGTACAACTCGTGAGCCTTTGGATACTTATCACCAGAGATAGTAATCTTTGCACCACTCTTAACGTTCTTCTTGAACTTAACAAGATACTGTACCTCATCTGTGTCTGTTGGTGGTGTAAGTGTATTTGCATCGGCATCAACCTTAAATTCTGTTGGAGATACATCTGCACCCTTTGTATATGCCTTGCCGAGAGAGCCATTTGTTGAAAGTGCGTTTACAACGAATGAATCTGCAACTGCATCAGTGATATCTAGTGTTTCACCAGCCTTTACAATCTTAAAGATTGGCATAACAATTGCCTTTTCTGCCGTTGCAACTTCTGCATCAGTTGCAGAAACAATCTCTGCGATAGCAAGGTTAAGGAAAGCGTTAGTAGCTGTGATTTCACCAGTCTTACCAGAATATTTTCGATATACAAGGTTTCCATCCTTATCCTTTACATCTGTTGAATCTGCTGTGATATCAATTGTCGCATTCTGAAGCTGTGTAAGTGCATAAAGAGCCTTATCAGCTAAAGCACCATAACCGAATTGAAGACGGTCAATAATTACGTCACCTAACTTAAATGCCATAATAAAAATCCTCCTTAAAAATATAAAAATTTGTATTAAAAAAGAGCGACTAATAAATCGCTCATAGTTCACTAACTATTCATGCAATTCACGCATGAAATTAAATTGTTCTTTTGGAACTTTACTTACATCACAGAATCCACTATATGATCCTGCCATAAGTGCACGACTTGATTCATAGACTTGTAACCTTTGTACTGAGTCCATAAATTCACAAATTCCCATTTGTCGTAATTCTTGCAATTTGTATTTGAATCCTGGATGGTTGACACAAGCAGACACCAATGGTAGAAGAGTAGAAGTCTCTTTCTCAGTCCGTTGTGCTGCGTTCATCCTATCTTCATCTATCATCCATTCCTTTGTGATTTTCCCTTTTGCCATTTCAATTTTGGGATGAATATTGAGAATAGACCTTACATATTCTGCAATCTGATTGTATTCAGATTCCTTTAATATAAAGTCCTGATCTTTGTCGTATAGACATAATTCAGAAGTATCTGAATCAGGTAATTTTATATTCATCAATTGCATTTTTTCGATTTTATAATCTGGGAAAATTAACCGCATTGCGGAAAAATCAAATGAAGGAATTTTATTTAGAATATCAAAGACTTCAATATCATGTATTTTACACCAATCTATTTGTGCATCCCAAAGCATCACACGAATCGAAGTAGAGTTATACAGAATAGGAGATAAACCAGAATAAAACTTTGATTCACCCATATTTAAAATATCATAAATCTTAGGCTGCACAATTTTGATTCCTGCGACATAAAAATCTTCACCGAAGTACATCGCAAGTGGATCAAATTCATATTCCTTTTTATTCTCAGTCTGTTTCTTTTGCGCATCAGCTAAAACAGCAGCTTGAAGCCCATCCAACATATCAGTATTTTGCTGTGCCATAATATCACCGCCTTAACTGATAATTATTTACACTCGTTATACCATCTGTTGTTTTATAAATTCCATTAGTATCAACAACTTGGAATACAAGAGTGCGAACAAGATAATTATTATCTGTCGTAGATTCCTTTGATGAGACAAGATGTGTTTGCATTCCAAATATATTAGACCAATTAAATCGCTCTCTTATAATAGAAGCAATAAGATCATGTCTTGGAATGCCTGTTAATTTGTCATTTCTATCATTACCATGAACAAAAATAGTAAATGTAACATTTGTGTATTTTAATGCATCTTGATAACGAGGCATCTCATCAAAAGATACTTGATAACAGATGTAATGTTTTACTTCAGTCTGAGTATCAGGAATAAACAAATAAGGACGGATATTGGATGTTCCACCAAAATATCTATCCCATTCCCCAAGAGGTTCATGCTCTTTTGTATCTTCGTTCCATTCCCAGTTGATATTACCATCATCGTCAAAAAGTTCAGATTCTAATGATTTTTCATTAAGTGCATATAAAAGACATGGATTAAGCATAAGTGCTTTTTCAATCTTTTTCTTATACTGAATATTTTCATCATCAGGAGTAGTCTTATATGCACGAAGCTTATTTAATAAGTCATTCTTTGTAACCAATTTTTCTTTCATAAAACACCTCCTATTCAGTTAATTCCAACGGCAAAATTTCAGATTCAATCGGTAAGTTATTCGTAACAATTTCACACTTAACAGACAGTATTTTGCCGATAACGGAAGTGTCATTAGGAAACTTTACTTTCTTTTGGTTGTACTCTGTACCAGCTCGCCATGTTACTTTATCTGTCCAGTCTTCATTATCAATAGAGCAAGTCCATGTAAAGGTTGCATCAGCATATTCAGTTGTAGTATCTTCATTGGAATCATTGAATAGATTTACTGTGAGATTTTTATAAGAGCCACCTACTTTGATTGTTGAGGTGGATGCTGAAATTCTTGCTGTAATAGAAGATGGGGGAGTGGTTGGAGTAGATGGATCTGTTGGGGCAATTTCTGAATCGAAATAGTTCGCATACATTTCGCCCGTTTCAAGATTGACATAATCAGTATGCTCATTCCAAAATGCCGTATATATAGTAAGTTTTTGAATACCAAATGGCATTGAATTTTCAACCTTGGTCACTGTCCATACTGTAGGATGTTCTGTTAAAGCACTTACTACAACTCGCATATTTTTAGAATCTTCAGAAGTGTACCAAAACTTCTCTGTAATAGAGTTCATTGGCAACCATATCTTATCCTGATTATCTGTGTGTGTAAAATATCGGTCTGTGTAAGTTCCAATCGTGTAGGAACTTTGCTGCCTTAAACAACACCACATACGTCTCTTGATGCGCTTATCATTAGATTTTTCAATCCATGTAAGTTCGTAATTTACTGGTAAAATCAGATACTTTGGAAACTGATTTGCAGGTTCATCACGACATACAATCCACTTATGATAAATTCCTCTATCATCTGGAACATCCACGAAAAGCCCTATCGGAAATGTCGCTCCATAGCGTTTTCTAAAATCAGTCTCATAATAATAAAGGTCATTACCTTCATTGAATCTTACAGGCTGACTTGGACGAAACATAAGATAGTATTCCACTTGATCTTTATCCATTGACTGATAAGATTTGATAATAAACTTTGCGTCAATCTTTGTCTTATTGGTATTTTCATAAGTCATACCTTCAGCAAGTGAACGTGTAATTCCATGTTCATCTGTGAAGAAGTCATCATGAAAATAGTCATAAATGTAACAAGTCTTGGAAGCAATACTGTTATCCCAAGTTTCTTCCATCAAAAAATCAGATTCTTCTTTATAAATCTGACCTAAAGTTTTCGCATTATTTGTTTTGGCGTTAGCGATTCGCCGTGCTGTCTGTAAGCTTGGCATCACCAACACCTCCTTCAAACATCTGCTTAATGTAATTGTGACTATCTAAAATAGCCCTACGGAATGTCATGTAATCAAACTCATCGGATGTAACTTCGTCATAAGCGGCTTGCAAAGTAGCCATTAGTGTGACCATAATTCCATTATTATTAAATAGAGTTTTTGTTCCACTAAATTTAAACATGACATTCTGAAAAAATATAAGAAAAACTTCATCATTCTCAAATATTTTTTCTTCTATTCGATTATCCTTATAAAGTAATAACTTATGGACATCGTTATGCATTGCATGTGCAGCTTCTTTAATTTGTCTTTTAGTGAACGAACCATATATATATTCCATAGTTATTCACCTCGCACATATGAATTATTAATATATCCATGACTTGCAAGTTTTCTACTAAATTCATGCTGTAATGTATCCAATCTACTTTGCATATCTTTATATTGATTCTGTATGTTTTTTTCTTCTTTTGTTCCTAAAGCTCTAGCAGTAAATTTTGCAGAGTCAACCTGTGGTTGTAACCATTCAATTGTCATTCCAAGAGTGAATAATCCTATAACATATTCCTTATCTGCAAAATCGCTAACAGGATATTGCATCTCAAATTCAATTTGTTGGATTTCGTCATCCATATTAAATGAAGCGAATTTTCTAATAACTCGTTCATCACCTGCAACCATGCGTAAACGTTCAGTCAATGTTTCATTAAGATCATTTTCGTCAAGAGAGAGTTCTTTTATATCTGAAATACGTCCTCTTGTTCGTGAAAAAATTGTTTCATATGGAAGCGTCATTGTGAGCCTCCTTTTACTTTACAAACAACTTGCTAATCAGATCAAAATCAGAATCAAAAATCTCACTTAATGTTCTTACCTTTGAAATACTATCAAGATGTCCATTTGCGATTTCACCTGCAACCATCTGACAAAGTACATCCTTTGCACCGATAGGAAGTTTTTCAATTTCCGTTCTCATTCTGCTGTTAGGTAAATCTAAAATCTCTAATAAATCCTCTGCCGTATACATATTGTCATATACTTTTGTAACTGAAGGAAAATCAGCCAATAAATCTTCATCTTCGATAATGAATCTTGGTAAGAAAATATGGTCAGAACCCTTACGAATCAGAGTAACTAAATCTCTGTAGTTAATTTCGCAAGTCTTTCCATAATCCTTAAACTCATATGTATTACCAGATGGACATGTAATATTTAAGCCACCAAAACATACTGAACGACATAAAATAAAGTCAGAATCAGTAAAAGTTTTCTTTGGCTTTTCTGTTACTTTCGCTTCAACAGTTTCTTCTGTTTTTGCGACAGTTTTCTTTGTATAAGCCATTTTTATTTCCTTTCTTTCCATATAAAATAGGAGAGTATTTTCATACCCTCCTACATAAGTATTGTATTAAATTAGTCCTGAGTAATCTTCCACTGACCAAAGTAACGACCAAGACGAGTAGCAACACCCAGTTCTCTCTGTACTTCGTACTTCATAAGATCCGCAATATTGCTATTAGCCTCACCTCTGTCAGTAATCTCATCAATGATTGTTTCACCAACATCAACCATATCAACCATCTTATTATCACCAGAAGCGAAGATCCAAAGTGTATCATCATCGTACATAGTCTTTGTTACATCATTTCTTGCAAATCTCTGTGGAATCTCAACAAGACGATAACGACCGTAATTACCAAGTCTACCCATAGAGGCAACAGCTTCCTTCTGAGAAGCAGCAATCCAGTTTACATTTACAAGATTCTCAAGTTCCTGAAGACCTACCATAGTACCCATAATTACAACTTCCGCATTGTCATTTGCAACAGATACATTCTGAAGTACCTTGTTGAACTTACCTCTGTTCTGTGTATTTAAAGCACCAGTCTCAACGAAACCTGTCTGTACAGGAAGCTTCTTTGGAGCATTAAGAACTTCTGCAAAGATAAGATCCTGAACCATAACAACGAATGCCTTTGTGATAGCATCAATAAGTTTTGTCCAATCTTCCTGTCCAATTAAATACTTATCAATATCAGCACCAACAGCAGCACCATAAAGGTCAGTCTCAACAGAGTATGTCTCACCTTCTGGTAATCTCTGGAGCATTGTATCATGGTGTCTCTTACCCATTCTTGCAACAGAAAGAATTACTTCCTCATGCTCGTTCTTAAATAAGTTCTCATCGCCATCATTAAGATTTCTATAGTTTACAAGCTCATTGAACCATTCGTTCTCTTTAAGACCTGTAGATACTGTCCAATCTGTTACCTCCTCGATAACATTAAAGAACTGTCTGCCAAACTCTTCATAAGCACGAATACGTTCTCTTTTCTTAGCATCCTTTGTTAAACCAAAGATTTTAAGAGACATTTCACGAAGCTTATCCTCAGCATCCTTCTTAGAAATACCTTCATCGAGTTCTCCTTTATATAAATCAAACATAAGATTCTTAATTTCATCATAAGATGTTTCCATTTCTTTAAACACATTCATTACATGTGCAGTAAAATTCATTCTACTCATTATATTTTATCCTCCCTTCTTAGACTCCAACCTTGTGTTTCTGGCTACCAGCTTCGATAGTTACCTTCTTACCTGCAACAGGTGTACCATCAAAAGCATCTGCACTAAGCTCATATATATCTGTTACACCGAGAACAAAACCTCTAACAGTCTTTGTTCTACTTGCGCTTGCTTCGTTGAAGAAATTAGAAGTAGCTGTAAACTTAGAGTTATAATTTTCTGCAATAGTAGGAACTTCATAAATTAAAATTGCTGGTGCATTAGGATCAATCTTCTTAACTTCTACATACCAGTTTCCATCGGCAGCCTGCTCAAGAATTTCTCCCTCAAAAGTAGTAGGTGCGTCAGCAACCTCATACTGATCAAAAGATACATATTTACCTTTTCCGCATACAGTACCATTGTCTGTATCTGTCTTAATTACCATGTTTAATGTTCTACCTACACGCTCAGAAAGGACTTTAGTAGGGAAGCAAACATGATGCTGTTCAATTGAATAACGTAAAGCCATTATTTTTTCCTCCTTAAATTTGATAAAATAAAAAAGACCGCTTTATAAAAGCGACCTAACAAAAAAGTGATTATTTAATTTTCTATTTATTTGTTCTGAAACAATTTTCCATATCTACTTGATTTAACAACTTTAGATGGGTTAGCGAACTGTTTCTTAGAAGTTGATTTCTTCTCTTCTGTCGATACAGAAAAAGTTGAATGTTCTGCAATAAAATCAGAATGGATTACCTTAACCTGTGTTTCAAGTTCAGCAAGAGAATAGTTATCCATATTCTTATAAAGTTCAGCAAAATCTTTATTCACAAAATTTCCTTCTTTATCTTTTGTAGAAATAGATTCGTATCTCTCGTCCGCAAGAATTTTTTCACGCTTTTCATGAAGCTCATTCTTCTCTACAGTTTCCTTAAATGCTTTTAATTCAGCATAATTTGAACGCATATCATCAAGTTCTTTCTGCTCATCAGCAGTAACAAACTCAACATATACTTCAACTCTGTCACCAGTAAGAGAATAGTTATCATCCTTAGAATCATAAGTCTGCTTATAATATCTTCCAGACCACCAATCACACATGATTACATAATCATCATAAACAGTGACACCATAATATGTATTATCTGTCTCAGCATATGTAGCGTTTACTAAATCCTGGATAGCATAGATTTTATCCTGCAAAGATACAGCAAACTTTTTAATTTCTCCATCTTTGACAAATGAATACTCGACAGTATTATTAGATACAGAATTATCTACTTTCTTCTTGACTTCATCATCATCTGATGGAGTAGTAGTTGATTCATCTGTAGTTGAATCCTCCTTACTATCATCTTTAGTAGATTCAGTTGATTCATCATTAGTTGGTTCTACACCCTCGTCTGTAGAAGGAGTATCTTCCGTTGAAGTATTATCTGTAGTGCCATCAGTAGTATCAGTATCATCAAATGCTTTTGCAAATGCTTCAACTAATTCTTCGTCTGACATATTTTCATAATCGAATGTAATATCATCAACTGTCTTTCCATACTTCTGACATAACTCTTCAAATTTATTCATATTGACGTTGTTTCCTCCTTCCTTAGAATTATTTTTATTGTCAAAACAAGCAGTCTCTAATTTTTCAAGTCGTGCTTGTAATTCAACCATTTTTTCGTTAAATTTAATTAGACTGTTATTTTCTTCACTGAAATCTTCGAGCGTAATTTTGCTTCCAAGCATCCCCTCACCAATAGGTGTTCCATCTTTCTCAGCCCCCAAGCAAGTGCATCCTGCAAATTCAAAATCATCTAATTGTAGATATTTTTCTTTTGCATTGTATGAACACTCGTATACAATCAGCTCACAGCTCACCTTTGTTCCATTTTTTTCACGAATGATGTCTGCGCAACGAGTATATGATTCTGGAATTGCTACACGAGCAACGACATATGTTTTATCCATATCTTTGTCATATTCGAGATAAGGTTCATCTGATGTAAAAGTACCAACCTGTTTTTCATCATATACAGTTATTTCATTACCGTTTTCGTCTGTTTCTATATGATAATCGTGAGAATGGAAATCCCAAGAACCGTCATCTAATTGATGAATGTTTGCAAGCAGTGGAGAATATTTTAGACTTGGCATTGCAGCCTTCATAGAATCTTCAGATATGTAACTACCATTACGATTAAGTAATGTATGGCAAACACGCACTTTAGCATATAATTTATTATCTTCTGCTTTTTCTATATCAGTAGAAGAAAAATCTTGAATTGCTTGTACATAAAGTGGTTTACCAGATTCCTTTGAAGAAAAATTATACATTTTCTTATGCTTACAGAAACTAATTAAATCTTCAATTGTAAAATATTTCTTTTGCATTATTTCCTCCTTTCTGAATTATTAATAAGCACTCAGATAGGAGAGTGCTAAATACTCAGCATATTACTATACTGAATTTTTCTTTTATCTATATCATCATTTGAAAACTGAATTTTTCCAGAATTCAAAAAGGTATAAATACCATTAGTAACATCAATATTCTGAAAACCAAGAGAAGATAATTTCTCAGCAGTAGAAGTATCTGTAGTTTTTATAAAATTCTGTTTCATCCTTTTATCTCCTAATTATCATTCTTATTCTGGTCACGAGTTTTACTTCCTTCATCTGAAATCTGTGTATCAGAAACTTCTGGTTTTGTTCCATCAGAGCTATTTGAAACTGTATTAGCAGAAGTAAGAACCTTAAATCTGTTTGGTAAATCAAGAATGTCATTACCTAAAAATGCAAGTGATAATGTATCTAATTCGCTAATACCATTAAGTGCGTTGATCGCAAGAATTTTTGTTGCATCATACTGTAAATCTTTCTGTAATGATTCCTTAAAAGCGTCTTTGGTATATGCTGATACTTCAAAGAATTTCACTTTAGCAGGATTAGAAACTTGATAACCAAGCATACGATTTGTCCAACCTTGAATCTGACCAAGTAACGCTGAAATTGCAAATTCTGTATCAGCACGAGTTGCTGAACGGAATGCCTCAGCTCCACTAATAGTAGAAGAGTTCAAAATCTGTGCTCCACCAGAAGTATTTAAAACTTCCTTTGTAGCTTTTTGAACTTTTGTTGTATCAGTAGATTGATCGTCAGAGAATGAAATAGTGTCAAGTGGGATAGGGGTAATTGCAGCACCTACATAATCAGGTAAACTTGCAACCATCTTGTTATAATAATCTACAGCCAAGTCAATATTAACCGACCATGCATCGGGATCTGTTGCACCTGATAATGTTGGAATAGTAGCGGTAATCAATTTATAAATCTGTTGTTCGTCAGCCACAGCTTGTACATCAGCCAAATTGAGCAACCCAATTAAATCAATGAATAGTCCACTGTAAATTGGTACAATTGTTTCCCAAGACTCCATTCTTGACTTTGTACACAAAGCATATTCATCTGGCATAGGTTGCCATTTATTTTTACTATCTCCACCATAAGCCTTATACATAGAACTTAATGGTTCTCCAAGGAATTCAAGAACATCTTCAAACTTTTTATAATTACTCATATCCACACTGAATGAAAAATCACCTGTGAAATATTTTCCTGAAATCCTACAATATTCAGGTGGTATTTTTAATATGAAAATACCTGTCTCGTCTATCCAGCAACAGCCATAATAAACATCTTCGATGAAGTTGTTAATTAACATAGGAAGTAAACTGTTTTGTAAATCCATCCTGTCTAAGACCTGTAATGTTTCATAATAATCTTTTAGGATTGCTTCTTTATCATTATCTTCAATGGGATTATATGTAGGAACAACATATCTTGAATTCAAATCAAACATTGTAGCATTATACATAATCAATCTGAAATAAACCTGAGAACGATAGAAGAGATAACGTGATAATCCACGTAATTCAGATTCATAACTGTCTATATTCTGTAAGTATCTGATGACATCATCTTTACTATAAGAACTAATAGTTGTCTGTCGAACTGTCTTAGTTACATCACGAACTTGTTTAAATGCCTGTTTGCTTTCAGCAAATTTTTGTTTCTGTGCTTCAAGCTTTTCCATGTACTGCTTTCGTTCAGCAGCCGTAGGTTGTCGCTTGGTAGTTGTTTTAGGAGATGTTTCTGACATCTCTTTTTTTGGTCGTGCCATTTATGTAGTAAACACCTCCTTTTCTTTGAGATTTTTTTATTTAATTTTTATGTGTGAATTTTTGTGATTTAATTAGAATCGCTTTGAGAATGATGATGAATGTGATGGTTGACGGATAGGGAGTTTAGATAAAAGAGTTTTTGAATCTGTTTCAGGACGTTTCTTTTGAGTGATAGCTTTTCTACGCTCACACATAAGTGCATAAGAAGCCATACAAGCCGTATACGCACGATCATCATGGAGTTTATTAGCCTTTTCTGGTGTCAATTCAAATGAATCTTTTCCTGAGTCTCTTTTCTTACGAACCATATTCACAAGTTCTTCTTTAAGAGCATCAATATTAGCAAGAGCTATTTCATCTTGCCAATCAAGTTTAATAGTTTTGGTATTAACTGATTCTATTTTTTCTAACTCTTCATTGAGTTTTGTTTCAAATTCTTTCTCGTTTACTTTTTGTTTTCTAAGTTCATTAGAAATTCGTTCTTTTTCTTTTGCCAATTTCTTCTCATCGACATCAAATACTGTAAGATAGCCCTTATGGTCATATTGAGCTGTGAAACTAATCTTGTCCTGATTCATCAATTCAATCATTGCCTCATACATTTCGGATTTATAACCAGTAGGTGACATCAAATGAACTTTGTCTACTGCATTTGGAAATTTCTTTACGTAATCAACAGAATATTCTTTATCAATTAAGCCCCTATGAACAATACCTGCTGCATCAGTCCAATCTGGCATAAGATAATCGGCTATGTTTACGCCAGAACCCCCAGAACCTGCATCAATGTATATACCAACAATATTTCCGTAAGCATCAGCCCCACCATTATAATCGAGAATAACTTTCTTCAAATATTCAATCTGATCTGGTGTCTGCATCGGAGATTTTATTTTTTTTCCGACATCAATAAGATTGATACAATTAACTAAGCGCATCCTAGTATCAATGCTTCCATCGACTTGCTCATATTCGTATATTTCTCCAACAAGAATAACTGAATTATCACGACTTCTAGCAGGATCATATGTAATAACAAATTTTTTATCACCTGTATCGTTATATAGAAGTGGTTTTCTAGTTTCTTCATTACGTGTAATAACACCTCTACGAATAATTGCGTCAGTACCAGCATCTGTAGTAAAAATACAATAATACTCACGTCTTGCTTTTTCTGGATTTGTTCTCATTTCTGACTCAACAGTATTTCGAGATAGAAGTGGAGTAACTAATTCGCCCCTAAGAGTTGGTTTGAATGCTTGTTCGCAATCTATATGTAAAACACAATAATCTGGATTTCCCATAATTTGCTGTTTAGAAAAGTCACGATACAGTCTCCAAAATTGAGTATCAGTTGAAGAAGCTGAACTTATATAATATTTCTGATATGACAAATCTCGTGGTAAGCACCTTTGACGAATAGGATCAATTGAATTACCATCTACATCTTTACCTGTTTTTAAACTTTTATTTACAACAGCGAATGCACCATATACATTCATCATTTCATCAGACAAGAAACCACTTTCGTCAAAAATTACGGTGCCTCGCATACCTCTTTTTGCATCTATATTTCCGTTCAATGTCCTAGTCATAGATCCGTTATAACATGAATAGGAAAAACCATTGGACGAGTGTGAAAATCCATCACCTGCTGCATTTTTAATTTCAATCTCGTTCTTAAATAAAGAACCAGTTGAACCGTAAAATGTATCAATGTTATCATTGGCAAGTCGTTCCAAAGTAGTAAAAGTTTGTTCAGCCTGACCGCCTGTACCACTTGCAATGTATGTCCATACATTACAAAAACACATATCTTTTGACATTATCTCAAGGTCAATAACTGTACTTTTACCATATCCACGAGTACATACAGCAAGTACATTTGGACAAACCCAACTTCTTTGTACAAGAAGTGCCTGCCCATCTAAAAGCTCTATGTTGAAAAAAAGATCTATAGCTTTTACTGGGTTGCATTGCAGATATTTTTGAATTTCAGCAATTTGAATATAAGACTCAATTTTACGAGATGAGATAGAATAACCATGTGGCTTTACATATATTCCATATTGATTATAAAAATCTTTATCATAATCAAGAATTTCATTCTGATAGTAATTCATAATCATTTGTTTATTCTGATTCATTTTCGACAACCTCCTTTACCTCTTCGTCAGGAGATTCTTCAACTTCATCAAACTCTGCAAAGACAGAATATACATCTTTTAAATCTTTTAACTGTTCTTCATTTAATAGATTGTTTTCTTTTAATGTATCTCTTAAATCAAGATTTTCTCTTAATAATATTCTGTTAATTTCTTGGTAAGCATCCTTTTCTTTTCTAAGACCAGTGTTAACGACACGCATTTCAGAAACCATATCTGACCATTCAGATTCATCAAGAGCTAATTGTTTCATAATAGAAGCATCACTAATTTCCTGAACCTGTTGCATACCTCTGCATGTATCAATATCAAAACCATTGACCTCACCACTTCGTAAGTTAAGACTCTTAATTTTTTTTATTTTACCAGTCCAAGTGTTTTCACCTTTCTTGGCGTTTTTGTTATGCTTTAATGAAATGCAACTATCTTGAGCAAGGCTTGTAATAACCGAAGTTATTTTACCTTTACTTTCTTGCAAAGATTTAATTGTTGCAGAATTTCGTTCAATATTAGAAATGTCACACATCAACTTTGATATAGTGTCATCAATTTTAGACTGCTGTAAAAATCCACGAACAATAGAAATAGCAGAAGAAGTACGCATCATATCTTCATTAGCGTCTTCGCTAGAATCTAATAGTCCTAATAATTGTGAATATAAGAAAGGCTGGTCAGCTATATCCTCTTTTTCAAAAGGATCATAACTGAGTAATCGAATTACATCATTTTTGTTTTTTAAAAAACTATCATATGTATCCAACCCTGCATGTGATTCAATAAGTTCTTCCTCAGTCGTAAGTTCTTTTACTGATTCATTTTCGGTTTTATCTTTAACAAAATGGTCTGAATCAAAGTATGTTAATCCTATATAATTTGGCATAGCAATTTGACGTGCATACGCTGTCCATACATTAGATTTAACTTTTCCAGAAGCAAGATTCTCAACTTCCTGAATGCTTGAGTCCCATACCTTTTCGAGGAAAGGTTTCCCCAAATATCTAAGGGCAAGTTGCACTGATTCCCTCGTAGGCTCTTGATCAACACCATTTGTAGTTCTTAATGCTATCTTTTTAGCACAATCTTTACAAATTGGAGTAAGACCACTTTTACTCATAGGATCTGTACTTACATAAAATTTATCTTTAGCTTTATGAGTATCACACATGTAACACCAAGCACCTTCTTTAAGTGACTTGATTTTCTCTTCTTGTGTTTCAACTTTTTTCTTTAATTGTGCAGCCGTTAATTTTATAGGCTGTGTTTCTTTTGTCGTAGCCAAACTAACGACCACCTCCTTTTATTCCAACATAAAAAAGAAGCCACTTCATACGAAATGACTTCTCATAATTTTCAATATTAAATTTCCAATGAAAGTGCAATTTACTTCACTTAGCACACCCACTGCGCATCGAACACAGGTTAGAAGTTTTGGAGACTTCATTCTTGCCAAAAGATAGGTGTATACGCCGTGTTAGGGATTCGAACCCCAAAGACTTTTACATCCAGACTGTTTTCAAGACAGCACCCTCGACCAATCGGACACACGGCATGAGCGTAGTATATAGGACTTGAACCTATGCATCGAATAAACGATGACCTCTGATTAGCAATCAGGTGCAATACCAACTCTGCCAATACTACATAGCAAAAAGAGCCACCTCCAAAGGAAATGACTCTTTCTTAACACAGTATTAAATTTACCAATCAGTCGCCAAACTGATTATAACTGTATAGGGCGGTAGTCTGGATAGTAGGACTCGAACCTACAACGTCTAGTTCCCAAAACTAGCGGACTACCAAATTGTCCTATATCCAGATAATATTTTTCAAATTTCTCCATATACTAAACCAAAAGTATCTAAGGAGAAACTATCATGAACGCTTCATATAACACTGCAATTCAATTCAAAGATTTATATATTCCCGTAAAAATGTTAAAAACATCACACAATAGTTCTATAGAACTTAATCAACTCTGCAAAGACTCCAAAGAAAGAGTGCGTTATATCAAATTTTGTCCATCTTGTAATAAAGAAATCCACAATGAAGATATTGTAAAAGGATATAAATATGCAGAAGATAAGTATGTTATTTTGGAACAACATGATATAGAATCAATTACATCAAACAAAGATAGAACACTTTCAATAAAATATTTCTGTAAATCAAAGGAAATATCAGACCTACTCATAGATAAATCATATTATCTAATTCCAGAAATGGAATCAGAAATAGCATACGAACTTCTTCGTAAAGCTATGATTACAAATAGGGTAGTAGGTATGGCTGAAATTGTATTGGGTACAAAACAAGAATTAGTTGCGTTGTTTGCCAATAAGAATTGTATTATTGCAACCATTTTATTTTATGAGAACGAGATTAACGAATTACCGATTATCATGAAGCATAAAACAGATAAACAGCAACTCGAAAATCTCAAACAAGATATCTTAGATAATACAAAAGAATTTGATTGGAAATCTCATTATGACAAATACCAATTCAAGTTAAGAAAATTGATATTTGATAAAATTCCAAAATGATATTGCCTTTCTCATTCCATCCTCGAATGGCGAGATTTCATCTAAACTGCATAGGACGTGTCCTATTGTTACAACAGTACCAGTCCGAAGACCGCAAAGGGCATAGGGCGGTAGTAAGTGTTGAGCTTACACGCCTAAGTTTCGTATGCATCCAAAAAATAGGTTTTGGCATCAGGCTTACAGCACGAAAAATAGGGCATAACGGACTCGAACCGATACTCATGGAATGAAAATCCATTGTCTTACCTTTTGACTAATGCCCCATATTTAGGGTGGAAGAGTACCACCCATTATTTTTACAGAATAACTTCTGTTTCACCTTCAAACTTAGTGTTCAAGGCACGAATCTCAGCAAGCTTCTTACCGATTTCTTCCTGAATCTTAGTTGCGAAAAGTTCAACTTTTGCCTTGCCAAGTTTCTCAACACTATCAAAAGGTGCTTTGACTTCTGATTCTGGAATCTTTGTAACATCTACAGAGAATGTAATGTGAAGGTTTTCATCTACAACAAATGACTGGTTGATAATATCTTTTAATTCAACAGAGATAATAGTTGAATCATCAATTTCACTATCAGTTGTAACTGGATCTCCATTAGAGTCAGCTTTCATATTAGATTTAAAGGATATCTTAGAATATTCGATTGTTCTGACAAAATTATGTAACATATCTTTTTCAGTAGCAGCATCAGTATCAGATGTACCTAATTCTGCGACAGAAATATCTACACCAATAATATTTTCATCAATAGTTTTGCTAATATTTAATTTCATGAATTTGTACCCTCACTTTCAGTTTCATTTGCAATTACCTGTTTATATCCGTCTCTAATAGCCATAAATAAATCACGCAATACTTCTTTATCAATAGAGCAATCTAAATTTGATGTATCAAACTGTGGATCACTTACTGAAAAATCTAATGTCCCGTCATTCCGTGGCACGAACAAAATTTCCACATTGTTGTTCAAGAGCAAAGTAATAGAATCTATCTTTTCACCATTATTGGATGTAACTTTACGAACCTGTCCAACTTTTAACGGCTCTTGCTCAATAATCAATCTACTTGCCATTATATACACTCCTTTCTTTTATTTTTCGTTTTCCTTTTAATCATTAGGTGTTAGGTGGGATTTGAACCCACGATATTCAGAACCACAATCTGACGCTTTAACCTACTAAGCTACTAACACAGCGACTCTATTGGGAATCGAACCCAAATCTTCCGATAGACAGTCGGATATAATTACCTTTATACCATAGAGCCATAGCTGACTTGGTGGGACTTGAACCCCACAACGCCTCGATTAACAGTCGAGTGCTCTACCATTGAGCTACAAACCAATATTAAAGCATAGTAGGAGAAGTGATGAAGTTCTCTCCATATTAGTCATCAACTAAAAATGTTTAAAACTACTATGCTACAATAATATCAGCATAAAGCACTAACTAGCTGATATTGGACTGTACACATCCAGTTATTTAGAATATGGTCGCTTATCAGCAACCTAATTCATGCTTCCTAATTATTCTCTACATATTTTCAGTCTTCGGAGCAAAGACCTCTCGATAAGGTTTAATGACTCTTATCCGTCAATTAAGGTTCTCATTAACGTAGAGAAGCACGAACATCTTCTCATTTCTGAAGGCTGAGAGAAACCGATAATCCTAGATGTCGGTAGGAAAGAAGTAGGTCTTACAATGCTACATGAATAGCAAAAGCCAAGATGTGATACTTATATATTCTCTATTTGATAGTGGAAAAATGATGTTAAACGAAAGCTTCATCGGGATTGCTTACAAATCAGAAAGTGATTTTTGTTCTACCTGTTTTATTTCTCCATCAGCAAAATATTTTGCAAATTGCTCATCTGCATCAATATCCTTGTACACTGATACCATATCTAGCGAACTCCAACCGACTAGCATTTGAATTACATCATCAGGAAGACCGCTTCGAGAACAAGAAGTTGTAAAGAAATGACGAAGGCTGTGAAAATAGAAGTCTTCTCCTAAATGTTTACTGAATGTATCAGCCCAACTATCAAGTGTCCCTGAATCCATAGGTTCATCTATATATTCTCCATTTACTTTCTTTGGAAATAACCATTCAGATTCAATTCCGTGTTCTTTCCTATAATTCATCCACAAATCAAAATATGGCTTAAATGGCTTTGCAAGTGTATATACCGTCAACATTTTGCCCCTAGAGCCTCTTCCCTTTGTTTGGATCTTTTCAGGTGTTTTATATAAAGAACCATATATAATATTTTCATCATCAAAATAGGATACTTTAAATCGTGGCAATTCACTCTTACGTCTGCCACTAAATGCAGCTAATGCTAAAATACAAGCCTTGTCATATTTACCTTTTTCAACCCAATAATCAAGCATATCCTGTACTTGTTCATCGGATAGTACAGTTTTAGTAAATACTTTCTCATTTGCAGGATTTTCAATTTTACGTATAATCGGTTTGAAGTTCTCATACTCATCATCTAATATAGCTTCGACATAATTTGAAAGAGAGGAGAGAGTAGATTTTACTCTACGCATTCTAGCTGGCGACCATTTATATTCAGTAAGACAAAAACTCTGATAACGAGCAACATCCCTCTTAGATAAATCAATAAAGAATTTGTTGTCGCAATGCTGAAGTAAATACACCCAGAAAATAAAAAGGTCACGCCTATACGCATTAATTGTATTCGGAGATCTATCCACTGAACGAAGATAATCCAAAAAATCATTTCCTAATTCTATATTTTCTTTATTACATTGAGCCAATAACTCATCAGTAACAATATTATTATGCTGTATTTTTCTACCCATCAAATCTCACTTCCTTTCGTATATAATATTCTTCATAATAAATGCTCACTTACTCCTGACTTTAGTTATGAGTGTGCATTCGCACCTTTATCAAAAGTGGACGACTGAGGTTACGATCCTCACAAAGACCAATCTCGCCCATATAAAAAGAGTGTGCAGCATACACCACACACTCTAACAAGACATATTTTTCTTTTTAACCTTGAATTCGACCTTAAAATGCCATATATGTCACAAATAACATAAAATTAAAACATTAACATAAAATATGTTACAATTAACAAATTATGTTAATATCTCCAAAGATCTACCAATAAAGGATGCAGATATCTATTAGTGTTATATGTAAAACGAGGTTCTAAAACATCTGAAAAACTGTATAAATATTCCCAATAATTATCATCATCAAGATGTTCATCCCAATCTTCATCAAACTTTTTTACAGCTTGATCATACTCATCTTTAGATACCTTTTTACCATTAACCTTATAAGTTACTTTAGCATCTTCAGTAGATCCATCATCTTCATAATCATCCTCAGATTCATCAATCTCAGCAATATTAAATTCATGCATAATACATTTAGAATCTTTATTTTGTTTTACAAAACCTGAATTTACATCACCATGAACAAACACAATATCTTCATCATCCACATAAATATAAGTATCTTCATTGCATTTAGCTGCTTGTACCCATACGCTCATATCGTCATCAATGGTAAGCACAAAAGCGTCATCATAGCCATCCCAACAAGGGTGGTTGAGGTCATTACAAGACACTAATTTATAATTTGTATTTTTAATTAGAAAATTAAGAATCTCAATCATTGCATCATATTTTGCAACAACTAAAATTCTTGAATAGTCCTTTTCTTTTGTGTGAATAAACAATTTGTCATAAGTATCATCTAAATATTCCACAAAATCATATACATCTTCAAAATTGAAAGTTTTCAATCTTTGTCACCACCCTTGATTACGCAAGTGTCTTAACTGACTTAGTAATAGAGAACTTGATCTCATCATGTTCAGGTACTGACCAAGCTTTACCACCTGCAAGTGCAGCAACACCAGACTTTTCTGCTACATGCTTTACTGAAAAGCTACCAACGCCAGGAAGAGGAATCTTTTCTGTCTTGTTATCCGCAAGATTATCAAATACACAATCAACATAAGCTTTGATAACGGCTTCAACTTCCTTCTTTGTGAATTTCTTACCTTCTGTAGCAATAATATCTGTAGCTCTCTCTGAAACTTCCTTAATCATAATATCCTTTTTCATGTTTTTTAAACTCCTTTTCTTTCCTTAATATTTTTATATCTTTTGGCAATTTTTTATTTTATTGCCGAAATAATAATAAAAGAGGGTAGCGGCTATAATGAGTCCACTCCCTCGCATACGGCTTCGTCAGCCAAATTAACCATAGGTTATTTCCGTTTGTTAAATGCCAGTCGGATTCTGGTCATGTAATAGCAATCATTTTTATTTGCATTTTTACTTTGCAACTGTTTTTGATTGAAATTAGTATTTTAATTTAATTCAATAGGGTAGTAGGCTTTTACACCCTTATCTGTACAAATACAAACCATCTGTGACGGTTTACCTGTTAATCTCTTTTCAATCGTATATGAATCCCCACATCCTGCAAGTGATCCACCACGAATCATCTTTACACCATTTGTTTCATCCACGGAACATACGTGCAAGTGTCCATAAGTAATTGCGTATGGAACAAACCCTAGTGCTAAACATAAGTTTTGTACACCAGATTTATTAAATCCGTCATAATCACCATGTACAGCGATATATGATTTTCCTCTAATTGAAATATCTGCAATTCCAGTATCTATATTTCTGTGCAACACATGAAAATTATCAATGTGTTTCAGAGACAGTTCAACAGCCCAACTAATAATATCATCCAATCTTTCGTCATGGATTGCATCATCTTTACGATCCATACGAGTATGGTTTCCTGCAACATTTGACATGAATACTGTCTCAAAATATAAAGATAATTCATAGCAGAATGATGATATTAACTCTGTGGCAATTTTTATCTGTTCAATTACATTCTCTCTATTTGTTACTTGAATAGACTTGTGAATATTACCTGAAATAAGATCACCTTGAAGACTTACATAACAGTTTTTAGATTTATGTAATTGATGAATAGAAATTACTTCATTTAATAATTGATTAAGTCTATCTTTTGCAATATCTGTGTTGTATTTACCAAATATAGAATTAAACGTCTGACCAATATGTAAGTCACTTAAAATAATTAGCATATCATTATCAGAATTAATAGAAACATTATCATGTTTATTGAAATTTGTTCTGCCAAGAGAGACAAGTTCAGATTCTAATTTGTCAAGTTTTTCTTCAACCCTAGCATCTGCAAAATTTTGTTTCTGCCAAGCATTTCGTTCATCTCTAAACTGTATTTTCTTGCGTTCTAACTCACGTTTTTGAATTTCAATTTCTTTTAACTGAGCATTAGAATCAACGAATTTTGATTGGTTGGCATCTAACATCTTCCTAAATGCCTGATATTTTTTGCGATAAGTGCTTTCACCATAATCATTACCAGTAAGTTCATTGATTATATTTGCTACATCCTGCCAAGAACCTATCTGATCTTTATTTTCGCATATTCTATAGATAAGTTCTTCGTCTGATTCTCCATTATATCTTTTATAGGTTGTAATGACATCCACCTACTCTCTATTCTTCAGCAGCCTCAATAGGCTCATCAAGTTCTTCCTCGTCCTTAACTTTAATGTTGATTTCAATAGGCGCACCGTTAAAACCTGATAGGAGAGTAGACAACTTTTTCTCTTCTCCGTCTACATCAACTGTTAAATTGTCACTATCTAAAATTCCTGCAACCTTCATTGCAGTTGTAACCGTCTTTTTATAAGCAAAATTTGCCATTTCCTTTTAATTCCTCCATAACATTAAAAATTCCTACCAGACTTATATCTGCTAGGATTACAATAATTATCTTTTTTACCTTTTTGTTTTCGAGTGTCTAATATTTCCTGAATTTTATCACGATATTCCTCATTATTACTTAATCTGTACATACTAATGAGAGTATAATTACGTGAATTTAATGGAATTTTACCATTGCACACATTATGAATTACAGTCTTTGCCAGCTGCTTACTTTTCATATGTGTATGATAATCGCCTTCAATGTCAGTACGTGTTACTCGAAATGTTCCATCTTGCAACTTATCAATTGCGAAATCTTGTTCATTCATAGGCAGAACCTACTTAACGAATCTATCTTCGATGTAACGCTTATTTCCACACGTCTTGTAGTAACCTACGTGTTCACCTTTACGATCAACATATCCATGTTTTGTATTGCGGATTACACCTTCAGATAATAACTTTTCGACCTCATTTTTAGAAATCTGTTTAATAATTTTTCACATCCTTTGATTTATTTTTCCTGCTAAATAGCAAGAGAGTAGCTGGCTAAGTAGGACTCGAACCTACAACCTTTTCCTTAACGGGGAATTGAACTACCTTTGTTCTACTAGCCAAAATTAGAAAAATCCGATGACTATACAATCAGAAAGAAAGCACAGCCATCGGCACATAGAAAGAGGGGGTATTGAGAAAATCGAAATAATGAATATATAATTATAGCAACTGCACCCCTTCGGGCTACTTCTAATAGACGCACTAATATTCAGTCAATGCAAATACAAGTCTGAGCATACATACCGTCGTATATATACTTCTTGTACTATGGGAAACACCCAACATAGTGCATACGGAATTGGTTATCCGTAAGCCTCGTCCATCATTCAGAATCGTTAATATATTGTAATTTTCTATGTACTTAATTAAAATATACATTCTATTATGACTACCTTGGACTACTACTTCCTGCAACTCATCTTATTGTGCAAATTTCTTTACACTCACGGCAGAACTGACTTATTTGGTATTCCCTTACTTACCTCCTATAAGTTACCAGCTCATAGGCATCAGGGTTCAGCATTGCAGTGCAACTCTCTATTACGTCAGCGATGAGAACAGAACTTTTTACTACGCTTATTATTAGTACACATGCTTGTCTTTAGTGGTTTCCACAGTATTCTAAGATATCTCACGACATTTCGAAGCACACAACTATAAAGTATCCCATATAATAATATGCCGACATCCACATGCTCTCAGCACGGTGATTAAACCGATCTTCACTGAGTTCCAATAACTATAATTATATATTCATTATTCAATTGTATTTCTTATTAATCTGCTTATAAACGCCATTATCTTTGACAGATTATTTACTTCCACAGAATGCATGGTACAGTCTCGCTTGCTGAACTGAACTGGTTTTCCACACCATGCACAAGTTTTTCACATGGAATCACAGCAACTAAAATATATCCATGTGTTAGACGAAATAATTTACTGCCTTTCGGTTAATTATATATTCTCCGTACATAGTACAGAGATGCTTAATATTGTATAAAAAACAATATTATAGTTAAGAAAGCTGATTTCATTGTTTTATATTCGGGGCAGATAATGATACGTCTGCCCCTAGTATACTTTTTAAACTTGCAAGCCCTTACTTATTACACGCATTGGCAATGGCGTGGGAGTTTACTAACGCAACTCTGCGCTTTCTTCCCTCCATATTACACCCATTAAGTAAAACGCCAAAACACTTGATTTTATTAGCTTTTAAGAGATTGAGTATAAAGTTACTAAGTAAAAATTATGCAAAAACTAATTAAAATTAAGCAAAAATTTATCTTTGTTCATTTTATATAAACAATTCAACATTTTTCTAGTATATTTTTGACTCTTGTTATAAAAAACACTTCCATTATCTTTGGGTTCTATTCCAAGAGAAGTTTCAATCAATCTATTGATAGTAACAATATTTCCTACCTTTATTTTATTTAATTCATTAAAAACACATTTTGATTTATTAATAATCAATTCGGTAGATGTTTCATCATCTAAAGAAGGATTAGATTGAATAGATTTAATATAAGAATCATATTCTTCAACAATTTGTCTAATTTTTGTCATTTGCCTATTGTTTGCATATCCACCCATCTTAATAAAAAAATATTCAGTTGGAGTTGTATCGGTAGTGGAAGCATTTTGAATCTTGCTAATCCAATATTCAAGCCAATTCATAGGACATAATAATGCTTTGTTAATACGACTTTTAAGTTTATTCTTTGATTCATCAATTTCCTCTTGCGGCAACTCTTTTCCATCTTTGGTATACTTAATTTCTCTTGTATACTTCATAAACTCAGGAAAGTCATACTTTTTATATTTAGGTTTACCCGACTCAGAATATCCAACAATTCTTTTAATGCTCATACAAGGAAGTTTACTAATTCTATCAATCTCTTTATTGCCATCAATCTCATATTCTCTTTTACATCCATCAATAATAACCTGTGCAAGAACAGATAAAATGATAAAATTGTCATAGAGTTCTTTAAGTTTGTTTTCATCAGGATTATCTTTTTGCAATTCCGTCCAATAATATGTCATTGCCAACTGTGCTAAATTACTTGAATATCCAATTCCCATACGTGACTTTGAAAACTTGTTATCCATTGCGGCATAGTCTTTTTTTGTGTTATTGTAAGTAATACCAGACTCTTGCAATGCATTTACAATAGTATAAAATTCTTTGTAACATCTTTCAGCACACTTAACCATCGTTGGTTGATTGGTGACGAGCATAAAATCTGAATCTTCATCCATCCCATTTGCTCTATCTTGAATATCTGTATGGATACAATTAACTGCAATAATATTTTTACTAAATGCAAAATACTTATCCATTTCATCTGAATATAAATTATGTAAATAACACACATTATTTGGAGAATTGTGCGGATTTCTAAACGCTGCAAGATATTCATTATCATCAAAACGTTTAGTATAACACTGAATACAATTAGATTCCTGAGAAAGTGTTGGATCTTTTTCGAAATCTTCACCAACAGAATAGAGTAGAAGTGCATAAGGATTACCACACACGGTCAGATTATCACCATTGACCATAATTTTACCTTTTCGCATCCTAAAAACATATTGCTTAATTATTTCTTTTTTTTCATATCTAAAAAATTTACTATTTCCAAATTCATGATTTTGAGCATATAAATCAGCAAGCATTTGATAATGGTTTACTTCATTTGCATATTTTCTGAGAAATTTTTCAAATTCATCATTATCACGTTTAAGTAATTCAACATAATCAATGCTAATCTGAGCTATATCTTTTACACCATCCTTCGTACATGGAAGAGTATTAATCATCTGATAACTCAATTGCTGATATTGCCCCAATTTACTTGGATGATCAGTTTTAACAATGCCCCATATATCACCATCTGCATGAATTCTTTTACACCAATATTCATATGCTTCAATACTATTGTTACCCATGAGATCTTGAAATTTCTTCCACTTAATTGCATTATCAGTAGTTATCATCTTAATATCTTTCAAATAATGCCATTTACCAAACATATCTTGAATCTGGTATGTGTTATAATCATATCCATTTTTTTTGCACCAATCTTTAAAAAACTTTTGAAGATAACACTTGAAAGCACACGCCTTGAAAAGATGATTTCTAAGTAATATCATTCCGTTAATGTAAGATGGTAAGTAAAAATAATTCGAATCAGCTTCAATTAATGCCATTCCGTCCCAAATTGTGTTTTTTACCTGCCTTTTTTCTTCAGTTACAACACATTTTTTACGCTTTTCAATCACTTTTTCATTTTTATTGGTTTCTTTATTTTTCTTTTTGACTTTGACTTCGTATTCTTCTGCTTTGACAACTTTTGTCATTGTTTCAAAAAAGGAATCCTGGTCTTTGAGAATTAGAATATTCTCAACAGGTATATGAAGTGTACCAATAATGGTAGAAGTGGTAAGTGGTGCATAAGCTGACATTTCAACAATTTTAGCATTGTCACGACTCATTTTCTTTCCAAGCCCAATTGTTAACCAATCGTATGCAATGTCATATAATTTGCTATTGATGAAAATAACCTGTCCAAGTTTCGCTTTAGCACTTGTCCGAAAAAGCATCTCATAATGAATTGTTTCCTCTTTGATTGTTCCATCTCTGCGTTTTCGCTTATATGTGACATCAACACCATTCTCATAAAAATACTCTCTAATTTCATCTCGTGATTTTTCGTTATATAAGTCTTTTCTGTCCTCAACTTTTTGTAATGCCTGTTTGATACGTTCCTTCGAATCGCCATCAGTATCATTAAACAACTTTTCCAATCGAGCATGTTCGTTATCATAAGACCGACTTCCAAATTCATAATCAAGACAAATTATATCTCGTGTACTTTCGCCTTTATAAATATTTAATCCATTCTTTTGTAAAAAAAAACTAAATAAACTGTTATTAAACATCGCATCTGTATATGTAAAATAATCTCTTGTCCCAAGATTAACATCATATAACATGCCTGCACTGATGTTTTTTATTTTAATTCCGTATTCACTCATTTATTATTACATCACCGCCTTTTTAAAATTTAAAGCGGCTCGTTTTAATTGTTCTGTTGAAATTTCATCTCGAACCCAATTCCATAGTTCCATTGATAAATGATCAAAGGCTGCAATATTATGATTGTTTTTAGAATCATATATAATTTTAGTGTACTTACCACACCAATAATTAAATACATTCTCAAAAAACAACATAGCCAAAAAACATCTACTTTCATAATCATCAAGAGCAATGCGAATTTCATTTTCAGAATTCGGATATAACTCATCTATTTCTTCATTTTCAAGTTTCATTATATGCTTGACATTTTTAATATCTTCATCACAATCAACTTTATAGAACATATACCCATCTGGAATAGTAGGAAGATCTCCAAACGTTTCTAGTTCTGATCCAATTAAATATGTTCCAAAGATTCCATAATCTTGTGTAACATAATCAATTATTTTTTTTATTTTCATAAAAATTTACCTCCACTTATATATTCTCCACTTAACTTATTACTTACGACGCTTCCCTTCGTATGTTTTCATACGCAAACCCATCATTGGTTGTATAATAAATATGCCTTATTCCAAGATCCTTAATTGCAGCCATACAACTAGGACATGGGCGTGACATTCCATATTCCTGATCACAACGACTTCTATAAATATACAATTTTACTTTTGAGAAATTTATATCCAGATGACGGATAGAATTAAGACAATTGATTTCGGCATGAAGCTTTGCCGCAAAGCATCCTATGTTATTATTCTCTCTATATTTATTATAATGTTGTTGAATTGGATGCGTCTTGTTGGTATTATATCCAACTGCAATGACGTGCCCTTGATAAACAGCGATACATCCAATATGTGTTTTATGAAAGTCAGAACAAGTTGATACATTCTTTGCCTTGGTAAAATAATATTCATCAGTTCTCGTCATAGTATTCCACCATTGCACGATTACTTTCAACTGAATCATTTCCCATGTCGAAACAATCATAAGTATACTGATACAAGTTCATATATTTGTCCAATCGTCCATTGTTATATAATTTTTCAACAAGCTTACAAATATCAGTCTTAATAGTCTTCTTTGTACTCGCAACATACTGCATTCCGATTTCCTGTGCATCAATCTTAAATCTGTCATCAATTGTATCCCAATGCAACCACATTGACACCTTATATTGATCTAGTTCCTGATCATGAATATATGTACATACCACATCATATTTGCCATCTGGTAGTGGGATAGTAATAGTGTAACCTTCATTCTTATAATTAAACATGCTCAATTCTCCTTTCTCTTGCTTCTGCATTTTCCTTACATCTTTTATCAAATTTCCAATCTGCGATAATATTCTCTACAATATGACCGTTTGCGTGATCTGTGTCTAAATCGTATTCGGTAACATATCCTCCATAAGTATTATGGTTGGTTTTTGTAATATTCTGTATAATATAATTCATGTAATTGTTCATATAATAATTTTTGTTCTCCTTTTTGTTTGTTAAAATTTTTATTCATAATTTTTTCAGCTCCTTTAGTGCTGCGTTGATGGGTACATATGTATATTCTCTTATTTGGTTACTATTTATTACCATTTTTCATTTCTCCAAATGATTCAACTTTATAAATTTCAAGCATTTTTTCAATAGCCCATTTTATTTCTTGTTCACATCTTTCATTATTAAGAACATATATATTGGGTACATTTTTAGGTGGTTTTTTAGGATCAGGTTGAACACTACCAACTTCCTTTTTTATTAAAAGTGGTTCTCTATCACCAATAGAAGAAGTGAGATATTGGATGCATTGGTTAATTGTATCTTTTGACATGGAAAGTTCTTTTGACATAGAATCTATACTTCTAAAGAATGCTTCAGGTTTATCTTGAGGTTTTGATAATAATTCGTTGCCATTATTATCTCTTTGTCGTATGTAAATATAAGAATTTATATATAAGAAAGCCACTAATATATTCTCTCTATTAATAGACGATTCATTCATCATTATGAAATCATATTGAGATGAAGTAAGTTTTGAAAAATCTTTACATGGATCAAAATTCTCAGAAATTATTTTAATCTCAATTCCTGTATCATATCCAATAGAATCTAAATCTTGTTGCACTTCGATCATATTGTTATTTATCATATATTCTAATACGTCAAGTATTTCTTGAAATGCTTTTGGCTTGTTCCGATGTGTTTTATACCCATAAAAATCTAATACCTTACGAATCGTAATCCAACTATAATTTTCGTAAGATCTATATTTATCAATAAGGATATATGTAATATAAAACTTTCTACTAATTCCAAATTTTGTTTTAATATTCCCTTGTATATAATCATTTGGAAAACGTGTAAAATATTCTTTTTGTTGCAATAAAATTTTTCCTCCTTTATATGGTACTAATAAATTATTCTCTGTTTGGATAATAAAGAAAAAATAAGTTCACGAGCGTTCAGTATAGGTGCATTTTTGCACATGATTTTTTAAAATATGCGAAATTCCATGTGCATATTTGCACATAAACTGAACTGAAAGAAGATATACAACTTATTTAATAAGACAGACTATTCGTAATTTATTCGCTACGCTCATAAATTACTCTTTAAATTTTTATCTAATGTTTTTAGTTGGTCTAATTATTTATTCTCCATCTCAATTATTGTTTTGTTTCAAATCAACATATTTGTTCTTATAAATATCCTCTACAAAAAATACTGGTATTTTATTATGATAACGGTCATATAATTCTTGGCTTGTAATCACAGATCTGCACATTCCTAAAACAGAATTTGTTGTTCTATAATAATCCTTTACAATAGATTTGTTTGCATTGAATCTATTTCCTATTTTCCCACAAATAATACAATAGCTTTGTAAATCAGTTGTAACGTGAGACTCTTTACCAGGAAAACTAAAATTATATTGTATAAGACATTCTTCATAATGATGCTTATGTTTTGTTTTCTTTGCGCTGTCTGATATATTACTTCCTGTGTTCTTTTTATGTTTTGGTATTTCGTTTGGAATATTTTTATTCATATATCAATTCTCCTTATTTTCTCTATGTTTTTTTGATTTTGTAAAAATTATTAGGTTAAAATAGCGTTTTAAGGCATAATTTTTCATTTTTATTTTTTAGGTAAGTATTTTATCCTTGAAACTGTTTTCGTTCAAATTTGAGTCAGAATCATATGTTTTTCTCCTTAAATCCCAGTATAAGAATTATGCAGGTATGTCATCGAAGATAGTTACATATCTTGTTTCATGATTCCCATCAGAGAGGTTATATTTGTCTTTTTGTTCAATGCCTGATTATATATTCTCTGTTTGATTTTGTTTTTTTACATAAAAATAAGACAGACGAAAGTAATCATCTGTCTTATGGCAACTATTATTTATTTTATATTGATAACCAATTAGATTCTGGTTTAGCAATTAAACGAGCATTATTATATGCCATATCAAGTGTTAAACACGTATGACCTTGATAATAGTTACCTACTTTTGTTACTGTTAATGCTAGTGATGGAGTAGTGTCATTTTCTAAACAAAGCGGAAGTAATAATTGGATTTTATTTTCGTAATATTGTGGTATTGCTAATTTGTAATTAGCAGACACTCGTTTTTTCATTGTTTCTATTGAGCCATTAAGATTATTGAGTATATTCTTACTATCTTTTAATTTTTCAGGAATACGTTCAATATTATTAATATCTTTTAATATATGTTTATAATTAATATTTATTTCGTAATGCCAATCAAAAAGTAAAAGCGAAGGATCTTCAAAATAATTTGCTCTCGGTGGTCTGTCGGAAATGTTTATATTACCTAGTTCATACGATGTGAGAAATCTTAATCCGTTCTTATCTTGGTATGCATATATTGGTTGATAAAATTCTGTAAATAGCCCTGTATTAAATAGCGCATATTCATTATTAGTAACAATATTCTTTTCTGAAGATAATTTCTTATATGTGTGAACCATATAATTTGTAAGAATTTTATTATTAGGATATGTATCATTAGACCAATTTTCTTTATCTGCTATTTTAATTATATCTTCTATATAATCATTCCAGTTTACTTGAAAATATGACATATATTCAGCTCCTTTTGTATTTTTAAATGCTTCTGTAAGTATATCATATTTCTTTGAATTGTGAAATGGAAAAGTAGCGGTATCATTTGGTTTATATAATTGAAACGGATACGATTCATATTCACTTAATTCTTGTGGTATATATTCTCCTTGTAAATTATTGCAAGCTGTCTGATATGCTTCTAGTGGGGTGGTGGCATATACAAGATAGAAATGATCATAAGGTTCATAACAATATGCTGCTGTTGTTGGTACTAAATAGGTATTCATATGTTGTCCTCCTGGTTTTACAATTATTTTTAGTGTTTCTATATAGGTTGTTCTCTGTTTGTTTTGTATTTTGTGTGTAGTTTTTCAATACCCCCTCTTTATGTGGGTGTGTGAGTGAATGTAGAGGGTGCGAAAATAGATATCGTCAAAATGCTTATAAATAAGGAAGATTTTGGAATTGTGGTTTTGATTTTGGATTAGATTGAGTTTGGATTTTGGGGTTATTGAATGGATTTTTTGTTGATTTTCGTGGTGTTTGACGATATGAGGTGCGATAAGGGGTTTGGAGAGGGTGGAATGGGAGATTTGGTTGATTTTGTTGGGGGATTGGGATTTTTGATGGTAAAATTTTGAAGTTGGTGTATAGATGAATCAGCTATCAGGCTTGCACCTTTTCCGGATCTGGCTTTTAGTTTTTAGTACCCCTAGTCACGGTATTTCTATATTTTTCCGTGTGTTATAGTTGATATATAACAGATAGAAAAAGATTCTTTTGATACTCTTTTGAGTTATAAAAAAAAATTATAGCTAGTTATAATTTATAATGATATCGTATTTTTGAAATTTATAGTTGACAACTACACATATAAATAGTAATATAGAAACAAGCCAATCAAATACACATTTTAAAAGTCTTGAAAAAATATTTTAAAAAAGTGGTTGACAGCTACAAAAATGTGTAGTATGATATGACTTGTAAGGAACAAACAACACCTTACAAAAAGGGTATAAGTACCGCAAATACTTACACCCCTACATAGTGGATAGCATGAAACATACTAGCACCTTGCAATCTTTATTCTAGCATGTTTCGCGCAACATTTCCACAATTTTTTAACTGCACATGACAGCGATGTCTAGTAGGGTATCACACCCACGACAAGCAGTTATGACACCATCCGAAAAGTCCACAGCGCAAGCTGTCGATACTCTCGAAGGTGTCCGACCTTTGACAAAAACAATATTCTAATTTAACTATTGTCCGGCTGAATAGGTTTCAGATAATAACAACTAGTTTTTTTAACATTATACACGGCATGAGGTAATTTTAGCACAATGGCGAAAAAGAATATTTTATATAGGACTGTATCTATACGCTAGAAGTCTGCTTGCAGATAAGCCAATTTGGTATGGATTACGCCGGAAGTGCCGAAATGAAATCCGGTTATTCACTAGCATTTTATCCGTAAGGATAGAACGCCCACAAGGTATGGGCAGGAAGGTTAGGAGGTCTGAAATAATGCTACCAGACTACGCAAAAAGTCTGCCCGTTCCAAGTCGGGATGAAAGCAGAGGATTTCACAAATACAATTTTACGCACCTATGCGAAAAATAGGAGAAAGAGGTATATTATGGGTAGAAATCAGATCAATTTTTCAAAGATGACAGCAGAGGCACTTGCACAGGTTGAAACATTCAAGAAATCAGCAACAGACATTGCTATTGAGGATTTACGGTACAAAAAAGAGATAAAACCACTTAATGCACAGCGTGACGCAATCCTTCAGACACGGGAAGACTATATCAAAAATGGCTTGTCTTTGGATGAAGCTATTACAAAGCATTCGACTCTTGAAGTGGACAAAGCTATCCGCAAGGCTGAGAATGAACACAAGGAAATTATAGCACCATTACAGAAAGCCATGAAGGATACCTATGTATTTATCCCGGATACAATGCATGACGCATATACTAAAAAAATCAATGAAGGTAAGCGTGGCGAATTTCTCAACGCTATCAAAGAATTTCTTGGTAATCTTGGTTTGGAATGTTCACAGGGACAGATTAACAAGTTTGCTGAATCAATGTCTGACAAATTCGGTGCAAAATACGCTACATCTAAGAAGATTGTAGAAGATAGCACCTTCACAACCGCTATTAAAAAGAATCAGTTTAATAAGCTTTTTATGGCTGTATTCTGTGATGTAGTAATGAAGTAATACACATTGTACATAGTAGAACGGCATAAATAATATAATTTGTGCCGTTCATAGTGTGTACAAACATACTATAAGTATAATTAAATTTAGGAGGGCACAATACTATGAATCACGCTGATAATTTAACAAAAGAACAGGTAAGAAATATTTTATTATCATTTTCAGGAAAAGGGGCATATATCCGGCATAAATCCAGAATCATAAAGCCTTTTCTGTTTGCAATAATCTTTATGAGATGGAAGAAGATACAACTGGATTTTATTTGATGGGAGGTATAGAAGAAGCCATTGATTTCTTAATGGGTGCTTAATTGACAAAATATATATAACTATGCTAATATGTAGTAACAAAAGAAAGAAGGTGAATTTTTTGTGATAATCTATACAAAATTAGGACAATATTTACAAGACCACAATATGAAATACATTGATTTACAGCGCAATTTGAATTTAAGTCCTACGGTTATTGCCAAATTCCAAAAAAATCGTTCTGTTACTACTGATACCATAGATAAAATATGTACATATCTACACGTACAACCAGGGGATATTATGGAATGGATAGAAAGTGAATCTATTTTACAAGAGCGTGAAATAGAATCAAAAATAAAAAAATTACAACAACAACTAGCAGAAGTGAAGGCAAATAAAACTTAATGCCTAAAATAACACTATAACTACGCTTATAAGCACCCATCATCCGATAGGGTGCTATTTTTATACCCAAAATTCAAAAAAAAGGAGGTAAACACAATGCCAAAACGCACAGTAAAACACAATCATCTTGTATCAACTTATCCATGCAATAACGGATATGTAACGGAAACAGTCAACCGAAATGGTGAAACAATCCGCACAGCATTTGATACAAATTTGTACGATGCAGAACGGAGACACAATAACTATCTGCGTGATTTATAGGAAGGAGGCACATTATGCCATATCAAAAATATGGAGACTGGTATATTCCAGAATGTCACATCAGATTTCCTACAGAATCTGAAGCATGGGAATACATAAGCGAAAACGCAAACAAAGAGTAGAAAATGTCTGCTCTTATTTTTTTGAAATCAAAATAATCCAAATAGGAGAATAAAGGAAGGAAGTTGTTGAATATGTCATACATCATTACATTAAACGGAAACTACATCGGATCACAGGTAATGTCTAAAGAGGAAGTACGTAAAACAGAATCCGCAGGCTTTACAGTAATCGAAGCTAACAAGTAGGCAAACGTAACTATACAGACTGTATCTGGATAGCTTATTCGGCGACAATAGGCACAACTACGGATGCGGTCTGTCAACTTGAGAAGGCAAAATAAAGGAGGAATGCCAAAATGAAACACACGGTATGTACACGGAAACTCAAAAACGGAACGCCTGTATTAGTCGTAGACTTACGGAAATTAGGCGAAGCATTAGTATGTGCAGCAATAATTATAACAATTATGCTTGCACCATCATTACTGTAGGAAAAGGGGGGTTATTACTATGCCAATTATCACGATCAAAGACATCGAAGATGCATACAAAGACAAACAGACAACACAGGAATGGAACTAGGGAGAAATGCAAATGGAATACCAAGATTTTTATGACATTGCCGATTATTTTAACAATCTGAATTGTCAAGTGTATACAGAAAAAGAAATTGCGACAAACGCATACGAATATAAATCAGAGTATGATTATTCTATGCGTAAAGGCAAACCAACACGGACAATGATTGAGTTATGTAAATTATGTTGTGAAGATATGGACTATCTCAACTATCCGCAGATTCAAGAAGAAAATGCGTTTACTGTTGGACAGATGCAAGAGATATTGAGTGATTTTATGATGGAGATGATGCTATGACAAAGCGGAAAGCAAATGTGAAACATCCGTGTATTTCTTGTATCTATTTCAAGGAATGCGGAGAAACTACACGGACAATGCCATGTAAAGGCAGACAGACAAAAACAGAACAGAAGAAGGTAAAAGCGACTGCAAATAAGTAGTCGCTTTTTTCATGCAAAATTTTAGAAAGAATGAGGTAAATATTATGTGTAAAAGAGTTTATTTGAAGGCAAAAGATGCAGAAAAGGAAATGCAGGAAGCACGGAAGGCAGATGGATTTATAGGCAAAACAGAAAAGATGCTGATTGCAAATATGGTAAAGACAGCACGGAATAATTCAAGGGTTGGTGACAAACTTCTTATGGTTGTTGATCCTAAATACATTCACATTCCAGATTGGCAGAGACGGATCAAGTTGTCAAGAGCTTATGAAATCGGTAACAATTACAATTCATACAAGTGGGATGAACCAAAGGTATTACTTTGTAACGGATTACTTCTTTGCATTGATGGACAGCACAGAATTTATGGTGCATTCAAAGCAGGTAAAGAAGATGTGGTTGTAGAAGTCATGGAATGTAGTCTTAAAGAGGCAATCGAATTGTTCCTGAGTCAGTCAACAGACAGAGCAAAAATGCAACCGATGGATATTTACCATGCCGCACTTGCAGCAGGGAAACCTGAATATATTGCCTTGCGAGATATTTGCCACAAACATAATGTGGCAGTCAAGGGAGATGATGAAACGGAAAATACAGTTGGCACATTAACATCAATTTCCGATGGAATTGGATTTACAAAAACAAAGCCAGAACTTCTAGATTCAATGCTTGCTCTGCTTGGAAAACTTGGTTGGAATGGTTATGCAGATTCATACAATGGAAAAGCATATACTGCAAAAATCATCCGTGCATTAAGAAGATTGTATGCATACTGTGAAGGCAGAGTAGATGAGATGGAACAGGCATTGATTGAACATTGTAATGGAACGGAATTTTTCGTCAATAATATCATGGATAAAACACAGGCACAGATTTTTGATTATCTATCTGAAATTGTTCGTTATGAAATGGAATCTCCATTCACAGAAAAGAAACGCAAGACAGTAAAGCGAAACACAAAGGTAAAAGCAATCTAAAAGCGAATATACATACATAAGCTGTGATAACGGCTATACGGTCTATTAAAACACACGGTATATATAAATAGGAAGGAAGTGATACACATGGCAAAAGTACCAGGAGTACCAACAAGAGAATTTAGAGCTGCATTAAAGGCAAATAATTTCCGGCTTCAACGGAGCAACGGAGGGCATGAGATTTGGGATAAGACAATCACAATTCATTGCTCATTCCCTAATCACGGAAAAGAAATCAATGGAGCATTAGCACAGAGATTGAATAAGGAACTTGGATTAAATATGGAACGGTTTAGAAAATAGGAGGAATTAAAATGGTATATGATTTAATAATGGAAAGTGGAGAATACGCATTGATTCTTCGTGGCTCACGGATGAAAGAATATGCAGTTGTTAATGGACTTAATAAGTCAAAAGGAAGTTGGGCATGGACGTGTACTTATTACAACTTTGGTGAATTTTCTTCATTATCACAAGCCGAAGCGTTGGCGATGGCAGTTGATTATTTTAGATTGCGAACAGAGAGTAATTATATGGGACGCAATAGACTTGAAGAATTGGCAACACGATTTAAAGATTGCATAAACGGAGATGAGGATTTTGAAAATGTATTGGATGAAATGGATGATTGTGAAAAAGAATTTTTTGGAATAGGAAGCGAGGACAAGTAATATGACAGTTGGTGAATTAAAAAGAATGTTGGATGACTATGATGAAGATATGAAAATTGTCTTTCAACCATCGGGTGATATGTATGGAGAACGCATTGGATATATTGAAGAAGGCAAAGGCATAGCATCATTTAGAGGAAATGATTATAGAGCCTTAATTCTTACATCAGATGGACAGTGCGGATCTGTTTGTAATGAAGATGAACTAGATATCTAATGGAGGTGTAAATAAAATGAAAACATATTATATGACAGGCAATAATATTGGAATTGAAGTATTAGCACATAATGCACAGGAGGCTATGAAAAAGGCAGAAAGAACATTGTTACAGGGATTAGGTGGCGATATTGAATTTTGTAGCCAAGAAGATAAAAACGAATATGAAAGTTATGAAAGTGAGGAATGAGTATGGCAAAAGTACATTTTACTGTAACATGTATTGCTACATACGAATCAGAATTACCCATACCAAAGGATATAGCAAATGATAAAAATGCAGTTCTTGCATATATACATGAAAATTTAGAGAATGCGTGTATAGCTGATTTGCAGTGGTCTAATGATCTTGATCCAGATGAAGCAGTAATATTGGATGACATCAAGAATATAGATATGGAAACTAATATGTTTAGGGTGTATCACAGAAGTAAAACACATCCGCAATGGAAACCATGCTTATCAGAATCATTTACTACATTGAATGATGCATTAAAATACAAAGAAGAATGTGAGTCATGGAAATCATGCGATGTTCATGGAAATTTATTTGAATATAAAGTTGTAGAAATGCAATAAATGGATATTTCTTATAGAAAGGAAAATGGTGATAAGCATGAAAAAAGTAAAAGTAACAATGACTGTTGTATTAAATGATGAAACAGACGTAGAAGAAATTAAAAAGTGGGAGCATCACATTGACTATGCGATTGATATGGATAGTTATCCAGAGATTGATCATATTGAGAATGTGAAAGTTGAAGAACAGTAAATGCGTGTTTCCTATGGATTAGAAAGGAGAAATGAAATGAATATTATTGAAGAAAAAGGGTGGACAGTAACCTATATTCCTTGGGAAGATATGGAAGGCAAGCCAAGAGTGGCAGGAAGATTCAAAACTACAAAGGAAAAAGATGAATTTTTAGAAAAGATTCATAAACCTGATTCTGGTTGGATGGATGAAGAACTTGCAATGATTGGTGTAATCAATGATTACAATTACATGTTGCCAAGATAGGAAATTCGCATTTCTTTAGAAGATAGGAGGAAATTTTTATGAAACAGATTATTAAATTTATTGACGCAGATGTTGATGGTTGTGGTACAAATGTGGAATCTATGATTGAGGTTGAAGGCAAACAGGAATTAACGAATGGAATTATTCAGAGAACGAAAGATGCTATTGAAAAATACAAGAAGGAAAATGATGGAGAATATGATACTGATAGCATTATTAATGTAGCATGTGAACATTTAGAATCCGAGGGGTACATGTGTGATTATATTTCAGAAGATGCAACTATTGAGTTCTGATGAATCTAAGATTTCTTAGGAAAGGAGCGAGGAAAATGATAACGAAAAATACACGGAAACAGTTAGCAGATTACAGAAAGCATGGTAAGAAGCTCAAATATCTCCTCAATTATCTTATGGGATTAATTGAGGATGAAGATAATTTCGAGGAGATAATTATAAGAGAAATGAAAGCACTTGAATTCAATGAGGATGAAATTGTTGAATGTCTGGAATATGATTTCGGGTTAGATATGAGTTGGCATCCAACTAAACAGAATAATGCATAAACGCAAAGGCAGTTAGGAGAATAAATACCTAACTGCCTATTTTATTACAAGGAGGAAACGAATATGGGAAACTGGATTGATAAAATGAATGAAATGTTTGCTGAAAACTGCTATACAGATGATGGGCGTGTTACAGTTGATTACTGCAAAAATGCAGATAAAATGCTAATTACTGTTTTGGAAGATACTTTTATAATCAGTAATGTGAGAGAGTATACAGATTTTGAGCTGATGATGAAGTGTATGGAGATAGTAAAAACGCTTTATAATAAATAGATTACGAGGAGGAAACGAATTATGAAATTACGGAATAATTGGTACAAAGCAGACGAAGGAAAGCATTTTGTACTTACAGAAAAAGGCAAAGAAGAGTGTGCAAGTTACAAGTATAAAACAGTTGGTGAACCTGTAGACGAATATGATTATGAAGCAGTTGAATGGTCAGTTGATAACGGATATGTGATCGAAACTGATATTCCAGGATGGGCAAAAGGACTTAAGGGATATGAAGTTGTGTATTACAACGGAGAATATAGATTATCAGCAGGTAATCCACAGATATTTCCAACACGCAAAGCAGCAGAAGTTTATAAAAAGCATTATGAAGCATATGCATGGTTCAATAAAGATTTGGTGATTGAAGAGGTTGAATATGATGGTGTTCCATTAAGTGAATCTAAAATGTACAACGGAAAGGAAATTGTAGATAAAGAACATTACTTTGGACTTGATGCACATGAAGTTGGTGAGTATTTCACAGAGGATATGATTGATTCCTTTATGGATTTATTGCCACCAGCTTGTATGAGAAGCGATTGTTCACAGATTGGCGAGCCATGTTCAAGCAGAATTGATGAAAACGGAGAAGGTAGAACAACATATTCTACATTCAAAAAGGTAGATGATGGAATTTGGGAATACTGTGGTGATTGTTTTAGAGGTGAAAATTATATGCATGGAAAAGATATTCCATATGTGAGATAGAAAGGCAGGTTGATGAAAATGAGAGAAATTAAAGTGCAGTTATATAGAGGCGAAGATGACAATTATGTTGAACTTTGGAAAACGGTTGAGAGAGAAAATGACAAATGTAAATATTATGGAAGATATACATACGGAAATGATGGAACTTGGTATTCAGTATGTGATCCACTTGGTTATTGTGAGTTAAATGCACCAATGGCAGATGATGTAATGTTTATCTGCTGTGATGAAAATGGAAACGAAGTAGTTAGATATTCAAATGCAGATGGAAATAAACTTCCAAAATTTGAAACAGTAATTAAAAGGGAATGGGATAAGGTAAAAGAAAAATTGCAGCATAATACCGAAGATTTGACTAAAAACTTTTGGGCTGAATGCTGGAACGGAGATACAACAATGAAAATAAATCAGTGGTTGTTATCTTTTAAAGATCCAGAATTGTATCCAGAAAAAGCAAATGATTACGATGAAAATTGGACAAATTGTTGGGCAGAAAAGGAAATCGGATATGAGTCAATTCCAAATACAGAATTTGAGTATTTAGGACGCAAATATCAGTTTACAAAGGTAAAACATAAACATGATTATTGTGGTGCTGAATGGTATGAATTTGTATGTACTGATTCTCCATATGTTATGAAGGATACTCCTTGGGTAAAAGATAGGACATGGATTCAGTCTTATATGTATTTGGGTAATTGGTTTGATAGTACGACTTATGGAACAATGTATGATCAAAGAACTGCAAGAGAAAAGGTGGTTGCAGCACTTATCAAAAAGTTTCCTATGAAAGAGAAATGGGATAAGTTACTTTATGTAAAGAAGAGAATAGGAAATGAATTTTATAATTGTGATTGCTGTTATGAAAAATCATATTCTGATATGGCAGATGTGCTTATTAACAGAAATTATCACAGAAAAGATGTTGACCATCTTTGTAAGTTCATCAACAAGGAAACGGAAGGTATAGTATTTGCAAGTAACAGAGGCAATAAATATATAATTAGACAGGCTTACCCAGATATTTATGATTATGATAATTGTCTGATATAAGAATTGAGGTGATTAATATGCAAATTCTTGATAAAGCAATTACACCAGATGGAATTGAAATTGAGTTACATGACTTGAGTGGAGAACACAAATTACCAGATTATAACGGAATGATAATTGTCTTTTGTACAGTTGCTAAAAATACTTTTCCTGAAGGTAAAGGTTGGTATGCACAGAAAGGTAAAGAATTTCGGTCATCTATTTATAGTTGTGGTGACTATACAAAAGACATGGTAAAAGCAGATCATGAAGCATTAAAGGATGGTACAAAAACTCTTGTAGATTTAAAAGCACATCTTTGGAATCATCAGAGAGATTGTTTTGTACTTGGATTATAAGGAGGTTGAGAATTATGAAGACACTTAAAGAAATGCTGATTGAAGCAGGATTTAGAGAAGACAAAGAAATTTTTCATCACGAGTCGGATTTATATGTATATGTAACACCACTTACAACAAGAATTATTGAAGATTGGTGTAATGCAAATGGATATAATAAAGAATGGCATTGTCCTACATTTAGAGATCAGATAACAGGTAAAATGATGTATGATTGTGCATTTCAGTGGTATGAAAATTAGCAGATAGGAGCGTGATTATATGGCAAAACATATTATTGATAAAGACAATACATTAAAAGCATTAGGAAGCATTAACACGTTATTATCTCAGTCGTTACAGATAATAAAAAAGGTAAATGAAGATGAGCAATGGGATTTTTGTACAGATGATGTTTTAGCAAGGCGAGTTAATGATGCTGAAAGATTAATAAAAGAAATATCAGACATTGTATTTCAGAATTAAAAGCAAAGTAAATTGTAATTTACAGTGGAATTTTAGAAAGGTAAAGGGTGATAATTATGGATTATACGCAAGAAGTATTAGATACATTATTTAATAAGAAGGTAAATGAATTTATTCAGTATCAGCAACATGTTTGTAAAATGATAAATAATCTTTGCAGTGAATTATTCCCACAAAAGGTCGTTGATATAATTGATGAGTATGAAAATGCAAAACATCTTCTTTTTACAACAGAAGATCTATGGTTTAGAAGTAATAAGAAATATGGGATAGTAGAAGTTGAAATAAATCCTAATAAAAAGAAAGGAATATCTACTACTAAGATATATGAGAGTGGAATATATACTGTGATAGACAGTGTTAAAAGTTTACAGAATGCAATTGAATCATTTAAAGATTATGAGTTATTACTCAATTTAATTGAGACAAAAGCACCACAAATGATAAAAGATTTAGTTGAATGGAAAAAGAAACAAATGAGAGATTCAATAGATTATCTTAATAACTTGGATTTTTCACTTCCAAATAATAAAACCAAGCATTATATTGTGACAATTAAAATTGAAGAAGTTGAACAGTAATACAGAGAAAAGGAGATTAAAACTATGAGAGTAAATGAAGTAAGAAAAACAGAAACAGTCGAGAAACTTGTAAGAATAGAATACATTGCAGATGATGGAGCTGTATTTAGAAGCGAAGAGGAGTGCAAAAAGTATGAGGAATCAGCACTGTTTGCAATTAGTAAAGAGTTGAAGAGACTCGATAATAAGAAAAATGGAGCTTCTGAATATGATATTTATGATGAATGTTCTGACGAGTATCTGGTAGAGATTTTCAATGCAGAAACAGAAAGAGATATTGAAAATATCAGAAGATATGTATATCTCAAAGCTCTTTCAAATAGTTCATATGCGAGAAAGGAAGATGTTGATTTACCTAATATCACAGCAGGACATGAAGTAATTATTCATTGGAACTATGATGGTGACAGTTGTTGGACAATTGGAAATGGAAGTATTGATGCTTTCTGTGGTTATATTAGAGACAATCTTATGAGCTTAATTACACCAAAGGAAGAGAAAGCAGACTAATATAGAGAATAAATTAAGGCAGATGCAAATAATTGTGTCTGCCTTTTGTAACGGAAGGAAGAAAGCGAGATGCAGTTAATGAAATTTGTAACAAGAGACACCAAAGATAAAAATAAAATTCTTGTATGGTGTACAACAAACAGACTAATTACATTCAGAGATTTTATGCAGTATGTATTGGACAATGTGAAAAATCCCAAAGATTTTATGATTATTGATACAGAAAAGGATCTTGTTTATGACATGTACAAGGTTGCAACAGAAATGTATGGAATGAAAGAGAGAACCTTTGAAGAAAGAATGAATGATGTTCATACAGGAAAATGGGCGAAATATTCTAATGATGAATTGAAAAGTTTAGAGAAAGGAGAATGTAAAGATGATTACACGGAATTGTTTTGGGAAAATTACCCCACGAATAGGTAAATATGTCGTAGAAAAGCGACATGATGGAAAATGGGAAATCAATAAAGAAGAATATTGTTTAAAGACAACAGCAGTTATTGGAGATGGTGTTCTGATGTGGCTAGATATTGAACCATTTGACTCAATGGTAAAAGCATATGCATGGCTAAAGAAATATGTGAATGAATTGTTATAGGAGGTAAGCGAATATGAAGATTAAAGAATATAAATTATACAAGACAGCTAAAAAGACAGCAAAGGAAAACAACTTAGAATATGTCGATTCATTTGAAACTGGCAAGAGAAATATCTTGTTTGATTTCTCATTATTAGATAACACAGATAAATTAACAGATGAAGAGAAACAGTACATTAGAGAACACGCATTACGGAATTTACATGCTAGTGATTGTGAACAGTTCTATGGAAAAGAGTTTGATGATTTTACAGTTTGCAATGGTAGAGCATTATATTATCCACATAAAGTTTATGATGAGCATGGTTGTGAACGCAGATATGTAATTATGCAGCTTGCAAAGATTATTCATGCAAGAGGAACACAAAAGAGTGTTTATGATGACTATGAAACAACGGAAATTAAATTGGATAGTGGTTATACAGAACCAGTAAGAGATTATGAAATATAGAACGGAGGTTGATTGATATGTTAGAGATTAAAAGTTATTTAGGATTCACAGACAACATAAAAGAGCCACGAAAGACAAAGGTTGAAAATACATTGGATCATCTGTATAGATACCACGGGAAAGTAATGAGTGCAGTTAATTTCTTATGTACAAAATTATTGGAAGGTTGCTGGCTTGAAATTGAGGAAAATTATACGACACTCAAGAGAAATGGAGAGCGAACTAAGCCAAAGACATTATATATGTTTATGAATAATGGCGAACACGGAAGACAGTATTTTGAATTGAATAAGACACAATATGATTTTGTCCAGTATCTCATTAATAATGGAATTGATACAGAAGAGAAAATGCTTGCAAGGAATAAAGCAGATATTGAAAAAATGGAAGCTGATAAGAAAGCAGAGGAAGAAGCAAAGCGACTTGAAAAAGAAAGAGAAAAACAGAAAAGTAAAGAGAAAGAGAAATTTAAAGAGTGGTTATTTGTTGAGTCTGCTGCTATTCCAGATTTTCAGATTGAGATAATTGACTCAATATTCCTGGCATTATACGGAAAGGAAAATCCTTGGAATTATTCACTTGCTGTATGTATTAATAATTATGATAAGCCTATGTGTAAAGAAGAAGTTAAGGCGAGATTGCATAATGACAACAAGGCAAGTATCAAGATATTTGAATGTCTTACAGGTTTGAAACTACCAAAGGGATATAGAGATAGAATGGCTTATCTTGATAGTATTACAAGTGCAGATTTTAAAGGTGCAGTTGGATATAAGACACGTAAACATATTAAAAAAGAAAAGGAAGAAGCACAGAAAGAAGAATTTTATATCTTATTAGGCAACTTCACTTGGCAAAAGGTACTTGCAGAACCATTTGTGAAATACGGAATTAAGATGTTTTTATTCTGTGATTATGGTACATGGAAATTATCTCACGAAGAATTAGGATGCAATATTGTGTCAGGAAAGACAAAAACAGAATGTATACAGAAATTAAAAGAGTATATGGATAAGAACGGAAAAGATAAATTCAATGAACTTGTTGATAAAAATAGAAAAACAATTCTTGAAAAGGCAGGAGTAAATCCTAGATTAGCTGGTGAGGTAGCATAGTATGAAGAAATTATACAAAGTAATCTATAAATGTAACGATGGTTCAGAAAAATATACTTTTATGGAAGCAGAAGCCGATTTACGAAAAGCAGAAAAGACAATTGAAGATATTCTCCATCATATACAGGGAATGAATACAAAATTGGTTTCTTTCGAGGAGGTAAACCATGAAGAGAAAAACGTATAACAATGTATTAAAAGCTGCAAGGCTGATTCAGAAGAAAGGTTACGAACAGAAAGAAGCATTGGAAATTGCGGTACAGAAATTTGACGAATTAGAGCAAATGCAAAATGGAATGTCTGTTGAGTGGCTGATTGATAAGATGGCTATAAAAGAATAAAACCAAAGGAAAGAACTGTTTATTTAGAAAGTGAGGTAGTAAATATGACATATTATGAAACAAAAATAGGAAAGATTATTGAGGAAGAGTTCGATTCACGAATGGGAAATGCAGTTATTTCCTATATCATGGATGAAGGAATTGAAAACGTAAAAGAGATTACCGATGATCAGATTGAAGAACTCGAAGGTAATGGACTCATGACACAGGATTTTGTTCAGTCATTAGTAAGGTGTGCAAGACGGATATGCAATGAGTGTGAATTGATTGAGTTGATTGAGTTCATTCGATTACACTTGTGGTGTACTCCAACAGTACATGACGTGTATTTATATAGAGAAGATTTGACAGATGATTCATTCGCAGAACTGCTTGACAATCTCGAACTTGATGAAAGTGAAGTCGGTGAGGAAATTAAATTATTTGCAGTTGTTGATAAGGATTGTTTAAAGGAGTGATTAGTATGATGACAAGAGAACGGTTTGTAGAGACAAACTGGAAAATGAGTTATGAGGAATATCAAAAATGCGATTGTACTGAATGCAAAAAAGAAGAGTGTCCGCATAGAGGAGCATATAGAAGAGTACCTGAAATTGATGGTGGACTTGGTTTATGTCCTAATCTGAATGGAGAGTGATGAAAATGTACAAAGTATATCAATTAACGGATGAAGAGAAAAATAAAATTGTACGACTTCGTTGGGATGGAGATACACATTACTATGATGTATTTGAATCACAAGAAGAGTGCGATGAAGAGCAGAAAAGACTAGATAAAATTGAAGCAGAATATAAAAAAAATAAAGCTGATTATTTAAAAAGTGTAAAGGAGAGTGATTAAGATGTTTAAATATATTATCAGTTATGATGGCGGTCAGTTAAGAGACAGTGGAGAATAACTTAATAGTGATAGTTAAAGCAGAGATTTAATTATCTCTGCTTTTTCTATAAATACATATGAGGAGGTGTTAGAGTGATTAAACCTTACAAAATGTATGGCGACTTCTATGTACCAGGTTGTCCAAATGCTTTTCCAACTGAGGAAGAAGCATGGGAATACATAGAAGAGAATTACTGACACAAGAGGCATCGGCTGGTGACGCAGCCGTGTAAGTCCTCGCTCCTATATTAGTATTATAACACAAAATGGAAAGGAATAGTAATAGTAATGTTTTTGGATTTATCTAAATTGAAGAGGTGAGAAGATGACAAGCACAATAGAAAGAGATTTTGTAGTAAAAGATGGTGTAGCAAGCTTCCCGATGAAAGAATATCCAAACTATTGCGGAATTGAAGATATTGGATATATTTCACATGGAGAATGGGCAGACGCAGAACTTGAATATAAGGGAAAATTATTCAATGAAAATGTGGTGTCAGATACAATGTGGGAAAGATTTATTGAAGAATTTCCTGATAAAGATGGAGATTATGAAGCGTTTAATCAGTATATGTATGACAATAAAGACGAAGTATATGAGTTATTAGAAGATTGGAGTGATAAAAATGAATAATGTTTTTGTGATTGACAAAACAACAAAATGCAATTTAGGAGTTCTTGATTTTACACCACGGAAATATGACAGGATTTCTATGAAAGCATCTGAATGGAAAGAAATAGAAGTAGTAGTTGAGTGTGTATTATATGAGCCATTGGAACATGCAACATTGGTTTTTGTAAACATTGTCGAGCCATACTACACAGCTATGGTAAAAGAAATTAAGTGGTAAGAAATAGCAATTTCAAATGGAAAGGATGGTTGATTTTATGAAAAGAGATAAATTAGAAAAATATCTTGATGAATTATCAGATGGAACAGATTTTGATTTTAGAATATCAGAAATAAAGAATGGTGAAGTTGAGTTATATATGCAGGGAGATAACCCTTGTAATGAGGATTGGTGTACTGAAATTACAATTAAGAATCCAAAGACAAAGAAAGAATTAATAGAGACTTTACACGAAAAAATGTGGGAACTTTATGATGATTTTGATGTTGAAGAAGAAACATATCTTATGTTAGAAGCAAAGAGAAATGGATTTCAAGGTGTTCCTGGTGTGGTTGATCTTGTACATAATGAGGAATATAAAGAAAATGCATTAAAAGAGTTTGCAGAAAAGTTAAGAGATTTATTATAGGAAGGAGTGCTTAATATGTTAGATATTACAAACTTATATGCTTACAGGATTGAAGAATTGGCTGTTGGGATTGTAAAGGCAGATTCATATGAAGATGAAAGAGAAAAGGTGAAAGCAGCTTATTTGAAACACAACGATTGCTTTGATTCTGAAAGAGATTTTATTGAGTTAAAGGAAATTGCAGAGAATGATTCATGGTTTAGTGATAATCCTGATGTAGTTGAAGTCGATGAATTAATATAGAAATGGAGTGACAAATATGAATTATACTTATTTTGGAAACAGAATCGAAAGAAGTTCATTAGGGAATCTGGGATTACAGTTATTAGAATCTCAAGAGAAATTAGTCTCTCAGGAATATGAAATTGAGAATCTTAGAATTAAAGCAGCCATGTATAAAGCATATTTCTTTCGTAATTCTTCATTAGCAGAAAAATTACAAAAACAAAGTGAAGAAAACAGAGATGCACTTATTGGAGAGTTTGATGGTTTTTCATATGCAAGTTGGAGAGCAAACGCTGTATATAGAACGCTTGAAGATATGTGCGATGAAGGACTATTAACTGAAAGAGAATACAAAGAATGCAAAGTATGAAACAAGAGTTTCAATGGTTTTAAATTGGAGGTAGATGATATGACAAAGAAAGCACAAGAATTATTTGAACAATTTCTTAAAGAGTATTGCGATAAAGGATATATGTATTCTGGAATGCTACCATATGATATTCGGCATAAAAACGAATATAAAGAACTTGAAAAATTAGGACTTATCCAAAAGCGAAATCGAAATTGTCCCAGTTTTGCTTATGAATTAACAGAGATAGAAAGGCGTAAGCTTATTACGGATTGCAACCTTGAAAAATTATGGGAAAAGAAAGCCAGTTATTTTATGGAAAATGGTAAATTTGAGGAAATAGAAAAAGTAATGAAATGAGGATTTACTCGGAAAGAGAGGCAAATAATATGGTAAGAAAAATTAACAATAGATTATATAAAATCAATACATATGCTTCTGCACACATTATTGAAATAGATGACAATTATGATGAAGAAGTACAGAAGTTAAGAAAAGAAATTCAGCTTGACAGTCTTGGATACAAATTAAATTTACTTGTATATCTTGCCACATTAACGGTACAAGGCTATGCGATTTTAAGCGTAACGGAATTTAACATTGATGGAAGTAAACCTAGAGTTGCTTATGCAAGTAGCAAAGATTTTAAAAAGATTGTTAAGTATTATTCTAAGAAGAAAGCAGAATGAAACGATGATTTCTTAGTTTAGAAAGGTAGGCAAATAATATGAATGAATTATTGAATAAATTGCAGAGATATATAAAGGCATATAAAGAACCGCCATATGGAAAAGAAGTAGAAGGCACAACAGAACTTATGGAGGAAGCTTCTCAAACTTTAGTAAAAACAGCGCATAGAGTTGTGCTTTTAGAAAACCAATTTATTGATGGTATGTATGTAAACTATCAGGGAGATGATGAAATGGATGGTATTGAGTGTCCTATATGCAAATATGAAGTTGCAAGTAATGATGATTATGCAGAAATGCGACCAAAGCATTGTCCAGAATGTGGCACAAAACTTATTTATTAGAATCCTATGAAACGGCGATTTAGATAGGAGTGATTGGAATGGATTATAAAATAGGTGATACAGTAAAAATATCTGTTTATGTAACAGAAAAATGGGGCAGATTAGTTACTTGTAAAATCACCAATAAGTATATAAGAAATAATACTACTTATTATTCTTTGCGAGAGATAAATGGAATTTATAGAGTAAGTAACGTAAAAGAAAACCGATTCATACTTGATTAACATGAAACGGAAATTTCCTGATAGATTGAAGGACAAAGCAAGGATGAAATAAACTAATTAAAAGAAAAGAATGGAAAGGAGATATATTATGTTTACATTAAATGATTTATTGGATCAAGTTGATTGTCAAGGAGAAGTTAAAGTTCTTGTGATCGAAGAAGAAACTGGCAGTGTAAGAGAGGTTTTTCACGGAAACGATTTAAGCCAAGTTCCATATAGTATTGGTTGTAAGGAATTAGTTTATATTTATAGTGGAATAGGAGATGATAGTGATTTTTGTACTTATTATGAAGTAAATGAATAATTTCAAAATTCAAAGAAATATTTGCAAAGTTGATATTTGCGAATATTTTATGGAAATAATGCAATGTATTTTAAGAGAATAAATAAGAGGTTGATTGATTCGACCTCTTATTTTTATGGAAGGGAGATGTCCAAATGCCAATATTTGATTTATCAGGGTGGAATGTGAAAACATGGAAATATAATTCACGGAATGTTGAAGAACAATTACATAAGAAAAATGCTTGGATTGCAAAGAATTATAAGCGATATCAAATTGAAGAAATTTACGTAGATGGTGCATGGGCTATACAGTATAGGAGGAAAACAAATGGAGTATGTGAGTTGTGTTGTGGATGAATTAGGGATGCCGATGTATCGAGTATCATACTTAGAACAGAGAGGATGTTTGGAAGATGTGTTAAATAATCATCCTGAATGGAGAGTTGTTTGTTTGTTGATAAATGGAGAGGAGTGATGAGTATGACAGGTGATAAAATGAATACATTGTTAGGAATGAAATGGGATGATGTTTCTGAGATTGATAAGAAGGAATTATTGGCAAATGCAGTTGTGAATAGCGGCATAACATCTGATCCAGTACAAAATGGTGAAGATGGTATTGTTGATATGATTCATCCGTTATCAATTGCAGGACGTTTAAGTTTAGACGGAGAAACTATAGAAATTGATACTGATGCTGTAATATACAATAGCGAAGGGTATTCTTATATTAATAATGATGATTAAATCTTATATAACTTGCTTCTTTATAAATATTAAGGTATAATTAAATTAATTTAACCAATTTGGATCGAGGATAGCGAAAATCTATCTAAAATAAAATTGGAGGTATATAATATGAAAGAAATTTACGAACAGATTAAACAAGAAGGAATTGATATTAGCAAAATAGTACAGAAAAAGGCAACGAAGTTGAAAAATAAATTGGTTGCAGACATTACATCACATAAAAGACAAGAAGTGCTAGAAGATTTACTGCAAATATCGTGTGTGGCTGATTGTGGAGAGTTGTCGGTCATCAATTATATATTAGACGATGACAATAATGACACTTGGGAAGAAGCAGCGATTGTGTTTGCAAATGCAATAAATACGGTACAATAAAAATATTGATGAAGAGAAAGCGGCTTTTATAGTCGCTTTTTTCATGCAAAGAAATAGTAGAGAATATATAAGTATGATATAATTAGACTGAAGGAGGTTGAGTTATATGGGAGTTTTAATTTTAATTATTATTGTGATTGTTATTATTAGTTTAGCATTAAGTGATCCAGGAACAAGTTCAACAACGACAACAAAATATACACCACAACGTAAGTTCGGAGATGGAGCAAGTATGTATGATTTTAAAGATTATGTCAATGCAAAAGCAGATAAACATCTGAAAGAAATGGAAACTAAAAGAGAAAATAAATTTAGATAGAATAGAAAGGAAGGTTGATGGTTATGTTAGGAGCATTATTATATGGAGCAATGTCGGCAGTATGTGGACTTGGTAGAGCTGTTGATAACGAAAGAACTAAAATAAATACTACTCATGTAAATGAAAAGGGACAAACCGAGTATTACGATCGAAACTGTTGTCGATACATTAATAACGAAAAAGTGTACAAATGGACTGAACATGATAAATATGGAAACGCTCATGTATTGACAATTGGTATGAGTAGCGGTCATGTCTATAATGATACATGGGATAAAATAATGGCAGAAGACGAAAGAAAAACAAAAGAATCGTATGAGGATGCTATTAGAAGAGGTCAGTTGTCCTATATAGATTATAGTGATTACAGATTTGCTTGTAATTCTGGAATTACAAAAGAAATTAGTACAGGAAAAGTGATAAATTGCCTCGATGAAGTTTATAATCTTGCAACAAGAAAAAAAGAATATAGAAAATGGTATGTGACAGAAGCTGCGTTAAAGGAACATGGAAAATATGCATATAAGAATACCGCTAAAGGTGATTACGGAATTGTAATAACTAAAGAAGAATATTGGAAGCTTGGGGGTAAATGTGCATTTAATATGGCTCATACTCCAACAGATAGGATTGTGTGGGAAAAATTATATGGAATAGGAGGCGCACATGAATAAAGAACGTAGACGTAGTATTAATAATATCAAGGCAAATATAGTAAGATTAAAGAAAGAAATTACAGATGTATCGTCAGAATTATCTATTGTATTAGATCAAGAACAGGATGCATTTAATAACATGCCAGAAGGATTACAAAGCAGTTATAGAGGAATGTGTTCGGAAGATTCTATTGACTTGATGGAAGAAGCCATTGATAGTTTAGATGATGCAATAAAATCATTAGGAGACATATTATAATGAAAGTAAAATATAAAGATAAATTAGTTGAAATCATTGAATTAAAATCAACATCATTTGTTGATCGCCTACAAAAGCAGAGTAAAACTGTTCCATTATTTTCTGTGGATTATATATGTGCAGTTAATAAAGAGTATCAAATATATAGATATGTTGATGTAAAAGCGAACAGAGTCAAATATGCATTGGAATATATAATTGATTATAATACAGCATATGCAATTATATGTGATACTAAGATTGATTTTGAGGATTTGGTGAAGTGGTTTGAAAGAGAAATATTAAAGATTGGAGAGTGATTGATATGATTATATTTAAAGAGAATAAGAAAACAGGATTACAGTGTGGAATTAATAATAATGGCGATTTATTTTTAGGTGACGATAGAAGTGGGTACAATTTGCCGGATACAGAAGAAAATAGAGAACGTGTGAGAAGAGATTTTGATTTTTATAATAAACAGTAAATAATAGTTTCTTTTGGAAGATTGGAGGTTAAATTATGTTTGAATGGAATGTAGAAGATTTGAAGTTGCTGAATCAGGGAAGTAGTATAAAAGAAAAAATATATAATTGTGAATCAGACGTAAAAAGAGAAGACAAGATTACGTTTGTTGATAAAATGCAAGACAACGAATTAAGTTATATCTTATCACTTGCAGAGAAGTTTGAAATAGAAAAACAGGATATGCCGACTGATAATTGGGGAGATGTAAAAACAGTATCACTCAAAGCATGGATCAAAAGAAATGACGAGAGGAAATTGATTGACAACTCATATCAATACGGATACATTCGTTTTATGGGTGAAAGAAATATTCAATATATTAATAGAAAAGGTGCATATGATACCTATGAAGATTATGTTGATGAAGTCTTCCATCGCCAGTTAAAAAAATGTGAAAATTTAGAATATAAATATTTTTTAGAACATGATGAATATTCTATATTAAAACAGAAATTCAGAGACAGAAACTATAGTACGACATTTGGGGTGAATATTGGTTCTTGCAGCGATGGAAGTATCTTTATATATGATAATAATGATAGTAGTAAAAGAAGAGACATTACTATTGAAGAATTAAAATATTTACTTGAAAAATATGAAGAGTTGGATGAGCTTGTAAGAAAAATAACCGCTGAGACAAATATTAGGTATTAAAAAGCCAAGTAAACCAAGTTTTCATGTGGAATGAAAGAAGTAAGTAAATGAAAATTACATCAGATATGGTAATAGAATTTAAGAAATTGGAGATTAAATTTTGAAAATAAAATTAAAAACAACAAGTGGGAATTATAATAAATATAAGGATTTCTTATCAAAATATCAATATGAAGAGAAAATAACCTATTCTTCCTGGTATGAACCAGACATTTTTCATAATGAGAGATACAGGATTACTTATATAAATGCTTCAATTCAAATCAGTTCTTTGGATGAATTATTTGAATTAGCAAAATGTCTTCCTAACAAAAGTCACGAAATTATTGTAAATAATGATATTGAAGAGGAAGATAGTCCTTATATCGAAATCTATGATAATTATAGGGAATGAAATCTAGGTTTAAGGCAAGAAGGGAGATTATAAGATGAGTACAGCAACATGTATTAAGAACTATGATGGTGTTGGATTCTTAAAAGAAAATAAAGACGGATGTGAAGAAGTTCATATCAAAAAAGGTGACGTAATTGAATGGGATAATCAAGGATATCTTTGGTTTGATAACGTATGTTTCGGACATATGGATGCTTATCCTGGGCGATATTTTAAATTTTAAGGATAATGAAATTTAACTTTCAGGAGGAGAGCTATGCTAATAGAAGAATGTAATGGAAATTGGAATTACATGTATGAATTTAAACTTTGTGGTAATTGGTATCCATGTCATGTCATCGAAGAAAAAGACACTGTTAGAAGGAGTGACGACAGAGTATGGATCTTTACGAGAAATGGAAGTATAACTACAGAGCGGAATGAAAATGTTAGAAAGATGAGTGAAGAACGGTATTTAAAACAGAGATCAGAGTACATGAGTTATCTTGGAGAATTTGCTTCTGATCGTCGATATCATGAAAATGTAGGGGAAGATTTAGCGCTATTTCATGACTTAGTAGAATTGTAAAAGAATATGGTATAGAAAAGGTAATGAATTTTACATTCATAACGGAGATTAAATATGTGAGTGTCGATTTCTTTGCAGAAATTAGTAGAAAAGTATAAATGGAGGATAAAACCCCCAATGCATCAACTTCAGAAATACTTGATTTACTTGGAAGATTGGAAGAGGTGGTATAAATGGAATGGAAATGTCCTGTTTGTGGTAAAGAATTTGAGTATTTTGGTATTAAAGAGTTTGCATCAGCACCTAAAACTACGTTATTTGGTACATTTAAAATTAAAGACATTAATGGAAATATTAAGACCGTAGATAGGAAACTAAATAAACCAGTTTGCTCAGAAGAATGTAAGCAAAAGAATGAAAATCAATATTTTGTTGAAAAGTATAAGGGAAATAATATTTATTGCGTAAATGGTAGATATATGCCTTATCTTGAATGCGATTATTGGTATGATAGTATTGAAGGAGTTAGAAAAAGAATTGATAATCCACATTTAATTCCGGCTACGCCACAACTAATGCGTGGATTGCATACTGTAATGAGTGGTGAGCCTGGAAATTTATAATAAGAAATGACGATTTCTTTTTATGATTCGGAGGTGATAATATGAAAATAGTTGGTAGTTTTATAGATTGTGTTTATGAATCACATCTATATAAAGAAGATGTGAAAAATATTAGTGCAAAACTTATAAGCAGATTGCCAAGTAAAAGAATCTGTGAAATGGCAAGTGTACTTATAATCGACACAAAATATGATGCGTATGTTGTGAAAATACGAAGACCTGAGTTGAATAGTAACGGATTCGTTGATATAGAAAAGACTCATAATAAAATTTACGAAACTGATTTTATTGAAATTTCAAAGCGTGATTATAATGGATTAGATTGGAAAGAAGCTATTAAGAAAACAGATGAATTAATGAAACCGAGCTCATTTGTTATTTTCAAAACAGATATTGATGTAGATACATTAATTTAATGAAAAGAATTGTTTCTTGATAACTGTTAGTAGAAATACTGCCAATTATTTCATTACAAGAGAAGAGTAGAAGAAAGAGTTATTTCATAAGTTAAATTAGGATTTAGTGGAGGTAAAAGAAAATGAAACGAGAATGTAAATTTATTTTAAGTGAAGAAGAGATAACCTGCGTAGGGGATATTAGAAAAACCAAAGATACCATCAATAAAATAATTTCAAACATAGATAAGCTAAGAAAAGAAGAAATAATAGAAGCGTTGAAAACATGCGATGAAAGACTGATTGTTGCACTGAAAAAACTAGAGATAAACTGAAATTAAGTAATGAAAAATTGCTTTCATCATTAAAGTAAATAAAAATAAACATAAACCGCAATTGTGTCGATAATAGTAAACATTAGAAGCAGAAACAACTGCTTCTTTTTTATTGTAGAAAAACGAAAGGAGAGAATACATATATGAAAAATAATTGTAAAAATGGAAATCCAAAAAAGAAAAGCGAATTTATTTGTCTGTCATGTGGTCGAATTATTATGGATGGAATTCAACGACCACGGCAGCGAGAAAAGGATCATATAAAAGATTTATTTTGTGTGTTTGAGGGTAAGGACGTAAAAAGCATCGAGGTTAGATGGTGCGATGATGTGAACGAAATAAGAGCAAAAGTTCCAGAATTAAAGAGAGAATATGGATACAAGTAAAGGAGTGATTATAATGAGTACAACAAATTGGATTTCTAGCCCTAGCATAGATATTATTAAATTATATAGAGCAAAAAAAAGATGGAGCAGAGAATGGGTAACAGGCACCTTAATAGGATGTGATGAAATTAAAACATCATCGAACGAATCGGTAAAAATTAATAAAGATACAGTATGCATGTGCTTCTCTTTGCACAATCCCTATTATGGATGGGATGAATCTACTCCAATTTACGAAAAAGATGTTGTGTGTTTACAGAATATGAAAACAGGAAAACGATATTATTGTATTTTACGATGCTACAAAGATGAAAAAAAAATTACAGTGGATATTAGAAGAAATCAATAAGAATCCATTTGTAATGGATTTTGTCAAATTTTGTGTTTATCCAGATCCAGATATTTTTCTAAGTATTATTGGAAACATCATAGATGATGGGGAATTGTTACACCGATGTAAATAGAAAGAAAGAGGTTGATAAATATGGCACAGACAAAAAACTATACAACTAAGAAAAAAGGAAAAACAGAAGTGCAACCATTCTGGAATATGTCAGATATTAAAAATGTTGTAGAGTGGTTTGAGAAGAACAACGAATGGGACGGATATCTAATCACATTATTGGAATTGCTTCTTGGCAGACGAATTGGCGATACAGTAATGATGAAGTGGTCGGATTTATATTATGAGAATGGAAATCGAAAGAGTGAGATTGATACTATTGAAGAACAGAAAACAGGAAAGATTACTAATCTTCCTGTGAGTAATATGGTATGGGAAGCAGTTGATAATTATTTGTCGCATACAGAAGTAGATCCGATGAAACATTACAATGATTATATTTTTGAATATGATCCTAAGACAACATGGTTAAAGAGGGATGTTAATTCTATTATATATGGAAATGTAGAGATTTGGTGTGATGCGTTACAAAAAGATTTTTCTGATAAAAGAAAAGAAAATATTACTTCAGCTTACAAAAAGCAGAAACAATATGAGACGATTGGTGAATATCTTCATTATGTTGTTGAGTATAACGATGTTGTAAAGTGGCAGACAGATGATTATAGAAAGAAATTAAAGAAAGCGGTAGAAGCAGCCAACATCCAATATGCCGTAAGTTCACATAGCTTGCGTAAATCTTTCGGTTATTGGATACATAAAACTCATCCATTCGATCCTGATTGTTTATTATCTCTTCAGAAGCTGTTCAATCACACAGACCTTCAGACTACTATGAACTATATTGGATTAACAGAAGAGAAAAATAGACAGTTGATTAACGATCATGGAGAGTTCATTCATAATGTACTTGCAGGTAATGGAGATGAGATAGTTAAGAATATGCCAGTTATCTCATTGAAGTCTGATGATTTTGGAAAGATAATTCGTATGCTCACAGATGATGTGGACAAGTATCAAGCAGCAATTAATATGGCAAATGAGTTAAGGGTTATATAAAAAGAGAATATATAAAGGACGATGAGTTATTTATCATCGTCCTGGTTATTAGATAATAAGTAATGATATGTCAACAGTCTTGCTACCTGCGGATCTTCTGATACAAGTATTTCATTAGGGGAACAATCAAGAACTTTACATATTGATTCAAGTGTGTCAAGCTTAATGGCAGTAGATTCTCCTTTGTAAATCTTGTCGATTGTTGGATATGTTACGTTGATTTTTTTAGCTAATTCATATCGGGACATATTTTTTTCTTTCAGTTTATTTTGTATAGATAGTTTCATATTAATGATCCTCCTTTACATATACAATACCATATATATTTAAAAAAATAAATATAAAAAATATTTATAATAATACTTGACAATATATATAGTATTGTATATAATACAAAACATAGAAAGCAAAAGAGAAAGGAGGATGCTTATGGATATTAGAAGATACGATATTGTACAAGCTGATTTAGGAAAAACAATTGGATCAGAACAGGGTGGAGTTAGACCTGTGCTTGTTATACAGAATGATATGGGAAATATTCATAGTTCTTGTACTATAATTATGCCATTGAGTTCGAAATTAAAATCACTTGAAATGCCAACACATACTATTATCCATAAGGATACCGATAACGGATTAAAAACAGATTCAGTTGTGTTGGGAGAACAGATGCGAGTAATTAGTAGTCAGCGAATTATCCGAAAAATCGGTTCAGTTACTGACAACGATACCAAATTAGCAATTAAGAAAGTTTATGAAGCAAATTTTGGAGAATAATAAAGGAGTGAGTATTATGGAATTTATAATAACGACTATTGATGAAGCAAAAAAAATTGCAAAGAAAAATGCAACGGTTCTTGTTGCCGTAAGAGATTTGGAGCAGGAAGATTGCAATGAAGAATTTACTTCACAGATGTTTGTTGATTGCTCAGATATGTTTGAGAAGGCAAAGACAATTGCTCAAATTGCCGATGATTTATTGAATCAGGTTCGTGTTTTTACTGAATATCAGCCTGATCCGATTAATTATATCCCAAAAGGGAAACTTGGAACAATACTTTTCCAGAAGTCAAGACACAACGACCTAGAATAACAAAAGTTGCATGAATTAGAAATTTTTGTAAAAATATTGACAAAAACAAACATATGTTCTATCATTGTTCGTGTACGGAAAATAAAAATGCAGTCAAGATTAAGTTTGGCGACTCCTTGACTGCATCAACACACGGTATATACTAGATACACCTTATATAATATTACATATTTTCATTAAGAAAGTCAATACTTTCTCGATTCGTAGTATCTTTTATATTCCATTATCAAAACTAAATAAAGGAGTGATGAAATGGCACAGTATGTTATTACTGATGGCACTCGATGGATTATGCGAGACAGGAAGGGGAAATATGTCCCTACGTCTTGTGAGGCTCTTGCTGACGTTTTTACCAATAAACAGGCAACAGGGATCTTCCAAAGTAACTTGTCTAAGGCTTTGAAATCGGTATTTCGTGTGCAGAAGATTGATGAGCCTCCAAAGCTAATTAAGCAGATATCACAGGAAACAGTGCAAGAAAATACCGAAAAGGTATCGACTGCCGAGAATGTGCAACGTTGGATTGACAAAATTGAGGGGTTAAATGGACTTGCGACTGAAGCATTACATAGAAAAGATGAATTGGTTCAACAATTAAGTAAGGTTGACCAGGAATTATCTGATGTGAATCATTACATAGAGTTCTGTAATTTGAATGCAGCACAAGGCTATAAAGCATACAAGATGATTAAAGATAGGAGAATAAAACGGAGAAGTATTAAAAATGAGTTACAGGTTGTTGATATTATCTTGAGTAAAAAAATATGCGAAACCGCAACAGATGAAATTCAAAAAGCTATTGCTGGAATGGATCAGCGTACATATGAACCACGAGTCTTGAATGAGTTATTCAATTTTTAAAGGAGGTATTGAATTATGGTTTTATGCAACAATTGCCAAGTTATGATGATTCCTACAATGTCGTTTTCACATAACGGCAATAAAAAATATTGTAGATGTCCTCGTTGTTATGCTGAGACAAAGAAGCAGCGTTTGGATAGAAATGAATTGTCTTTTGGAGAATATCTGAATAAAGCAGTTAAACGAAAATAAATTTAGGGTAGGTGTATTGAATGAAAGAAGAAATATTACGTGATAAATTACAAAATCTTTCTGTAGAGCAATTGGGGTGGATTAATGAATATTGTGATAACAATATGTCGAAGTTAAAAAAGATCAGTTATAACGCATTCTTTAGATATGGTATTCCAGAACATGAACATGATGAGTTATATGATGACGCAATGAATGTTTTAATGGAGAGCGTTGTAACCTTTGATTCATCTCAGGGAGCAAATTTTAATACCTATTTAACCAATAACATTAAAAAGTCGGTTATAGATTGGTATAGAGACAATTATCAACGAGGTAAAAGAAGAAATTTGCTAACTGATAAAAATGGGAGGATAGTGAAGGTTGATAAAGATGGGAATATCACAAGTGATCAAAAAGGGAAACCGCTTATTATTCCAAACAGCTCATTTGATGCACCTGATGACGATGATAATAGTTTGGCTGATAAACTTGCATCAGATTTCAATGTCGAACACGAAAGTGAATTTGATTTTGAAATAGAACAAAAAGTGGAAGATTTTTTGGACACATTACCAAAAGTTCAAAAGAATATTTTACTTTTATTGAGACAACACGAAAGTAAGGAATATATCAAACAGCAATTAAGTATTTCTGACAGAGAATATAATAGTGCAATTAAGTCAATTAACATGAATAAAGGACTTTCTGCATTTTCAGAGAATAAAAATGATGGAAATTATGAATTGGAGGTAACGGATATGGCAGACAGAATTATTGAAATTGGTGAATCAGAGAATTACAGAATGGACAAGTACAGTATGTACGCATTATTACAGGACAAGAAAAACGGAGATATGAACTGTAATTACATTTTGCAGCGTGAACCTTTTCAGTGGAATAAAGAAGAAGCAAATAGATATTTTTGTCGGATTCTTAGCAATCTTCCAATTCCTGAGATTATTCTTTGTGAACAAAAGAAGAAAGGATTAACAATTTCTCATCTAATTGATGGTTTACAAAGACTTTCATATGCTGAAGCATTTAAGGAAAATCGTATTAAAATTGGTTCGGCAGGAGCAGAAAGACATTTAATCCAGTATAGAGATTATGTTTTAGATGAAAATGGTAATCGTGTATTAGATGAAGACGGACTTCCTGAATACGAAATGAAAGTGTTCGATGTGATTGGAAAGTATTATAAGGATTTGCCAAATGAACTGAAAAAGAGATTTAATAATTTTAATATTAATGTAACTAAGTTCTTTGATTGTACAGACGAACAAATCGCAGATCATATTCGTGATTACAATAATCATGCAAGTATGAACAAGGAACAGAGTGGCTTGCTGAATGTATCTGCTGATATTGCCGTACATATTAAGGAGATTTCACAGAAAAATTCTTTCTTCAAGAATTGTGGTAAGTTTACAGATAATAATTCAATCAAGGGAAAACGTGAAAGAGTTGTTGTTGAATCACTTATGTTGTTGTTTTTCCGTGAATCATGGAAAGCAAACCTGGATTCAATTTATAAGTTTGTTAATGAGAATGCATCGGAACAGCAGTTTATGAAACTTAATTCACAGTTCAACAGACTGGAATTAGCATTAGGCGATAATAATAAAAAATTATCAGAGGTATTATTTACTCCAACTACGATGCCAATGTGGATTGCAGTGTTTGATAAATTCACTACATATAATATGGAAGATTCTCGTTTTGTTGACTTTTTAAATGCTTACAACACAGAACTCAAGGATAAAGATATCAACGGTGTATCAATGGCAGACTTTAAAGATCAACAGACAAAGAAAAAGACAACTATTACAGGCAAGATTGATTTACTTGTACAGCTTATGAACGAATTTTTACATATCGAACAGACAACGGAGAATAAGGAAGTAGAAGATAGCACCACAGTAGCTTCTGAAAAGGATTTTGTACATAGTGTAATTGAGGCAGATATTACAGATGATGATATGCAGGATTATAAAGACTATATCGAAGACACAGTAAGAATGTCATCTCCATTATACCATCAGGCATACCCGGCTCTATTAGCGATGGCTGCATATGTGTATAGCTGCGATAAAGATGATGAGTTTAATAAGTTTATTAACGGATACGCTGATAATACATGTGAGTTTACAACAGATCAGAATGTTAATTACAACCAGATAAAAAATGCTTTTCAGGAGTGGCTGAAAATAAAGGAGGTGGCTGCGTAATGCCGGATATTAGTATGTGCTTTGGTAAGGATTGTGACAGAAGAGAACATTGTTATAGGTATATGGCAAAGCCAAACCAAGTTCAAATATATAGCAAGTTCAAGATACAGAGCTGGATGAAAATACAAATAAAAGATATTTACAATGCAATATTTGTAATGCAAAAATATATGTAAATCTGCGAAGTATATGTCTTTGTTGATAGCAATAACAGGAATTATATTTCGTAGCATCATCTATCTTGTATACATAGTCAGTTCTGACATTCTAATATCTTGTATCTTATAACTCGATATATAATTCCTGATTATATAGATAGCATAAAAATGAAAGGTGGTGAGAATATGGGTATTGGATGTAGACCGATTGGTAAGTTCAAGAGTGAAATGGTTAAGATTGAAAATAAGATTGCCAAGGAAAAGGCAGCACATGTTGTAAAGAAGAACAATAAGAAGGGAGAATAATTGTATGAATAAGAAAACAGTTACATATCAGTTACACACAAGACGGTTGGATCGTGAGGTCGCACGTCATAAAATGAAGAAAGCTGGCGTTATTTAGCTCAATAAGGACAAAGGAAATGGTAGTTTCTTTGCACGTCATTGGCGTGAGTATGTATAACAAATATGATGGACTTGCAATATAGTAAGTTCATCTATAATGGGCTGTGGTGAAGCGGTCAACACAACAGATTTTGATCCTGTCATTCGTGGGTTCAAGTCCCACCAGCCTAGTTATGTGCCACTAGCTCAGTCGGTAGAGCACTCGACTTTTAATCGAGTTGTCACGAGTTCGAATCTCGTATGGCACATTATTTATTATATAGGAGGTGTTTGAAAATGAAAACAATAGATAACAAGTTTGAAATTGGTGAAGAATGTTATACCTATGCAAGAGAAAATTTAGCCATTATTTGTCCGATTTGTAAAGGAACTAAAAAGATTTTTTACAATAGTTATGAAATTCCATGTAAACAGTGTGATGATTCAGGCAAAATTGTAGGAAAGCAGACAGTGGTTGCTCCACATAAGGTTAGAATCAGAAGAATTATTGCTAATATTTGGAATGATGCCATCACAATTAAGTATAAGATTGATGCTGTTGATGATTACATCAATGTAAGAAATAGAGGAGAAAGTTCTTTATTTAAGACATTGGAAGAATGTGAGCAGAAGTGTAAAGAAATTAATCAGGGTGAGAGTAGTATATTATAAAAAGAAAGGAAAACGAAAAATGTTATTAAAAGAATGGAAAACAAAGCCATTTAACAATGGTTTGTATCTTTTGGGCAAACAAAATTTAGATGAATTTAATGGAATAAGAATGTGGCATGATAAGGATATTCCTAAACAAGATAAATTAGTTTGTGTATATAACACAGAAACGGATAGAGTTAGTGATAAGTCAGTATATATTGATGTTGATGGAAGAGAATATATTAAAAATAAAAATGAAAAATGTTATCTTGACGAGTTTAAATGCATGAATAATCAATCGGCAGGTTGCTAGGAAAATTCTCTTTCTTTGGATTGTGAGGTGAAAAGATGTTAAACAGCGATTTTAAAGGTAATAAATGTTCAGGATGTGGTGAGTGTAAACATGCGGATCACGATAAAATGAAATGCTATCCTGAATCAGAAGATTGTAAGAGTGAATATGATTTAACGGAGGAAGATTTTCACAAAGAGGCAAGATGTGATTTCTTCCATCATAAGTAAAAGACAAATAAAGTTCGATTTCTTTGGAAGGGAAGTGAGTAATATATGAGCAATGGTGATATAGCATTAATTATTTTTTCAATAATTGGATTAATTATTTCATATTCTGTTTTATGTAGTATGCCAAGAGATTTTTTGAAAGCATTTGAAGAAAGCTGCAAAGAGTCAATACGTAAAAGAGATGAAGAATTAGATGAGAAAGAGAAGATGAATAAAGAATTGCGAAGATGGTTATTTAAGTAACAAGAAAACTTCGTTTCATGCGAAATTAAGAAAGGAGACAATATGCTAAACGTTGAAGATTATGTAGGGCAGATCAATAAAGATTCATCTGGTGTATGGAAGTTATATAAAGATAAGATAAATAAAATCACGACAACAAAGAAATATGGTAGAAGATATTTTACCAAGACAGTGTTTCGACCATTAGACGCAGATGACGTAGATAACAACACAAAAGAAATGGAAGAGTCGATTGGTAAGGGATATATACTTACAAGAGAAGTGTTTGGATTAAATAGTAAAACTGAATCTTATGCTGAAAGATGGATAAAATGGGCTAATGAGAATCCAGATAAGGCAACTGGTTTGATATAAACGGAGAATATAACAGTAGAAACAATTAAAAAAAATAAATATAAGAAAGAAGAGGTACAAAACATGGATGGATTTATGATGTTTAAGAAGGCTTTACAGAAGCACTTCGATGAAATGCAGAAAGAGGCAACACATTTATTTGAGGTAAATGTAGATAAGGATGAATTATGGAATACATATCTTGATAGCTTCCCTGCTGGTACAAATGAGATTTTCAGAGAGCGTAGAGAGCATGATTGTAGTTGTTGTAGACAGTTTATTAAGAATATTGGTTCTGCTGTCACCATCAAGGATAATCAGATTCACACAATTTGGGAACTGAATCTTGGCGATACAACATATCAGCCAGTATGCGATGCACTTGATGCTTTTGTAAAAGCTCATACAGTTACAGATATTTATACAACTAAGTTTCCTAAGATTGGTACAGATTTTAACTTTGAGGAAATCAATGGAAAGTCTCATCAGTGGGATCATTTCTTCTTAGAGCTTCCAAGTAAGTTTGTAAATAGAAGTAGTCGTTCTAATGAGGAAGTTAAAGGACAGTTTAGAGATACAAGAAATGTATTTAAGCGTTCTCTTGATGAGATTACTATGGAAGCACTTGATACAATTCTTGAACTTATCAATTCAAATACACTTTATAAGGGTGAAGAGTGGAAAGGCGTACTCACAGAGTTCAAGAAGTATAAGAAGGAATATGATAAGCTGACTTCTGATTCAGAGAAAGAATTATATGCTTGGGAGAAGTCGGTAACAGCAGGTATGGCTATCGGTAGAATTAGAAATCATTCTATTGGAACACTTCTTATCAATGTGAGTGAGGATATGGATCTTGACACAGCAGTTAAGAAGTATGAGCAGATTGTCGCTCCAAGTAATTATAAGCGTCCAAAGGCTATTTTTACAAAGAAGATGCTTGAGGATGCAAAGAAAACCATTACAGAACTTGGATATATGGATTCATTACAGAGAAGATTTGCTAATCTGAATGATATTACTGTAAATAATGTACTGTTCTCAAATAAGAGTGCTGCAAGAAGAATGGTTGGCGCAGATGATATTTTTGGTCAGATGGAAAAAGATGTTGCTGTAAGTCCTAAGAAGTTTTCTAAGGTTGAGGAGATTTCAGCACAGGATTTCATTGATAAGGTACTTCCAACTGCAAAGGAGATTGAAGCCTTTGTAGAGAATAAGCATGAGAAGAACTTTGTTTCTATGATTGCACCTGTTAATCCAGACGCTAAGACAATGTTCAAATGGAATAATGGATTATCTTGGGCTTATTCAGGAAACATTACTGACTCTGATATGAAGCAGAATGTAAAAGCTGCTGGCGGTAATGTTGACGGTGTACTCAGATTTTCTATTCAGTGGAATGAAGATGGTCATGATAATTACGACCTTGATGCCCATTGTGTTGAGCCAAATGGAACAGAAATTTATTATGGTAGTTACAAAGCACCAAGAATTACTTCTATGGGCGGTCAGTTAGATGTTGATGTTATTGATCCACGTGGAAAAGTTGCAGTAGAGAATATTACATGGCAGGATTTATCAAAAATGAAACCAGGAACATATAGATTCTTTGTACATCAGTATTCAGGCGCAGTAAGGCATGGATTCAGAGCGGAAGTTGAGTTTAATGGAGAGATTTATTCATTTGATTATAGCAATCCTATGAGAACTGGTGAAAATGTTCAGGTGGCAGAAGTTACACTTGACGAGAATGGAAACTTCTCAATTAAGGAAAAACTGTCTGGAAGTTCATCTATTTCAAGTCGTGAGATTTGGGGTGTAAATACTAATCAGTTTGTTCCTGTATCAGTAATCAGCTATAGTCCAAACTATTTTGATGAGCAGGATGGAATTGGTCATAGACATTTATTCTTCTTCTTGAAGGATTGTGTGAATAACGAAAGTCCTAATGGATACTACAATGAATTCTTAAAGAGTGATCTTGAAAAGCATAAGAGAGTATTTGAGGCTTTAGGTGCTAAGTGTCATGTAGAAGATACTGATGATCAGCTTTCAGGAATTGGATTCTCTATGACAAAGAGAGCAGATTTAGTTGTTAAGGTTAAGGGTGCAACAGAGCGTGTAATGAAGATTAAGTTTTAATTAGAAAAGGAGATTATTATGACAAACAACGAATTATTTATTAATGCAACAAGAGCTAACTATCAATTCCCATTCAGAGGAATGATTAACGTAATTGATTTGTGGGATTTATCTCTCGCAAATCTGGACTCAGTATTTAAGACACTCAATGCGGAAGTAAAGAAGTCTGAGGAAGAGAGCCTTCTGAATACTAAGTCAAAGGAAGACGAGGAGATTTCTAACAAGATTGAAATTGTTAAGTATATTGTTAGCGTGAAGTTGGATGAGAAAAAGAAGAGAGAAGACGCTAAGAAAAATGCTGAGATGAGACAGAGATTGCTTGAAATCAAAGCAAAGAGACAGGATGCAAAACTTGAAAATATGTCTGATGAGGATCTGGATAAGGCACTTGCAGAGTTAGGCGAGTAGTTGTTACAATATACCGTATATAGTATTAAAAACAAGCAATATATACTATATATGGTATATATTTTACATTGGAATGAAACGCACATTTCATTAGGAAAATTGGAGGTAAAATTATGTTATTTTGGTTATGTTTTATTGTATTAATTGTAGGAATTGGATTGATAACTGTTGGAAATATGGAGTGGTTTGATGCTAGAAATGAAAATAAGTTAAGAAAATTTCTATATCAGAATGATTACACAATTGAAATTTCTGGTTGGGTTACTGTTGTAATAAGTGGAATTATAATGGTAATTATGCTTATTGTCTTTGCTTGTAATTATATTGGTGTAAACGCTCAAGTAGAAAAAAACAAAGAACAATACAATGCCATCACATATAAAGTAGAAAGTGGTGCTTGTCGTGACGAATTCGGTTTATTGAATAAAGAAGTAATTGATGAGATTCAGGATTGGAATGAGAATATAACATATTATAAAAATCTTCAGAAAGATTTTTGGGTTGGTATTTTTATCCCAAATGTATACGATCAGTTTGAAACAATTGATTATACAAAGTATGGGAGAGAATAATACAATGTCAAATTTATATGTATATTTAATATGTTCTCGCAACAAGGATAACAAGGACATTCCAAAATTCAAGAAACGTGCAAAAACAATCCTTGAGTACAAAGAGAATGAAGATAAAGTGATTGAGGCTTTTAAGAACTTCGCAGCTAAAGGAGTTTCTGGTGAACAGACGAGATTATATAGATCTGTCAACTCAAGGAATGAAGAGAAAATTAGAGAAGAGTTAATTATCCGTTTATTGAGAGACAAACCAAGTATGACACAGTTAAATTGTACACTAGCATCTGTTGCACAACAGGTACAAAATCGTGATGAGAGTAAATGGTTGTTTGATTTTGATGTAGACAATGAAGAAAAAGTAGAAGATTTTATTGACGGTATTTATTTTTATTCAGGATTGGATAATCATGAATTGCATAAGACTCCTCATGGTTATGCAATTATTGTTCCGCATGGTTTCGACACAAGAGAACTTATGGAAAAGTGGAAAGATTATGATGTCACATTGAAGAAAGATGAGTTGTTGTTTTTGGATATGATTACGAATAAGTGAGGTGATAATTATAAAACAGAACAATTTTACAATTAGTCTTCTGTTAGACGAAGATAGAATAGACAAAGAAACAGCAATGTATCATATTTATCATGCCATTCAGAAAGAATTAAATAGTGGCAATGTAGATTATATGAACCTGATTATAACACCAAGTAAATCGTATGGTGATTTATTCAAAGAGTATATAAGCATTAAGTAAAGAATCATCTAATATAGAAGTAATTCTATTCAAAGGCTGGTCAGTCAAATTTTCCAAGAAAAGCGAGGTAAGAAAATGATTTATTGTAACAATATAGATGCAAGATATAATGGTATATATAGAAATACCTTTAATGATTTACAATACATTGATGATGGAACACATTATAATAAAGATTTTTGGGCTTTTGCATACAAGGAAGATGAGAGAGCATTAAATCTTATGTGTAAGCCCGTAAAGGGTAGAATCAAAGAAGATAAATATTTTTATGAATACAAAGTAAATGGTAGAGATTTAAAAAAGAATGGTGTAACTATATATGCAAGATTATTTGCTGATACATATGAAGAAGCCGTAGAGGGATTTAACAAATTGGTTAGAACCAGAATTAGATCTCTAAAAGATGAAATTTATAAACTGGAAGATATGCTGATTATATGTAATATGTAGGAGGTGAGAATTGTGCTATCGCAGGAAAATATTAACAAACTGTGCATGACTGGACTATATAGACATGAACCAGATGTTAAATATCGAAGTTCTATATACGAAAATCAATTATTCCATTGCTGCAACTGGGTGTTCGAGATTAAATATAACGAATACGAAGATACATATCAAATGGTCGATAACTTTTGGGGTGATGATAGTGGTCTTAGGATTGAACTTACAGATGATAATATTGATGAGTTTGAACTGATATTTGATAAAGAAGAAGTTACTATGAATTATGGCAACAATATTTGGGATTATGATGAAACGGATAGATTCTATGTTGCTATAGGAAGTGGTGGCACTCAATTTGGTAGCAAATGGTTTGTCAAAAAGGATGCTAAAAAGAATAAAGACAAAGTAATAAGTAGGTTGAATGATGAAATCAAATCATTAGAGACAGAACTTCTTCGCAAGAAACAGACTTTGGAAGAAGTAATTCATGGAGATAGAGATTTAAAATATCTTTAATAACAGATCAGAGAATAATATAGTATAGAAAATTTTCTTAACTTGGACATTCGTTCAAGTATTTCTCAAAAATATAACAATGAAATATTTTTTTCTTATGGTTTTTGCAGACGTGCAAAATCCATTGGATTTTATAACAAAATAATTAAGAAGAAAGGATTTAACAGTAAATTCTAGGATAAATGATTGCGCAATCTCTGTAGATTAAAGGATTTTGACAGAGAATAAAGAAAAAAATAATTATTGTGAGTTAAATGGACGACCATTACGTTTGTTAATAGGTGGCTCACCATGTACCCATTGGTCTATTGCACAAAGAAAAAATCGTGAGACAAAAGCAGAGGGAGAAGGATGGGAACTATTCTTAAATTATGTGATGGCGAAAGAAAAGTGGAAACCAGATATCTTTTTGTACGAAAATAATGAATCTGCTGCGGAAGAAATAAAGAGTCAGATTAGCGAAGAGTTAGGTTATCCACTATTACATATTAATAGTGCTTTGGTATCAGCACAACAGAGGAAGAGAATTTATTGTACAAATATTCCAAATGTTCCGCAACCAGAAGATCGACATATTTTTTTAAAAAACGTACTTGAATATGGAATTGTTGATAGAGAGAAAGCTTATTGTTTAAAGCATCAAGCAGGAAATGTACGAGATTATTTAAAAAAGCATCATACTCAAGTAGCTTTTACACCTGTTAATATTGCAGAAAGTGACGAGCCTATTCGTATTGGTGACATAGATACAACTGCTCAGGCTCATAGAGTATATAGCTCAGATGGGAAAAGTGTAAATCTTACAAGTAACGGTGGTGGTCAAGGTGCAAAAACTGGTTTGTACATGACACCAATTTCCATTACAGAAGATAGTTTTAAACATCTCAGTGAAAAAGAAATGGAATATATGGTCAGAACCGTAGCAGGTGGAAGAAATCATTTTGATTTTGGATATATTCAAGTATCTAACAAAGATAAGTCTCAGTGTCTATTGGCAAATCTGCATAAAGGTGTCCCCTACAATGTTATGTGCGAAGAGATAGAAGTAATTGATTTAAGTAAATATAAAAAGATTGAATGGTATGAGAATGGAAATTTATCTGTTGATGGGAAAATGATCTATCTTGTTAAAGACGGTCTTATTGGCTATAAAGACGGATTATATCCAATAAAACTAAAAGATGGATATTATCTTATCCGTAAATTAACACCATTAGAATGTGAAAGATTACAGACCTTGCCAGATAATTATACAGCAGCACCAAAAAATAGTGCTACTCAGCGATATAAACAAATTGGCAATGGATGGACGGCAGAAGTGATTATTCATATTTTAAATCATGGATTGAAGAATGTTCCACGAGATTATCCTATTGAAGTTCTAAGTTTGTATGATGGTATTGCTACTGGCAGGTATTGTTTGGAGAAAATGGGATTTACAAATATTACATATAAAGCATACGAAATAGATAAATATGCTATGAATGTTGCCACATATAATTATCCAGATATTGAAGAGTGTGGCGATGTATTCCAGGTTAGAAATGATGATTGGGAATATTAAATAGAGAATAACAGAATATGAAGTTCCCAGTAAAGCGGAATTTCTTCTGAGTTTTCAGAGAATAAATACATATAAAAATAAAGAAAAGAGGTGCAGTATGAACAAAGAAGTATATGACTTGGCACATAAATTAGCAGACGAATGGTGTTATAAAAATCAATTAATTATGATTGGTGCAAAGAAAATTGACAATTATATCTATGTAAGAGGATTCGATGGAGGTTTTCCACATGCGGCAGCTACAGCAAAATTCGATATTGATACTGGAAAATTTGTTGAGATGTGGGGATTTTATGGATGTCCTGTGACAATTACGGAGGGAATGTATGAGTAAAGCTGTTTTAGTGATGGACATGCCAAGTAGCTGTGATAAATGTCCATGTTTTTGTGGTCATTATTCTGATATGTGCTGTATGGCTTTAAATAATCGTACAATTAATTATCCTTATCCGAAAGATTTTAGACAAAGTTGGTGTCCATTAAAAGAATTGCCACATAAACGTTATCATTCTGCATATGGAGTGCCAATTGAGATGTATGAAGATAAAATTTGGAATGAATGTATAAGTAAAATTTTAGGTGAAAATAAGGATAATAAATAAATGATAGTTAAAGTAAGTTTAAATGATGCTCGCAAAACGATTAAAGAGTATGAAAATCTGGGCTATTTACACATTGGAACTGTTCGAACTATTGATGGTATAACTCTTAGCTTCAGAGATCCAATTGTTCCAGAAGAGAATCATACAACAGATATTCAATTCCATGAGGGCGATTTTGTAGAAAATAAAGATGGAAAAATTGGATATATTTCATCCATTTGTCATTGTGATGAGTGCAAGAGGCGTGGATTCTTTGAACCAACTATTACATATTCCGATGGAACAACAGATTACATTAGCAATTATTCTGTTAAAACTATTTCGTCTGATTATAAACAGATTGGGATTCAGAAGTTTTCAACAGAAGATATATTGAGAAATAAAATAGCTGCACTTGAAAAAGAGAATAAAGAACTAACTGAAAAGGTAAATCATTTGACCGAAAGGAATCATGAATTGCTCGATTTATGTTGTTTTTATGATATGGAAAGGAATGATAAGTAAATGGCATATATAAAAGAATATTGGCAGAATAAAGAACAGAGAGCAGAAACTGCTCACAAACATACAAAAGAAATGCAAAATAAATATGGTCGTTGCATTCAGACTGCTATTTCTGCAACAAAAATTTATGATACGGATTTACTTAATAGGGATTTTGAAGAGGATATCGAAGATAAAGATACCAAGATTATTGTAGAGAATATTGATAGTGTAGGTGCTGTAATGAAATACGGCAATCCAAGTACGGCAGTTCTTAATTTTTCTTCATATAAAAATCCAGGTGGGATGTTTCTAAATGGTAGTAAAGCACAGGAAGAGTGCTTATGCCATGAATCATTCTTATACAATGTGTTGAGTCAGTTTGTATTAGAGTTTTATGATTGGAATAATCGACACAAGAATAAGGCTTTATATTTGAACAGAGGATTATTTTCTCCTGGTGTTTGGTTCTTTAGAGAGAATAGCCATGTAGAGTGTAGTGTTATTACTTGTGCTGCCCCAAATAAGTCGGCTGCTCAGAAATATCAGAATGTGTCAGACAAAGAGAATACTAAAGTGTTGAGAAGTCGAATTAAGTTTGTCCTTGATATAGCGAAGGATAACAATATAAGCACTCTTATCTTAGGAGCCTATGGTTGTGGAGTATTTGGACAGGACGCAACAGAAGTGGCGAATATATTTAAAGAATATTTAACTACTACTCATAAGTGCTTTGATACTGTTGTATTTGCTGTTCCAAATGGTAGAGATGGTAATTATGAGAAATTTATAAAGGTATTTGAGTAGCACAGTAAACATAGATTTCTTCTGCTTTAGCAGAGAATATATAAATGAGGTAAAACGAACTGAAAACCTGAGATGGTGAAAAGGTAAAGGTGAAGGCTGAAACTAACAAGTCAGTCAACCGATGAGCGTATAGGCTGAAACTCATTTGAGAATATAATGCCTTGGAACACACCTCGATCCTAACATGTAATGATGAGGAATAAGGATGCTCTCATAGAGTACAGAAGTGAATGTACTCTTATTAATATCAAAGGAGAATAGATCACATGACTGATTTGTTAGATTTATTTAAAATGGCTTCTATAGGAAAACCATATACAATTTCAAAATCCGTAATACATTATCCAGTGCCAGGAATGACAAAAGAATATGCTATTAAAGTATGGAAGCAACAAAAGAAACGTGGTGTAACTACATTAAATAAAAAAGAATGGTTAAGAAGATATGGATTAGGAGAATAAATTAACAGGAGGTGATGCGATGAGCAAGATTTACGATTATGAAGAATATCAAAATCAACGAGTAAAAGTTACATATACTGATAAAAGAAAATACAGAGAAGAAAACATTGTTGGTCTATATGGACAAGTTATTAAGACTACAAGTGGATCAATAGCGGTTCAGATTGATGGAATGTATAATGCAGCAAGCTCCAATGGATTATATTGGTTTAAAAGAAGTGAATTGGATATTATTAGAGATGGAAGTGAGGATAATAAAATGACAGGATTTAGTAAAGTGGCGATTGTAAATTTAGTAGATGATTATAATCAGAAGGATTATGGATTTGCTTTATACGATGAAGATATTAATGAAATTGTTAAGTATGATACCAATCATCCATTATATCTGATTGTAAATGCAAGAGGAAAAGACAACAAAGTTGTTGGAATTTTAAAAGAAATTAAGACAGTCGAAGAGTATGGTAAAGGTGTGACAGCTCAGGTTGTCGGTGTAGTTAATATGAACGCATACAATGCAAGAATTGATGAGGAAAATCGTCAGAAAGAAATTGCAAAGCAGAAAGCTTCTATTGAGAAGAAGCTAAAGTCTGAGATTGAAAAGATGAATAATATTGCTTTATATGAAAAGATGGCAAAGGAGCATCCTGAAAATCCAAGACTCGCTGAACTTGTTAATGCACTAAAAGAGTTGGGAGAATAAATCATATGAAAAAGAAAATTTTAGCAGTTGTATTAGGATTGACATTGTGTTTTGGAATGACTGGATGTACTTATGAAGGCAGTAAAAATTATGATAATCATTCAAAGCTCGTTTCGATAGAAGGTGAAAATGATTTATATTATTATTCCACAACTCATGTTGTTTATATAGTATTTAATGAATATGCAGGAAATTCAGGTTATGGTTATATGTCACCATATTATTCAGAAAGTGGTAAGTTATGCACCTATGATATTAATACAAAACAGATAGTTGAAATTGGAGAATAACATGATAGACAACGAATTACGTCAGCAATATAGACAAGCTGTTGATGATTTGAGAATAGTATTTAAGAAGACTTGTTTGTACAGATTTTGCGAAGAAGTTGTGAAAAGATTAAGTAAGATTTTGAGATAGTAAGGAGAAGTAGTATGGCAGATTACAAGATTGGTCAGATTTTGACCTCAACAGAAGAAGTAGAAATTGAAAAAGCATTATCAGGAGAAAAAGTGATTATTCCAAAGGGGAATAAAGTGATTATTGGTGCAGATAAGTTAGCTCATCATATCAGAAATGGTTTTATTCAGCCATTAGCGGAAGGTTCAACTGTAGAAGGATATGATGTTACTGGTATTGCGGAATATCTTTATATTGTACTTAGAAATCACTTACCTATTGATGAAATGATGGAAGATTATGAAGTCACTAAGCAGGAAGTTATTGATGAAATCGAATGTGCTTTAGATGAAATTTTATAAACCACAGTAAACCGAAGTTTCTTTTGAATTTTCAAGGGCAAGTCGCTCAAAAATCCAAGTAAAAAGAGAATATTATAAAGAAAGGATAATTAGTAGCTGGCTTTAAAGGTTGCAACCGCTTTGGTACTAATTATTGAAATTACAAAATGACAAGTATTATACACCAATAGAATTAGCGAATTACTGTTGGAATAAGGTTTTTGAAGTTGTTGGTGAAGAAAATATATCAGAGATTATTGAGCCTAGTGTTGGGAATGGCAGTTTTCTTCATCATACAGAGCAACTACCACATTTTGCGTATGATATTGAACCTGAGTGCGAATCTAATTTTACTCATATCTTTAAGCAAGATTATTTAAGTGCTGATATAAAGTATCTTTGGGGAAGGCTGATAATAGGAAATCCACCATACGGAAGATGTTTAAATATGGCACAGAAATTTTTTAAGAAGTCAGTTGAAATTGCAGATACAATTGCATTTATTCTTCCAATAAGTCAATTGAACAACACAAGGTCAATGTATGAGTTTGATTTGGTATATAGTGAAGATTTGGGTATTCAGCATTATACAGATAGAGATTTACATTGTTGCTTTAATATTTATCGCAGACCTGATGGTGGAGAATTAAATAGTAAACCAGTCGCAAAATTAAAAGATGTCACTATCTATCGTCAGGATAGCAAGGGATATGACGATAAAGATTTTGATGTTCGTATGTGCTATTGGGGTGATGGATCTGCTGGAAAGATATTAAAGGATGACGAACATTATTCGGCAGAATATAAAATTAAGATAAATAATGAAGAATTAAGAGAAGATATTATCGAAGTGCTTACTACTTTTGATTGGAAGGAATATCTAAATTGCATTGCAATGAGGAAAATACAACAATTTCACATCATAAATGTACTTAAAGAAAATGTGGAAGGAATCAAATAAGAGAATAATACAATGAAAGGAGCATGAGATTTGCTGCAGCATTAAATCTGGATTTGCTCTGAGTAAGTAATGTTAGAGATTAACAAAATATACAATGAAGATTGTCTTGAAGGTATGAAAAAGATTGATGATAAGTCGATTGATTTCATCTTCACGGATCTTCCGTTTTCAACAACCCAGAATTCATGGGATGTGTTAATTCCATTCGAGCCGTTATGGGAACAATACGAAAGAATTATCAAAGATAATGGTTGCATTGCATTATGGGCGCAATCACCATTTGATAAGAGGCTCGCTTGTAGTAATGAAAAGCTATATCGCTACGAATGGATTATCGAAAAGACCAAAGCAACTGGTCATCTAAACGCTAAGAAAATGCCTATGAAGGCACACGAAAACATATTAATATTCTATAAAAAACTTCCAACTTATAATCCTCAAAAAACAACTGGACATACACCAATTCATTCATACACAAAGTATGTAGAAACTCAAAATAATACAGAAATTTATGGAAGAATGAATAAAGAATTATCTGGTGGTGGTGAAACAGATAGGTATCCAAGAAGCGTAATAACTTTTGCAAGTGATAAGCAAAAATCTTGCTTACATCCTACGCAAAAACCATTAGCTCTATGTGAGTATATGATTAAAACCTACACTAATCCAGAAGATTTGGTTCTTGATTCATGCGCAGGAAGTTGTACAACGGCAGTTGCAGCTTTGAATACGAATAGGAATTACATATGTTTCGAGAAGGACAAGGATATTTTTGAGGTTGGAAATAAGAGAGTAGCTGAGTATAAAGGGGAAATAAATGACAGAAAGTGAAGCTATCGAAGAACTAAAATATGATTGTAATGAACTTGGTAAAGCAATCCCATGTGATACTTCATGGGGATGCTCTTTTGAAAATGCTTATGGAATGGCAATAAAAGCACTTGAAAAGCAGATATCGAAGAAGCCAACGCCTATTGACTATGAAAAATATATTGATGTGATAGATAACGCAAGATTTCTTAGAGGTGCATATTGGTGTCCTAACTGCAAACATGTTGTAAAGAGTGGTTCTTTTTGTAAAGATTGTGGTCAGAAATTAGACTGGGAGAATGCATAAATGAGCAACTGCGACAACAATACATTGAAAGAAATCTTTCATGTGAAGATTGGAGGTGAACAAATGGGTAAAATTAGTAAACAGACATTTATTGTAGAAGTTGCGACTGATAAAGATTCTTTTGAAGATTGGTTAGCAGAGAAGTGTTCAGAAATTTACAATATGGCAATTGATGATTTTGTAGAAACTATTGATGAAGAAGATAGAGACGAATGCTTGGTTGACGATATGAGAAGAATCGAAGAATTAGCAGAAAAGGTTAAAGGAAGTAGAGAATAATTAACTAAATAATACGAAAGGAGTGTGAGTGGCAGCCTTAAAGAAATTTCGCTCTGAGTAGATTAAATGGTATATCAAGGAAGTAAAAACAGGTTGGCAAAATTTTTAGTGCCGATTATTCAGAAGTATATTGATGATAATAGTATTAAAACTTACATAGAGCCCATGTGTGGTAGTTGTTCGATTATTGAAAAAATTCAATGTGATAACAGAATTGCAGCAGATGTAAATGATGAATTGATAGCATTGTTGCAGTATGTAAAATCTGATACAAATTTGTCTATTGCCCCTGAAGATTGTTCTTTTGAACATTATACAGATGTAAGAGAAAATAGAAAATTAGGTACAAACAAATATTCAAAAGAATATACAGCACTTATTGGATATTGTGCATCCTATGGAGGTAGATATTTTGATGGTGGATATGCCAGAGATAATACTGGAAGAAATATGTACAAAGAAAGAATTCTAAATCTCAAGGAAGATTGTGAACTACTTCAAGATATAAATATTAGATGCAACGATTATAAAGACTTTGCAGATTATAAGAACTGCCTATTCTACTTCGATCCACCCTATAAAAATACGAAACAGTATTCTAAACAGTCAATCGACTATGACTCATTTTACGATTTTCTTCGTAAACTTTCAGAGAATAATATAGTGTTAGTAAGTGAATATAATATGCCTGATGATTTTAAGCGTATTTGGCAGAAAGAACGTAAAGTGCTACAGAAATCAGATAGAGTTACAGGTGAGAAAGCAGTAGAAAAGTTGTTTGTAGTTGGAGAATAACATAGCGAGGAGGCGAATAAATGGCTGATAAATTAATCAATAAGCAGTTAGTAGACATTGACGAATTATTACAGTTTCTATCAGATAATGGATTTGATATTGATGATGGAGTTTGGAATAAATACGAAATGTCCTTAAGAGAAGTATTTGATGAGTACAAGAAGAATACTATTCCAGACGTAGAAATTGGACAGACTGTATGGATTATTAGTAGAGATTATCATGACGTATATTCAATCAAAGAATGTCATGTACATAAGAAACAGATTAGAGCAAGATATACGTTTTCTGTAAGAGGTAGACATTATTATTGCGGAACTTTCACGAAAAACAGTATTGGCAAGACTGTATTCTTTTCAAAAGAAGCTGCTATTCAGTCTCTAAATGGCAAGGAATATAAGTTGGAAGAGTGGACTTGAAACTCGCATTTCACAGGAGGGTAAGTATTGAAGATTAATAATAAAGAAAATATTAATAAAATCATACTTCGTCATAAAGGAAAAGATGTTAAATTTGAATGTTTTATCAAACCATTTCCTTATGCAGAAAGATTAGACTTAGAAAAGAGAAATAGAGCTGAAATTGTCTTTGACGATTTGATAGAAGTAGATGCATTGATTGACATGCTAAAAAGATTTAAACAGGAATCACAAGAATATATAGGTGTGTGGGTGAGGTGAAACAAGATAGATATTTATAATACAAAACCAAGGAAAATTAAATGTGTTAGAAACGATGAAGACGTATGGGGTGGTGGAGGTGAAAATCATCACTTATTGGAAGTTGGAAGAGAATATACATTGGAAGATATTGTTATTCATTCTTGGCACACAATTATTTATATAGAAGAATTCCCAGATATGGAATTTAATAGTGTTGCATTTGAAGAAATTGATTAAGGAGAATATCAATATGACTTGAGTCATAAGAGATTAGCAAATATCGAGGTGAAGCAGTGAAAATTAAAAACAAAATACGAAGCAAATTAAGACAATGGTTATTTTCAGAAGAGTTATCAAAATTTGAATCGGCAGAACAGAATTATAAAGATGCAGAAGACTTATATAATAGGGCAAAAGGGTATCTAAATGCTGCAAAGGATGAATATGGCTGGTCGTTTAAATTAGTCGATGATTGTCATCGACTAATAAATTCTATGATGGATGTTGGAACGGATATTGGATTTTGTTCTGATGACCATTCGTGGGCGGTTGTATGTATTAAAGGTCATCCAGAATATGTGAAATTTATTCCATTATCACATAAAGATGCACGAGCTGTATTGGATTTTCTGAAAAGATTTAGATATTCAGACAGAGTTATAGATTCTCCATTTGCGTTTAGAGATATGGTTGATCATTGTATTATGGAGAATCCGTTTTTTAAAGAATAAAGCTATAATGAAATTTTGATTTTTGGCTTGTCACGAAAACTATACAATATTCAGGATAAACAAGAGAATATAACAATGTAATTACAAAATTAAAGAAAGGAAAATGTTCACATGTGAGTAAAGCTGCGCAGCTACTATTGGTGAACAAATATTGGCATTAAATATTGGATATTTAACATCAGATAAGGAAGATAATGAGTTATACACACCCTATTACGCAATAGATCACATTATTAAATATCTTCCAAAGGATAAAATTATATGGTGCCCATTTGATGAAAACTGGTCTGCTTTCTACAACAGACTAAAAGAAGAAGGATACAATGTAGTCAGAAGCTCATTAGCTGAAGGTCAGGATTTCTTTAATTACGAACCTGAAAAATGGGATATCATAGTTAGCAATCCACCATTCTCAATCAAAGATAAAGTTTTAGAAAGACTCTATTCATTCAATAAACCATTTGCGGTTCTTCTACCGCTTAATTCCCTACAAGGTAAAACAAGATATAAATATTTCAAAGATGGTATTCAGATTCTTAGTTTTGATGCAAGAATTTGCTATCACAATAAAGAGCATATGGATTCTGTAGTAAAAGGTAGTCCATTTGCAACAGCATATTTCTGTAGAGATTTATTACCAAAGGATCTAATTGTTGAAAAATTGGTTACATATGAAAGACCATTAGGAGAATAAAAGTATGAGAATGTATGAATGTACCAAAGAATTTAAAACAACTTTATTTGATAAAAATGAGCTAGAAAGAATAAAAATAGAAATTGGTTCTATTTGGTTCGTAGCACAGAAATTATCAGATGGCAGATATATTCTCAGTAATAACAAAATAGAACTTATCCTATGTGAAAATTTATTAAAAAGTTATTTTGAGCAATATGGATAGTTTTATTAAAATCTTAATCTCTAAAATGCCCTAAAATTAAGGCTTTCAGAGGTTGAAAAAGGTAAAGAAAACCACGTTTCATTCGAGGAGGTGATTGAGTGAATACATCATGTGAAACTTGTAAATGTAATACCTGTAAGATGAATGAAAATGGTGGCATTTATGGTGGATGTTTTGATTGTGAAGATTGTAAAGAACAAAATCTTTATTGTGAAGATTGTTCAATGTATGAATATGACAAATACAGACTGAGTAATTAGGAGAATAACAATATGAAAAACACACTATTAGATGTAGCTCAAAATTTTGATAAGATGAGTAATTCAGAAAAAGCAAAAGCGAATGATAAAATTCGAGAAAATGTTAAAGAAATCATGAAGCCTCGTCCAAAAACTGAACGAGAAAAAGAACTTGACAGATTGGCAAAGGAAGAAAAAGAAGAGTATGAGAGAAATAAAAATGCTTTCTATGCTGATCCTATTCATTGGAGCAACAACAAGCGTAGAAGACATGGACTTCCTGTATTAAGAGGTATCGTTAATGTCGTTTGAAAGAATATCCAGGATTTCATCCATCTGTACGATTCTTTTGTATGATGGAAGATTTATTTGATGAGATATTGATTACAACTATGGAGGATAATCTAAATTCTTTTGTAGAAGTAAAAGATATAGCGGTTGGCGATGCGAAGGTGTTTTAGAGTGAGCAATTAGGAGAATAACAGTATGAATAAGAGACAGAAAAAGAAGTTATTTAAACAGACACTTATTAAGGTTAGAAAACTGTATCCACAAAAAGGTGATGTGATTTGTTTTCAGCCAGATTTAGATTGGATTGATGCTGAAACTATGTGTCAGTTTATGAAAGTTTATTCGAATAATGATGTTTTCGGTGAATCGAAGTTAGCTTTTGTACCTGCTGATATTAAGCAACTTAGGCATAAAAGGGACGCTCAGATATATATTAACAAGTTGCAAAGCATTGTAGATCAGATGGGAGAATAAACAATCCAATTAAAGAAGCATTTCCTTTGGAAAGGAGAATAATTAAATGACAGAAAGATTTTCAATTACAAAATCAAATATTGACTTGAAGAAATTATTGTCGAAAATAGATGAATTTATAGTTATGAAAAGTGAATCGCCATATATATTTTTAAGTCAAAGTACGTTAGATGATTTAATTGCTATAGTTGGATATAGTTCAGATGGTCTTATGGGAAGTGAAAATGGACTCATGTGTGGTCGATTTAAAGGTAATAAAGTTTTTTGTGATAATACATTAAAATTCGGTGAGATTGAGCTGAGATAAAAGAATATATACATAGAAAATAGAAAGAGAGGATACATATGAGAGTATTACTTTTATTAAGAGGCTCTGCTGGTTGTGGAAAATCAACTTGGATTGAACAGAATGGATTAAAGCCATATGCATTATCAGCAGATGATATTAGATTACTGTGTCAGAGTCCAGTATTACAGCCTGATGGAACAGTAGGAATTAGTCAGAATAATGATAAAACCGTTTGGAAGACATTATTTAATTTGCTTGAAATTCGTATGCAGAAAGGCGAGTTTACAGTCATTGATGCTACAAATTCAAAAACATCTGAGATGAACAGATATAAGCAGATGTGTGAAACATACAGATATAGGATGTATTGTGTCGATTTTACAGATATTCCAATTGATGAAGTAAAGAAAAGGAATACCAATAGAGAGGAATTAAAGAGAGTCCCAGATGAGGCGATTGACAAAATGTATTCCCGTTTTAAGACTCAGAAAATTCCATCTGGTATTAAAGTAATTAAACCAAACGAGTTAGATTCAATTTGGATGAAGTTATTTGATTTATCTGAATATAAGAAAATTCATCATATCGGAGACGTTCATGGTTGTTATACAGCATTAAAGAAATATATTGATGACAATGGCGGTATCAAAGATGATGAATTTTACATCTTCTGTGGTGATTATGTAGATAGAGGCATTGAAAATGCTGATGTTATTAAGTATCTGATTTCTATTAAAGATAAGAAGAATATGCTTATGCTTGAAGGAAATCACGAAAGATGGCTTTGGTTATGGGCTAACGGTTGTATAGGTAAGTCTAAAGAATTTGAACTTGTAACAAAACCACAGTTAGAAGATGCGAAGATTGATAAAAAAGATGTTCGTCAGCTTTATAGAAAATTTGGACAGTGTGCTTATTATAAGTATGGAGAGAATATTTATTTAGTAACTCATGCAGGTTTAAGTGTGTTACCAGATAATCTTACATTCGTTGCAACAGATCAGATGATTCATGGAGTTGGTAATTACAATGATTTTGAAAAAATTGCAGAAACATTCACTAAAAAAATGCCATCAAATTACTATCAGATTCATGGTCATAGAAACACCAAACAAGTTCCAATTCGTGTGAATGATAGAGTATTTAATCTTGAAGGAAGAGTTGAATTTGGTGGAGATTTAAGATGTGTCCAACTTGATAAAGATGGTATGCACGAAGTAGAAGTTCATAATGAAGTATTCAAAACACCTGAAATGAGAGAAGAACAGAGTGTAACAAATAGTTCTGTTGCCGATGTAATAATTTCTTTAAGAGCAAATAGATATATCCAAGAAAAGAAGTTTGGTAACATCTCTTCTTTTAATTTTACAAGCAAAGCCTTCTACGACAAAATATGGGATGAGCAGACTACAAAAGCAAGAGGTTTGTACCTTGATACATTTAAGGGTAAAGTGGCAGCAAGGGCATATGACAAGTTTTTTAATATCAATGAGCGTCCCGAAACAAAATTTGATATGTTACAACATAAGCTACAGTTCCCTGTTACAGCGTATGTAAAAGAAAATGGTTATTTGGGAATTGTAAGTTATGACGAATATAATGATGATTTATTTATTGCAAGTAAATCTACTATTGACAGTCAGTTTGCACAATGGCTCAAAGAAGCTGTTTACAATCAGATTACAGAAGAAAATAGAGAAAAAATGAAACAGTATGCGAAAGATAATAATGTGTCATTTGTATTTGAAAATATTGATATGAAAAATGATCCACATATTATTGAATATCCTGAAAGTAAGTTATATCTATTAGATATTGTTTATAATCAGATGGATTTTGCTAAATATGATTATGAAACTATGTGTGATATTGCTCATCAGCTTGGATTAACTCCAAAAGAAAAAGCATTTGAGATTGCTAATTGGCAGGATTTTTATGATTGGTACTATGATATTCTCGAAGAGGATTATGAATACAATGGCAGAAAAATTGAGGGATTTGTAATCGAAGATAGTGTTGGATATATGACAAAACTGAAGCTTACATATTATAACTTTTGGAAGTTTATGAGAGCAATTTCACATGAAGCTATTAGAAATGGATATATTAAGAAAACATCGGCTTTAACAACTCCTATTGCTAATGAGTATTATGCATGGGTAAGAAAGTTGCATGATGTCGATGATATTGATTCAATTCCAAAAGATATTTGTACGTTGAGAAGATTATTTTTTAAAGACAAATTAGGAGAGTAATCATATGAGTAGTATTTCAGTTGGTGAATTGAAATCTATTCTTGAAAATTATCCAGACGATTACGAAGTTGTTATGAATGTTAAGCACAAATATCCAATCTCTAAGGAAGAAGGTCTTAGAGGTTGGTGTGCTTATATTAATGGTGTAAAAGCCGATGATGATTTTCGAGAAATTAGATTGATGAATTAGGAGAATAAATATGTGTAACCGTTGTAATTATGACTCACCTGACAATCAAATATATGTAGATCCATTAACTAATGAATATTATTTGGATATTGAAACAACTGAATGGGATGAGTATGATGATGGATTTGTCCATCAGAGAGAATATATTGCGTATTGCCCTTGGTGTGGTAGGAAGTTAGGAGGAAAGAAAAATGGTACAGAAACAAAAACGAGTTGAACTATTCGAAAATGAAAATGTTGTATTAGAACAACGTGGTAATAGATATTATCTATCTCTGTATGATAAGGAAGGAAAATTTCAGAGAGAAGTTACTATTGATGTGAAAGACGATTACAAGGTCGGACTTTGTAATGGTAAGTAAAGGAGATTATTATGGCAGTATTTAAGAATTTCAAAGATGATGAGTTAATCGTAAACTGTGAATGTGGATGTGATGAAGGTATCCACTTTTTAAGATTCATGATTATGGAGATGGCGACTATGCCTTCTTAACATATACAAACGGTAATTTTTATACTCAGCAAAGACCGTTTTTTGAAAAGTTGAAGAAAATTTGGGCGATTATTTGGAATAAGGACTTTTATTATTCTGATATTGTGCTTACAAAGGATGATTTTAAAGAGTTTAAGGAATGGATTAATAGAAAGTAAAGGAGATTGCTATGAATAGAAATTTGGATGGATATTATTTTAGAGTTAAAAGAGATGGAAAATGGGACAATGTTTGTTGGTCTGATATGACAGATGAAGAAAGAGACAAGCAAATGACTAATCGTAGTGAAGAATGGTTGAAGTCGTTGTGTAAGGGACTTGGTAATGTTATTCATAAGATTGGTGAAGATTTAGATATTGCGTGTGAATAAAAGTAAATTCAGGTTTCTTTTGGTCACAAAGAGAGAATATTAAAGCGAGGTAAACGATTAATGTCTTTAGTATATAAAAATAACACATACAACTATAATGGCGAATATGAAATGGGTTCATTAAATAAGTTTGCACAAGCAGAAAGAAGATTGTCTGCAAAGAAACTTGCGTTGGATGATATGAAGAATGAATATGATCTTATTGAACAACAGGCATTTCGCACTTATAAAGAGAACATTCAGTATATGCTGCTTGATCAACCTTCTACGATTAAAACGTGTAGAGAATGGTTAAATATGTTATCAAAGAATCAGGATGCAGATGGTAACAAGCTTGATAAGAGAAAGAAGTATAAAGAAAGGAAAATATATGATTGGTATATTAATTATATAAAAGAGCTTCTTGATGTTGAGTACATGAATGATGTTAAATTCATTGACTATAATTTTGGTCAAGCTACTTATATTCAGTTTGAATATAAAAAGCATAATTGGCGTTTAGAAATTCCTCATATTAAAGCTATCAAATTAGATGCATATAAGAATTATGGTGGCAGTGTATTTAAACTTGCGTTAATACACAATGATACAGAATATAGTTGTAGTTGGTCGCAGTTTGGTTCTACATATGAAGAAGATGAATTAAGAGATATTATGACACAAGGTATTGAGAAATATTGTAATTAGTTGGGGTAACTTCACAAGAAAGCAACATATCATCTGGTTTTATGAAAAGAGGTGCTAAATGGATAATTATAAAGTGCTTATTGATTCAACCGAATTACAACAGAAAATATTGGATTATATTGCATCGGAAGAATTTGATAAGATGGTTGATTCCACGGTGTTTAAAGATAACAATCAGTGTAAAATGGCTATTGTTCACGGAATGGCTATTGCGTCTATGTTGACTTGTAGATGTGAATCATTTTGTATAAATTTTAAGAAAGAAGAATTTGAAGATGACAACAGACCACAATGCTGCATAGACCATGATAAATACTTTTCAACATGTGACACTTGTGAGTTTGGAGAATAACAAAAAATTATAAAGGAGAATATTAAACATGGAAACAATTTTAAGATTATTAGCAGAGAACCCAGAAAGTTTAGGAGAGGTAGTAAAGACATACATTACAAAGTACAAAGAGCCTGTATATGATGTTCTGAAGGAACTCATGATTATTGCAAAGGATTATTCTGAGAATACTGAGTATCCTGCTATTCAGGCGAGAACTAAGAAAAATATGTTTGATGCATATGTAAGTGTTGGTTTTACAGAGGATCAGGCATTAGCACTTATGATTAACGACAATATTCAGCTTATGAAGAATATTCAGAAGTCAGTTAATAATACTTCTGTAAAAAAGAGTAAGTAGTGGTTTTGCAGTAAACCAATCTTTCATTTGGATTTTGAAACTATATATTGTACTTTGAATACGAATAAATACAATATATAGTATATATAAAATTCTATCTACTACAATATTTTGTAGTCATGAGCAATTCGCTCAAAGTTTCATATAAAACAAGAGAATATACAAATACGAAAGGAGATTGAGTTCCATGGATTAAAATTGCAATGCTCTGAGTAGTAAGATGAGAAAAGATATACAAATGTGGATTGCATTTGATGAAAATGGGAACGATGTATTTATTGAAAATGCACTTCCAGGAAAAGATTATTTTTGTCCTTCCTGTAATAGTATTGTGCATTGCAGAGCTAAGGATAGCAATATTATTACAGAACATTTTTATCATCTTAATAAAGATAATTGTGATGGTGGAGAAAGTGCGTTACATAGATATTGGAAGACTCATTTAGTTGAGATTGGCGAACAAATAGAACTTCCTAAGATTGGCAAAATTAGATGTGAAGACAAATGGGTGGAACGTGCTACAAAAGATGGTAAATATAGACCTGATTTAATAATTAAAACTAATCATCCAAAGTACAAATTTATTATTTTGGAAATATACAACACAAATAAAAAGATAGTAGAAGAATATAGAGCTGTCTGGGATAAATACAAATATCCTGTTTATGAGATTGACATAAAAAATTTATCAAAAGATAAATTAAATTTTTTATCATGTGTGAAACTGTTATATTCAGAAGAAAAGTATAGTTTTGAAGAAAATAGTAAAAGAACCATTAAAAAATTGTACAAGGTTATAGAAAATGAATCTGACTACGATTTAACATATAATCAACTTGATAAATCAAGTTTGTGTCTTAATAAAGTATATAGAATTTTCAAAAGAGGAATCGACAAACAAAACAAGACGAATCTTACAATCATTGAAAGAGATTTAAATAATATGTTTGTGGATCGAAAATTTTTCTTTGATTTTACACTTCCATTAAAGAATATTGTAAATGAATTAAAAAATTATATATAGGAGGCTGATATGTATAACATTAGATAATTTTATCTTACATAATGAGTAAAGCACATGAATTTTTTCTTTCCTTTGGATAGATTGGAGGTAGAGATGAGAAATTTTTATAGTGGTATCAGTAATGACAGAACGCAATTTTTGATAAATATGAATTGGTATAAGGATAATGATGTAGAGACTTGCTTTAACCTTAGTAAAAATTTTCATGGGTTATGTGAAAAATGTAGTATTGATAAAAACAATTTTGAATTAGTATATTTAAAATTTAAATGGGTTGGTAATACATATTACCCACAAGAAAGTGATAAAAGTAAAGGACAACCAATTAGGGTATATAAAATCAAGATGTAAATAATAAATATATAATTCTGAATAGGAGAAGTAAACAGTGGTGATGTTAAGAATCTTACAAGACACGTTTTGATGAGAGTGTTGGATGAATTGAGAGAATAAGTAATTGTAAACAATAATTTTATATCATAGGAGGAAATAAATATGATGAACAATTTTTTAAATGGTATGTTTGGTAAGGTAGGAAGTGGAATGTGTAGACTTTCTATGAATGGTGGAATTGCAGTTAAGACAAATGGTGGTTATAAGACATATAACATCAAGACTGGCAAGCTCACAAACTGTAGTAACTTTGTATTTGATATTGGAGAGGAATTCTTCTTTATTATTCCAACTAATAAGGTAGAGAAGGGTGACATTATTCTTGTAAATGGTAAGCCAAGATGTGTTATTGAAGCTGATAAGACAAAGATCACAGTAATCAATTATGAAGATTCAACAATCGAAACTGTACTTCCTGAAAGACATGTATTTATGGGTAATACATATTTTTATGGAAAGATTGTTTCGATGTTTGGAAGTGATGTTATTAAAGGTAAGAAAGGTACAAATAATATCTTTAAGTACATGATGCTTTCTCAGATGATGAAGGGTGATAATGGTTCTACTAGCATGATGAATGGAAATGGTGGAATGAGTTCTATGTTACCACTTATGATGATAGGTGGAAATATGGGTGATATGTTTGACGGAATGTTCGACTTTGATATGAGTAGCAATGATGACGATGATACAGAAGTAGATGAAGAGGAGGAAGCATAATATGGGATGTGGTTCATGGACAAGAGATAGTTATGTAAGTTATTCAACAACAAAGGGTATGAGTGTTTCAACGGATGGTATGATTAGAGGTTCTTATTCTAATCAAGATATGTTTAAGGCAAGAAATATTGATTCTGCACTTGATCCTAAAAATGTTATTAGAGAGTGTTGCGATACAGAGGAACATCCAAACACGATTCCTGTTATTCTTGCACTTGATGTAACTGGTTCTATGGGGCAGGCTGCTGTTGAAGTGGCAAAGAAGTTAAATGTAATTATGACTAAGTTATATGAAAAGGTTACAGATGTTGAGTTCCTTATTATGGGTATTGGTGATTTAGCTTGTGATAGCTGTCCAATTCAGGCTTCACAGTTTGAGTCAGATATTCGTATTGCTGAACAGCTTGATAAGATTTATTTTGAATTTGGCGGCGGTGGAAACAGTTATGAATCCTACACAGCAGCATGGTATTTCGGTTCTCGTCACACAAAGCTTGATTGCTTAAATCGTGGAAGAAAAGGAATTATTATTACAATGGGTGATGAACAGTTAAATCCATATCTTCCATTTAAGAATAGAGGTCATGGCTTGTCAGAGGTGACAGGTGATAATCTTCAGTCTGATGTAGAGACTAAGGATTTATACGAAGAGGCTTCTCAGAAGTTTAACATTTATCATTTAGATGTAAATCATGGTTACAGATGGGATGAAGAAGAAATTGAGAAGTCTTACAAGAAGTATCTTGATGATACACACTTTAGAAGAGTAACTATGAATAGTATTACAAATGAGATTGTAGATATTATTGTTAGTGAAGCAGAGAATAATATTACAGATGCAGTTGCTACACCTTCTAACTCAGAAGGAATTACTTGGTAAGATAGGAGATTTAAAAGATGAAAGACATTAAGATTGTGATAGGTGCTAACTTTGGAGACGAAGGAAAAGGTCTTATGGCAGATTATTTTTCACAGAAACCTAATAGTATTGTTGTTTGTTCAAATGGTGGTGCTCAAAGAGGGCATACCGTAACAACGCCTGATGGAATCAGACATGTCTTTCATCATTTTGGATCTGGAACATTCAATCATGCAAGTACATATTTATCTGAGGATTTTATTGTTAATCCAATTATTTTTAAGCAGGAATATGATGAATTGACGAAATTAGGATATGTCCCAAATGTTTATATCAATCAAGATTGTATGTTGACTACACCTTTTGATATGATGGCAAATCAGATTATAGAGGAAAATCGTGGGAAAAATAAACATGGTAGTTGTGGCTTGGGAATTTTTGAAACTATCAAAAGATATAAAGCTGGCATAACTGATGTAGATAATCATATCAGGGAATATTACTTAGAACAATTTGAAAGAGAGAATATTATATTAACAGATGAATGGTCAAGAATATTTCTTGATAATGGTATATTTGAACACTTTTTAGATGATTGGTATTTTATGAATAATCACTCATTGGCTATATCAGACAATTATTTCTTAAATCAGTTTGACAATATCATATTTGAAGCAGCACAAGGTTTATTGCTTGATCAGAACAATACAGAATATTTTCCACATCTAACACCGTCTAATACAGGTATTAAAAATCCCAAGAGAATAATTGAAAATGTTGAATGGAATGAAGAGATAAATATTGAAACTTGTTATGTATCTCGTACTTATTTAACAAGACATGGTGCTGGTAAATTTTTATCTGAATGTAATAAGAGATTTATCAATGAATATATGTTTGACAAAACAAATGTACCAAATCCATTCCAGGATATATTGAGATATGGAACACTGGATTTAGGAGAATTATATAATAGATGTTCTAATGATATAAGAAACTTTGGAGATAAAAAATCAATCGCCATTACACATTGTAATGAATATGATTGGGACAATGATAAATTGATTGAGTTATTCAAGGATTGGAATATTTATTACTCAGATGGCGAAACACATAATGATGTGAACTGAAAACAGGAAAGATTCGTTTCTTGTGGAAATTGAAAGGAGAATATATAAATGAATGAAGAATTTTTATTAATCGTAGAAAGCTTAGAAAAATATAAGGATCTATTAGAAAGCAAAAATGATGAAATTTGTGATGGAATGACTGAAAGCGAAAAGAGAGCATATCAGTTAGGAATTACAAATATGTATGAAATGTTGAAACAAATTATTGAACATGATCGCAACGAAGGTAATTATAACGTATTTGTTCCTGAGATTAAGGAAGAAGAATCTGGTGAATATGATTTAGAAGATTTTGTTAAATGGGATTCTAAGAACAGAGAATAAATAAGTAGGAATTATCGGTTTCATGTGGAGGTGACACAAATGGAGATAACTAATCCAAAACAGATTGAAGAAAATCTTAAAACTGTACTTACATTAGAATATATGGGAATTCATATCGAAGACACAAAAGAGCAAGGTTTTAAACAATTATATTATTTTTCAGTGCCAGAAAGATCTACACTAAAAACCGAATCTGCAAAAGAACAGGCTGAAACAGCGGATGATTTAATTAAAGTTGCAAAAGCTGCTTTAACAGATATGATTCTTGATTCGTGCAAATCTGAATTTGAAGATGACGAGGAAGATGATAAATTTTATAAAGATGTAGAGAATAATATTTCAGCCTATGCTTTGTTCTTTGCAAAAGTCAGAAAAGGAGAAGTGTGGAATAAGGAAATGGGTAAAGCTGCCGTTAATAAAGCAGTTGAACCGTTAAAAAATCTATCGTATAAACAGGTTTAGAAGGAGAATAAGTAAATGAGTTGTAAGTATCCAGTAAATAGTAGAAGTTATAAGTTTTGTTTAGGCTGTAGCGATATAGGTTGTTGCGAAGATGCAGTTACTTCTAATATACCTATGCCAGAAGTTCAGCTACCAAAGAATGTTATTCCGTCTGCATCAGAAGCAAATAAGATGACAAATAACGCAATTGATAACCGCACTACGCAACAATTAGCAGAATTATCTAAATTAATTAGAGATGCGATTGCAGATGGCAAATTTTCAATCAGTGAAGATGGTTCTCTGAAGCCTGAAACACGAAAGAAATTAGAGGAACTTGGTTATAAAGTCGAGACTGGCATTCAGTGCAATGAGTCGTATTACAGTATCAGTTGGAGAGAAACGAAGTAAATTTCGATTTTTTGTGGAGAATATAATTATAGAAAGAGAGGTACATATATGCCAGTACATGATGATTTAGGCGTTAGGATGAAAACATTTTATGAGCAGATTCCTAAAACAAAATTAATGAGAAGGTGTCCAGTTGCTATCAGAATTGATGGGAAAGCATTTCATACATTTACAAGAGGATTTCAGAAACCATTTGATGAAGTGTTAATTAAGTCAATGCAGGAAACAATGAAATACTTATGTGAGAATATTCAGGGCTGTGTTCTTGGTTATACACAGTCAGATGAGATTACATTGATCCTCGTTGATTATAAGAAGCTCACCTCTTCAGCATGGTTTGATTATGAAGTACAGAAGATTTGTAGTATCGCAGCAAGTATGGCTACAATGGCGTTTAATAAATTCTTTGCAGATAATGTTGAAAAAGAAATACTTTCTAATTCAGATAAAGAAGGAAATGTAGTCGATGACAATTTAGAGATAATTCATATAAACCATGTTCACTCTATGCGAAAAGGTGCAATGTTCGATGCTCGTTGTTTCAATATTCCAAAAGAAGAAGTAACAAATCTCGTATATTGGAGACAGTTAGATGCTTCTCGTAACTCAATTCAGATGGTAGGTCAAGCCAATTTCTCACACAAAGAATTACAGAATAAGTCATGTAATGATATTCAAGATATGCTTATGGCTCAGAAAAGTATTAACTGGAATAATTTACCAACTTATCAGAAGAGAGGAAGCTGTTGCGTAAGAAATAAGATTGTTATTGAATCTGATGGTGTTATGGCAACTGCACAGTTAAGAGATACTTCTAAATCAGAAAATGAGTGGATTATTGATACAGATATTCCTATTTTCAAGGGTGAAGGCAGAGAATATATTGATAGGTTGGTATTTATTGGTGAAGAGTAAATAATATACTATATATAGTGAATGTAAAACACTATAAACACTATATATAGTATGAAAATCAAGACTAAAGGAAACTGACATTTCTTGGTACAGATTGGAGAATATATAGTTATGGATAATATGTTTTTGGTGCAATATGAACCAATAACAACAATGACAAGAAGAATTTTATCTTTAGGTTTTGAGCCAAAACCAACTCAAGAAATGATTGAAAAATTTTATGATGAAGTAAATGCTTCTGATTGTTATCATAATTCAATTGTTCTTGTAGTTAAAGCAAAAAGTATGGAAGAAGTTAGAGAACAAGTTATTGAAACTTTTAATGTTTTATATAAAAGTAATGGAGAATAATATTATGGAATATAAAAGAGGTTGTATGGTGTGTCTTAATTTGATACGAGATCCAGTAGATAATTACATAGAACATAAAGATGAAATCGAAGAAGTTCTTAAACCATTCATAGTAGTTCCACGAAATAAAATATCTAAAGTAAATACAGACCAATGGTTATATATTAGTTCGGCTTGGCAAGATAAAAATTATGTAAGAGCTGTCGAGATTTGTAAAGGTAGTAAGATTTACAGTACAGTTGAAAATGATCTATATGAATTAGACAAAGAATTGAATGAGCTTGGATTTAAGACAAGAATGGGTAGAAATTGTGATACAGGAACTTTAAGTATTGCAGTTTTGGAAGAAGCAGAAGAGGCGAATTATAGAATGAGTGATATTTGTAAAGATAGAGAGGCTTTAAGACCTAAATACGAACAGTTTATTCAGATTGAAAGAGGTAAAGAATGGAAACATTTTTGGCAGAGTCAAACAGGTTCAGAGAGAAGTGGAGATTTTGGAGATTATTTGTATGACTTTTATCCAGAAATGTTGCAGTAAGGAGAAAAATAAATGGCGAAAAAGAAAGGTTTTGGTGTGAGTCCAATAACAAATACAATCTACTATGGAACACAGGATACAGAAAAACATATGTGGATTGGACAGAAAATAGATGTTACAGATGATGTGATAGCTGCTGTATATGAATGGTTTATGGGTAATATGGAAGACTCTGAAGGTAAGAAAGAAGAATATCAGATCACATATTCTGGCACAGAGTTTGAATTAGTAATGAGAAGAAAGAAAACAGAGAATGTATAGTTGGAGGTGAGAAATATATAATGGCAAATAAATTATATGAGTTATTTCATCCAGAAGTAAAATTACAAAATAAACGATTGTCTGGTAATGATCCTTGTATAAATTGTGTCAATGTCCACAGATATCATAGAGGAACAGCATTAGAAACAGAAATATTAGACAAAGAAAAATGCAATAATTGTATGAAAAAGACACTATATGATGCTGATTGTATGATTAAATTAAGATGGTATGAAGACAATGACGACAGAGTTTCTAACATGGAGCAAAAGGATAAAGATAGATATGATTGTGGAGTGAAATGTCCTGAATATTTACATAATGATATTCCTGTTTTTTATCCTGATGGATGGTCTTAATAAATATTCTTAGCGATTCAGTTAATAATTTCCAATAAAAATAAAAAACAAATAGAGAATAAACATATAGGAGAGTCTTATGTGGATTAGCAGAACAAAATATGAAGTCGAAAAACTGAAATATAGACAGAGAATATCTTATTTAGAAAATCTTATCTGTCCATGTGAGTCACATGATTATATTGAAATAGCTCACGAAATTATAGATGAACATAGCACAGTAAAGCACATTTTCAGATGCAAGAAATGTGGGAAATTACACGATGAATTAAGTTGATTGTAAATCACTGTTTCATTGGAAAATTTGAGGAGGTGAGAAAGTGGCAGATTTTAGATTTAATGAAGACTTTGCAAATAATTGGAAGTCAGGTCAGATAGTTACTTGTGAAGAAAAAGAGGATGGTTACTTAGTTGATAAGGTGGCATTGATTGAAAAGGACGAACTTTTAAAACATGGTGAATTTATCACAATGAATGTTGAGATATTAGGACATATGCAATCAAATGGTGTAGATGATTTATTCATGTATGATAGAGATTTTCAACCAGGAGACACAGTACAACATTTCAAAGGTGGTTTCTATAAGATTGTTGCCATTGGAACTAATACAGAAACAGAAGAAAAGATGGTTGTATATCAGAGTTTAAAGGATAAAAGAGTATGGATTAGACCATATGATATGTTTATCAGTAAAGTGGATAGAGAGAAATATCCAAACGCTTATCAGCCATATAGACTTATCAAAGTAAAGATTACTGCTTAGTAATTAGTCTTGAACAATTCAGTTCAAAAATTCCAAAACAAAATGTCACGAATAATATATAAAATACGTGACAAATAAGAGAATAAATAAATGCAGAAAACATTTGTATGGGTGGAAGAACAGCATACCCTTGGGTTTTTATACTCAAAAATCACTGTTAAAGATAGATTTTACATAAATTTATTTTCTGTGTTCCAGTCGCAAGACTGTTCAAATATAGTTATCAAAAAAATTTTATTACATATTATAAGGAGGACATTTTTTAAATGGCAGAGACAAAGAAAAAAGGAAGATTATTTGATTTACCTGAGACAAAGGGTGCGTTCCAGTTAAAGGGAGTTGTATCTGGTATGGAGAAGGATACAGCATTTAAGGAGATTAAAACCAAGAGTGGCAAGCCTATGAGAATGCTTAATTTTGGTACAAGCTACCTTGATGGAGAGACATTATATGTAAATCTTCAGGGTATGGAGCAGGAGAATGTTTATTTCTCTAAGAGAGCTGAGAAGAAGGGCGAAAAGGCTGATACTGTAAAAGTACCTTGGGCTGATAGATTCTCTTATAACCGTGAAGGCTACCGTATGATTGGTAAGAATATTGGTGTAAAGAAGAAGGTTGATTCTGAGGGCAAGACAGTTAATGACAAAAAGATTCTTACAGATTTTGATGCTTGCAAGGAAGTTAAGGAGAATCTGAAGGACGGTGCAAGCGTATTTATTCGTGGAAATCTTGATTATAGCAGCTTCACAGATGACAAGGGTAATAAGAGAACATCTACAAAGCTTGTTCCAAATCAGATTTCACTTTGCTCAGAGGTAATTTTTGATGATGAGAAGTTCGAGAAGCAGAATGATTTCAACCAGGTAATTATTTTCATGGGAATCGAGCAGGAAAAGGATGATAACGATAAGCCAACAGGTAGATTTATTGTTCTTGCAAAGATTGTTACATACAGCAATATTGAGGATGTTCAGTTTATCATCGAGGATAAGGCTCTCGCTAATAAGTTTAAAAAGTCACTTAATCCTTATAATGCAATTAAGGTAAGTGGACATATGGTTTCTTCTACTCAGACAGACACAGTTACAACAGATGATGATGACAATTGGGGCGAAGAGGACAGTATGGAGAAAGTATCTGCACCTACAAAGAGAGAGTTTATTATCACAGGAGCAAAGGGTTCTTCAATTGATAAGGAGCTTTACACAGAGGAGAATGTAACAGAAGCTATTGCAAAGATTAGGAATGCAAATAGGGCAGAGGAGAGTTTCGGTTCTGACTCTAATGATGATTGGGGAAGTGCTGATGATCTTGACGGATCAGACGAGGACGAAGCTTGGGATTAATCCTTTAGCAACTAGAGAATAACTAAGTGGAACGTCAGAAATGGCGTTCCAATAAATCAATATTACAGAATTACGGAGGAATTATTTAATGGCAAAAGCAAGAAAAGCGTCAGTCACACAGAGTAAGTTAGGTATGATTTTATATGGAGAGCAGTTTACAGGTAAGTCAACAATGGCTATGCAGCTTGCGTACTTTAAGCGTCCTGACGGAAAGCCTTTCAGAGTTTTATACCTTGATCCTGAGACTGGTTCAATTGATGATTATTTAGGTGACTTAGAAGCAAATGGTGTAAACCTTGAAAATATTTATATTGTATATACTCAGTCACTTGGAGAAGTAAGACAGTATATTGCAAAAGTTAAGAATGGAGAAGATTTCTATGAGCTTGATGATGACGGAGATGAGACAGATAATGTAGTGCTTGACGCAGATGGAGAACCATTTAGAGCAGATGCAATCGTTGTTGATGGTACTACAATTCTTAACTTAACAACAAAGCAGGGATTAGTAGAATTCTCTAAAAAGAGAAATAAGGTTAAGGCTGACAAGGATGGGCTTGTTGGTGATGCCAGACTTGTTAAGATTGAGGGAGCAGGAATGGAGTTAAAAGATTATCAGACAATTAACTTCAAGGGACAGGACTTGATTCTTGATCTTATGGCATCTGGCGTTCACTATATTGTAACTGCTAGAGAGACTGATGAAAAAGAAACAATTAAGCAGTCTGATGGCTCAACTATGAGTGTTGTAACTGGTAGAAAGATCCCTGATGGATTTAAGGGTATGACATATAATGTTAAAACTGAAATTCGTATGTACAGAAATGAAGAAGGAACAGTATGTGCGCATGTTAAAAAGGATAGAACACATACACACGAAGATAATTCGGTTATTGAAGATCCTACATTGCTTGATTGGCAGTCAGTTATTGATAAGACAGCAGATAAGAAGGCTTTTGTAGTAAAAAATGACTTAACAAAGGCAGTTGATGTTGAGCAGGATATTTATAGCAAGGAGATTCTTGGCAAGGTCGGAGAGCCTGATAATTCGGAGACAACAAGTACATCTGATAATGGCAATAGTGCAGACATTGAAGCCATCAAGAAAGAGATTATTGCTAAGAGAAATGCACTTCCACCTACAGAGAAGAAAGCAATGAAGGAAAAGCTTGAAGCAGCAGGACTTCCTACAGCATACAAGAATGTAACTGATGTTGAGACTCTTAATAAAGTATTAGCAATGTTTGATTAAATTTGGCTTATGTAAAGGTAGGATTATGGCAAGATACACAGGTAACAATAAAAATGGTGTTAAAAGAAAATGTGGTTGTTGCGGAGAAAACCTTTATATAAACAAGAATAATATTGACGGTGCAATCTACTATGATAAAAAAACATATCATAGTAGTTGCTTTATCAATATATGTCAGAAGCGTATTGCTAATAAAAGGGCAGACGTATCAGCAAAATGGACTTGGGTATATAACCACATTGATTCTATAAAAAGGGATACATATTCGCATCTCGCAGTAGCAATAGAGCAAGACGAGATATTTGAGTTTATTAAAGAAGCATATGATTTGACAATTATCCCTACTACTGTGTGGCAGAAGTTGGGTAACATTTACAATGGAACTTTTAAAGGGATGTCAGTAGGTATTCCACCTTCAGACTTACTTGATATGTGGCAAAGGAAAATAGATATGCTTAATGGTATTGCGAAAAAGAATGAAGTAAAAGGTATTCATATGCAACCAGAACAACGACTTTCGTATGATTTATCCATTCTGGTTAATAAATATGACAGTTATTTAAGGTGGAAAGAAAAACAGAAAATACTTGAAGCTGAGAAAGAAACAGAAAAATCACAGAATATTGTCAGTCAATCAATTGGTTATACTAACGTGTCCAAAGATAGTAAGGCTGATACAGATGATATTTCAGGCTTGGTGGATGATATTTTTGGATAGGAGATAATATTGGATAATGAACATGAATTAAAAGACTGTAATGTGCAAGCAGAAATTCTATTTGTTGGTTCTATAGCAAAGGATTTAGACTTGATTGTAAATTACAGCACATTTATGAGAAGTAAGTATGATTTCTCTGATCCTGCGACAAAGTTCTTTTATGATAATCTTGAAACGTATTTTCTTACATTTTCACAAACATTAGATGAAACAAAAATGAATGTGTTTATGAGTCAGAATGAAGAACGACTTAAATTATATAAGCAGTATAAAGGTTGGAAAACACTTCAAAGGTTTATGACCTTGGCAGATGAAAATGATGTGAAAAATTATTTTGATACTGTTAAGAAATATTCATTGGTAAGAGAGTATGGAAGAAATGGGTTTCCAATTGAGAAGATATTATCTCATAGAAACTTTGATAAAATGTCACCAAATGACATTTACAGAATTATCCGTACAAAAGCAGATAAGATAAATACTGTAATTAATGCTGGCGAAGAAGCTGTTGAGCTTACTGATAAAAACTCATCTCAAATCGACAAATATCTTGAAAAGCCAAATTTCGGCTTACCTTTCCCTTGGTATATGTATAACGAATTTTTTCTTGGTCTTAGAGAGACAAAGGTTCTCTTTGAAGGATTTCTTTCTAATGAGGGTAAAACAAGAAAACTTGTACTTTTAGCAGCTTATGTGGCACTTGTGCAAAATGAGAACTTTTTTCTTATGAGTAATGAGATGGATGAAGAAGATCTTCGTAGTTGTCTTATTACGACTGTTATGAATAACAAAGAGTTTCAAGAACTGCATGGCGTACATATTACAAAGCCTGAGAAAGAGATTGTATTAGGTGTTTACCATGATAAAAATGGTGAAATTATCAGAAGAAAAATTGATGATAATGGTGTTTATCTTGAAAGTAATGAAGATTACATAAAGAGAATAAAAGATACGTCAGAGGAATATTGGAACGTAAAAAAAGTTACAGATTGGATTGATAGCAGTGATCGTAAGGGCAAAGTTATGTTCAAAGATGTTGGAGATGATTATAGCCCTGAGAGAATTGAATTTGAATTGCGTAAAGCAAAGATGGTTCAGAATATTAAATACTATGGTTATGACACGTTAAAAGGTTATAACACTGATGATTGGTCACAGATTAAACAATTTGCAACTAAATTGAAAGAATTAACAAAAGAACTTCGTATGAGTGGATATGCAGTATTCCAGTTAAGTGATGATACGGTGTTTACTGATATTTTTAGTTTGAGTAGTAATAACATTGCCAATGCAAAGCAGATAAAACATGTAGCTGATATTCTGAATATTGGTAAAAAGTTAAATAAGGAAGAATACCATAAATATCAAGTTGTTTTAGAATGTGATTCTTGGGGTGAGCCAGTGACGGAAGATTTGGATTTAAGTAAACAATATTTTTGCATCAAACCAGATAAAAACAGAGCAGGTAGTAAGGACAAGATTATGTTATTTGAGATTGATTTGAACTTAAATATTTGGAGAAATATAGGTTATATCATTAAAAAACCAAAAAATAGTGACTAATTGGAGGGTGGCAGCTTGGATGTAAAAGAGTTGAAGAATTATATATATGAAAATAATTATTGTGAACAGATATTAGAATCCGTTGGTTGCCACCATATCAAATATCATTCAGTTGGAGCATATTGGACTGCTGGTAATCCTGATGGAGATAATAAAGGAGCAATTATTTTATACAATAATGAGTCCCTTATCTGCTTGAATAAAACTCGACAAATGATAAAGAGTAACAGACAAACAGATATTATTGATCTTGTGTGTTATGTCAAAGACCTTACATTTCCAGAAGGATTAAAGGAAATATGCTCAGAAATAGGAATGTCTTATTATCACGATTTTGAAGAGGATATTCCAGATAGTTTTAAAATACTGAAAATGTTAGAAGATATGGATTCTAATATATCAGAAGAAAAAGAAAAACCATTACAACCTATTTCGGAGAAAATACTTTCGTATTATAAGCCTTATGTAAATGATTTATTCTACGAAGACCATATAGATTATGAAACACAAAGAGAGTTTGAGATAGGTTTTGATGAAGAAACAAACCGATACACAATTCCTATTCGTTCTGAATTAGGAGATTTAGTCGGTGTAAAAGCAAGATATTTTGATAGAAAAGTACCTGATGGAATGAATAAATATATTTATTTAGAACCATGTGCAAAATCAAAAATTATATATGGATTGTATAAAACTCTTCCTTATATAAAAAGAACAGGAAGGATTTATGTTGGTGAATCTGAAAAATTTGTTGAACAAGCATGGAGTTATGGTTATCAAAACACTGGTGGTACAGGTGGGAAGGAACTTTCACAATATCAAATTGATATGCTAGTTAGACTTGGTGTTGATATAGTTTTATGTTTGGACAAAGATGTAAAAAAAGAAGAATTAGAGGAATTAGCAGAAAGATTTCCTGATGGTGTTCCACTTTATTATATGTTTGATGAAGATAATATTCTTGATGAAAAAGAATCCCCAACAGACGATCCTATTAAATGGAAGCACTTGGTAGAGAATAATATATACAGATTAAGATAGGAAGGTGTGTATTTGAAGTACAGATTATATGAAAATAGCGACAATAACACTTCCAATGTATTAGAGGAAGTTTTGAGAAATAGAGGAATTGATGATTATGAGAAATATCTCAACTTAGATGGAAGTGTTTTAATTCCATACGAAAATTTGAATAACATACATGAAGCAGTAGAGTTGTTTATGAAACATTTTAATAACAAGGGTAAAATTGAAATACTTGTCGATGAAGATCCAGACGGTTTTTGTTCAGCAGCTATGATGTATTCTTATATTAAGAAAATGAATGCTGATTATCCAGTTAATTACATATTACACGCAAGAGCAAAGGCACATGGACTAGATGATGACATTGTGATATCTGATGATACAAAATTATTGATTATCCCTGATGCTGGTACAAATGACACAGAACAGTGTAGAGAGCTTTCAGAAAAGGGTATTGATATACTTATTCTTGATCACCATGAGTCAGAAGAAGAAAATTCATATGCATTGATTGTAAATAATCAAATGAGTGACAATTATTTCAATAAGGATTTTTGTGGAGCAGGTGTTGTATATAAGTTTTTACAAGCATTAGATACTGAGACATGGAATGAGTTTGCAGATGACTATTTAGATTTATGTGCATTAGCAAATATTAGCGATGTTATGGATATGCGTTCATTTGAGACAAGATATATTACAAATCTTGGATTACTCAATATTACAAATAAATGTATTCAGGCACTTATTAAAGCACAAGATTACAGTATAAATGGTAAGGTTAATATTCACAATATCCAATGGTATATAACACCTATTTTAAACGGAATGATTCGTATCGGTTCAAGTGATGAAAAGGAATTGTTATTTAGAGCTTTTATTGAAAAAGATGAGTTCTTTGAATATAAAAAAAGAGCCACAAAGGATAAACCAGCAGAAACAATTCAGGAAAGCATTTATGATAGAGTTGCTAGACTTTGTAAAAATGCAAAATCACGACAAGATAAAATGAAAGAAAAAGGCGTAAAAGCCATTTCAGAAGTTGTAGATAATCTTCCAATTGACGATAAAGTCATTATAGTTGATGTGTCTGACCTACTTGATGGAAGATTAACTGGTGTTGTAGCAATTAAAATTGCAGAACAATATAATAAACCTTGTATTCTGCTAAAGAAACATTTTGATAAAAAGACAAAAACAACTGTATTTGGCGGTAGTGCAAGAAATATTGATAATAGTCCAATTGATAGTTTTAAAGATATTGTTAATTCAACAGGATTCGTTAATGGTAAAGGTCATGCAAATGCTTTTGGTATTGTAAATTTACCAATTGATGATAAAGAAAAAGCAATTAATATGATGAACAGTATTCTTAGAAATACTGAATATGATTCTACATATCGTGTAGATTTTATCTTAGACATTAATCATGTCACAATCCCTTTAATTATTAAGTTATCACAGTTTGAAGATATTATTTGTCAAGGAATTGATGAACCTACGCTTGCAATAGAGAATATATCATTGACAATAGATTGTTTTAAAGTATTTGGCAAGAACGAAGATACTATCAGCTTTATGGTGAATGATATTAAATACATTCAGTTCAAATGTAAAGAAGGTAATCAGTTATATGATTTTCTTCAAAACGCATGGGATGATAACGATAGTATTACATTTAATATTGTCGGAAAACCTTCAATAAACGAATATAACGGTATTAGAACACCACAGATTATTATCGAAGATGTAGCTGTTATTAGTACAAATAGTAACGATGAAGACAATGATTGGTAGGAGGCGAGTTATGTATAGTTCATTACATAACCATACATATTATTCATTACTTGATGGATATGGTAGTCCAAAAGAAATGTTAGATAGAGCAAAAGAAATAGGGTTAAAGGCATTTGCTATAACAGAACACGGAAATGTATATTCCCATATTTATTTTGACCTTATTAAAAAAGACTATCCAGATATTAAAATGATATATGGATGTGAGTTATATGAATGTGAAGATATTACTGTTAAGGATAAAGACAATAAATATTTTCATTTGATTTGTTTGATAAGAAATGAACAGGGTAGAAAAGACTTAAACAAGGTTATTACAAAAAGTAACTTTGAAGGGTTTTATTTTAAGCCACGATGCACAGTGGAAGATATTAAACCTTATGCTGAGAATTTTGTTATTTCTTCTGCTTGTTTAGCAAGTAAATTAGCGAGAGAGTCAGATTTTGAAAAGTGCATTGAATATGTCAATGAGTATAAAGAAGCCTTTCCATATTTCTTCCTTGAGATGCAGTCACATTCTCATCAGGATCAGTGCTTGTATAACCAGAAAATCTTAGAACTTTCAAAAAGAACAAATACCCCATTTATTATTACAACAGATAGTCATGCACCTAAAAAAGAAGATTTGTATTATCAGGACAAGCTTATTCAGATTGGTAGAAAAAGTAGCAACAACGACAAAAATGCTATCGAAAATAGTGAGGTATATGAAGGTTGCTATATGCAATCTGAAGATGAAATCCATGAAATTATGGATAGTCAGATTGGATATGAAAATGTATGTCTTGGATTGGAGAACACTAATAAGGTAGCAGGTTTAATTGAAAATGTGGATATGCCATTTCAGAAACCACAGTTACCTACATTCCCATTACCTGATGGATATAGAGATAACAATGAATTCTTATGGCATTTAGTTAGACAAGGTTGGAAAGATAGAGGATATGATAATCTCAGTGAAGATGAACAGCAAGTAAGAAGAACTAGGTTGAACTACGAGATGGGTATTATTCATTCAATGGGGTTCGATGGTTATTTCTTGTTTGTATGGGACTTTATCAAGGCTGCTGAGAAACTTGGAATTGAAGTTGGTAAGGGAAGAGGAAGTGCAGCAGGTTCTTTAGTTTGCTATTGTTGTCATATCACGGATATTGATCCGATTAAATATGGACTCATTTTTGAGAGATTCTTAAATCCTGAACGAGTAGGACTCCCAGATATTGATACAGATGTTGGTAACAGAGATGCAATCATTGATTATCTTGTAGAAAAATATGGAGAAGAAAGAGTATGTCAGATTATTAACTACTCGTATATCACTCCAACAGTTGCAATTACTGACGTTGGTAAGATACTTGGATTTCCATATAATCAGATGCAAAAACTTTCACAGAAATTTACATTCGATAAATGGGATGACTGTATGAAAGCAAATCCAAACTTACTCGCAGACAATCCGCAATATGCTGACTTGTTCGATATTGCAAAGCATTTAAGTGGTCGTGTTAAAACAGTTTCTATTCATGCTGGTGGTGTTGGAATCGTTGATACAACAATTAATGATTATATGCCAATGAAGATAGGAACTAAGGGTGAGCATGTAATTCAGGTTGATAAACATTATGTAGAAGATATTGGAATTGTAAAGTTTGACCTTCTTGGAGTTGCAACACTTAATCTTGTGAAGGAAATTAAAGATGATTTACATTTAGATCCTTGGGATTATGATATTAATAATCCAGAGTTTGAGAATGATAGACCTACATATGAGTTATTAGCAAGTGGTAAGACCAATGGTGTGTTCCAGGTTGAATCGGCAGGAATGAAAGATTTGCTTATTCGATTAAAACCAAAGCTTGAACAACTAGACTTTGAGGTTATATCTGTCATCTTGGCATTATATAGACCTGATAGTATGGGAGCACTTGATGAGTATGTTGAAATGGCAACAGGTGGAAGTAGACCACCATCAATTCATCCAGACATGGACAAAATCTTAAAAGATACAAATTACTGTATGATTTATCAGGAACAGCTTCTTGATATTGTTAAGAAGTTTGGTGGAAGAACATATGGAGGTGCTGACTTATTCCGTAAAGCAATCGGAAAAAAGATAGTTGAGTTAGTACAGAAAGAGTCAGAAATTCTTCGTGGTGAAATTGTAGCAAATGGGTATCCTAAAGAGATTGCTGATAAAATTGCGAATGAACTATCACAAAAAGGCGGTTATCTATTCAATAAATCGCATTCATACAGTTACGCAGTTCTTTGTTTCGAGACAGCTTGGTTCAAAGCTCATTACCCAACTTACTTTTTCAAAGCATTATTCAATCAGAATAAAGATAAAGCAGGTGCAATTAATAAGTATATTCTTGATGCAAGGTATTTTAATGTGGATATTATGCCACCGAATATAAATCATTCTGGAATGAATTTCACAGTTGATAAAGATAAAGTTCTTTTTGGATTATCTGCTATTGGTGGAATTGGTGAATCACTCTCTAAGCAAATTATCGAAGAAAGAGAGAATAATGGTATATACAAATCGTTTAATGATTTGATTCAGAGACTTTCTTTAGGTAAGGCATCTGTTATTGCACTGATAAAATCTGGTGCAATTCCTTGTAAAAATAAGCGTGAAAAACTTATATCATATCTTAAATCAGAGTATCAACCATTAAAATTCTCAGAAGTTCAATCATTGCCTACCTATAAGAAACTCGAAGAAGATTGGAACATTGACTTAAAGAAGTACGTGATTCCTTCATCTGGAAAACGAATTGTATATGACAAGGAAGCACTACTTACTGAATATAACAGATTAAAAAAGATACAGTTTGAAGAAAATCAGAAGGTAAGATTCCAAAAATACATAGATGATAACAAAAAATATCTTGAAGACGAACAGTTTTGGGAATTCCAAACATTACAAGTATTTATCAATGATAATCCATTTGATGCAGCTTATACATTCTTGACACCATTTGAGGATGTACCTGATGGTGAGAAATGTACTTTAGTTGGAATTATAGCAAAGGTTCAAAAGAAGAAAGATAAGAATGGTAAGCAGTTCGCATATATAAACATCTATTCAAGTTTTGGACTTGTTGAAGGAATTGTATGGCATAGTCAATTAAAAGAATATGAAGATTTAGTAAAAAAAGGACAGCAAGTAGCAATTCTTTGTAAGAAAGATAGTGAAGAAAAGGTAATTGTAGAAAAATTAAAGCCATATAGCAAATGGCTTGAATATGTGAGAAAGAAAGGAGTATCAGTCTAAATTGGATGAAGATGAGATTTATAAATTCACAGCGATAATTACATATGAGCAATACTACTCGGATGATTCAACGTGGGGTGTGTTTGGATTTTCAACACAAGATGATATTCCATTCTTTATAAAGCCTACAAAAACATTCGATCCGTTTGGTGATAATAATTCTGCAAATGATACTGATGATAAAAAAATGAGTAAATTGGCAGGAAAGATGCAACATTTAGTTGTGGGTGGAGAATATGTAGTTAAGGCGAAATATAAAAAAGATAAAAAATATGGCGATCAATATACACCGATTGCCATATACGCCATTATTCCACAAAGCAGAGAAACACAGCTATTATTTTTGAAGTCAATGATTCCTGAATGGATGGCTGATAATTTAATAAATGCATATCCAAATGTAGTTAATGATGTAGCGAATGGTACATTAAAAACTATTGATTACAGTCTTGTAAAAGGTGTTAGAGAAATTACTTGGAATAAAATCAAGGAAAAAATCATCAATAACTATCTCATTTCTGACATTATTTCAATGCTAAAACCAATCGGTGTCACTTATGCAATGATTAAAAAATTGCTTTCAGAAGAACCAAATCCAGTTTTATTAAAGCAAGAGTTAGAAAAAAATCCATACATCATGACAAAAATTGATGGAATTGGGTTTCGTAAATGTGATGATTTAGCACTGAAGTTAAAACCTGAACTGATTGATTCTACACAAAGACTTGTAGCTTTTATCCAATACTATTTCAAAGACTTAGGAGAAAGTAAAGGTCATACATGGTGTTCTGAGAAGATTTTAAGGGCAGCCATAAGCAATAATATATACGAGTGTTGCGATAAGGTTGATTGGCTATTAGAAAATAATGACTTTCTTCATATTGATAATGGTCGAATTGGGCTGAAATATTATTATGACATTGAGATGCAGATTTATCATTTGATTCTGAATAAATCTAAAATTGAAACAACAATCAATATTTCTAATGAAGCGATTGATAAAGCAATTAAACATGCGGAAGAAGAACAAGGATTTGATTATGTAGTAGAACAGTTAGATACGATTCATAAGAGTTTACATAGAACTGTTAGTTTGATAACTGGAAAAGCAGGAACTGGTAAAACATCAATAATGCGAGCAATTGTTAAGGCTTATATGGAGAATAATTATATGATGACAGCTTCAGCACTTTCAGCAATGGCAGCTCAAAGAATTACAGAAGCAACAGAATTCCCTGCAATGACTATTCATAGAACACTTGGGTGCCAAGGTTTAAATGATTTTACATACAACAAGGATAATCATTTGATTACAGATGTTGCATTTCTTGATGAGGGAAGTATGGTTAATGCCAGTTTATTTTTACATTGGCTTGAGGCAATTGGAGATAATACAAGAATTATTATTTCAGGAGATCATAAGCAGTTACCGCCTATCGGTTTTGGTAACGTGTTCTCAGATTTAATTGAAATGTTCGATGAATCAGTTGTGAGTAAGTTAATAAAACCTATGAGACAGGCAGAAAAATCAGGCATTCTTGTTGATGCAAATAAGATTCGTGAGAATATAAATCCTATATCTGAGAAGTTACAACCACGAATTATTCATGGTGAGTTACAGGATATGTATTATATGTTCCGTACAAATCGACAGTCATTATTTAATATTGCTATTAAGACATTCATTAAATCTGTTGAATCAGATGGAATCGACAATGTGGTTATTGCAGTACCTCGTAGAAAAGATTGTTTGAATAGTACCAATGAAATTAACAAGGTTATTCAAAATGAATTACTTGGTGATGTTTTAGAGAGTATTGAAGGTTTTGATACAACTTTCAAACTTGGTGCAAAAGTCATGCAAACAGTTAATGATTATGACAAAAATGTATTTAATGGCGAGATTGGTTATGTGACAAAAATCAGTGAAAGATATGATGGTAAGAAAAAAGAAGAGTATTGTGAAGTAACTTACACTGATATTTTTGGAAAAGACAAAATCATTGAATATACAAAGAAAGAGTTAGCTGCTTTGGATCTTGCTTATGCTATGACAGTACATAAATTACAGGGTGCTGGTCGAAAGACAGTAATTGGTATTATTGACAATACACATCATCAGCTTCTTGATAACTGTATGCTTTATACATTATTGACTAGAGCAAAGAAGAGGTGTTTGTTGTTAGCGGAGCCAGAAGCATTTTTACAGTGCATTAGAACAAGTCATAACAATAGAAATACTTGGATGATGTTAATGACATCAATAATAGAGAGTAATGTGCCAACAAATGTAATTAAAAATGGCGTGGTAGAAAAAACTGAAGTCTTGGAATGCCCATAAATAGGGCGTTTCAGAGACTCAAAAAGCCAAGGAAAGACGGATTTCTTGTCCGTCAAAAGAAAGGAGAACAAATATATGGAATTAGTAAATGTAAACCTATATGCTTATGGATATTATAGCGAAGCGACTTATGAGGATAATATCTGGATTAAGAAATCATCATATGAGAAATTAAAAGATAATTTGCCATCACAGATTGGTTGTGGAGAATTAGATGGAAAATATAGTGAAGTAATGGGTGACGTAGAAATACAGGATGATTGGGAAACAGATGTCGATTATGCACAGGCAGGTGTTTCAAAATGCGACGGGGATTATCTTGAATGGGAGTTAAAAGATTTATATAAGGATAATAATATTGATTGGGATTCAGAACAGAAAGAAATTAAAGAGTATTTTAATAATCTTGATGTATGGGAAGAGGTAACAGTTAGTATTCCATCAAGCAAAAGGTCGGAACTTATGAAATTCGTTGAGACTTTGAAACAATAAAACAAGAAACGACAGTTTCTTTGGAAGATTGGAGGTAATTATGCATTGTTATGAATGCCCATATACATCAAAAGTACAGAGAAAATATGGAGTGACGACACACTGTAATCTTGAACCAACGAATATGGATGTCACATTTCATATAATGAAGAAAGATAATAACAAATTATGTCCATTTGTGTGCAAGGGTACAAGATTTCCAGGAGTAGATTACAGTAAATATATTGATGAAAAAATTGCACAATGGATTGGAGAATAACAAGAAGCCATTATTTCATGTGGAGATTAGGAGGAAACATATGGGAATAAGATATATGTGCAAAGAAAGAGAAGATAATTTAATTGATATCAATGTATATGGTCATGGATGTATGGAAGGACTATATAAGTGTGAAGGTAGATTCAATACAAAACATGTTTTTAGTGATGGATTTAACCCTGATAATGGTTGGTATCGTATAGCTGATTACAGAGTAAATGACTTGAAAATTTTTCAGAAGAAAGGAATCAACATTACATACGATGACAACTGTAAATACGTTAAAAATTTAGTAGAAAATAATAAATAAATCTACAGTAAACTAAATTTTCATAAGGAGAATTTTATGAACGAGTTAAAAGAAATTATTAAAAATTCAGACAGATATAATAAATTTACAGTATTGAGCACTCCAATATCATTTAAAGAATTATTTAAAAATGAAAATTTTGATTGTGTACAGTTACATTCTACACACATATTTTCGGATAAAAATGGGACTAAAGATATTGTTGGATTTTGTGGTGTATTTAATTGGACGGACAGCACAATCAAACCGTTAGATGGCGACTCATACAATGATAATTTTACGGTTCTTGGTTATGAAAGATTTTCAACACATAATAAAAATAACTGTATAGATATTCTTGTAGGAGATGATTGGTAATTATTTATCACGTTTTTTAATAATATTCAGAATATTTCTTAAAACAATTCGCTTATTATTTCACAAGCAAAAAGAGAATAAATAATGGCAAAATTTGAGATGAAGTTTCCAAGTAAATTGGACTTTCATTAGAAGTCAGAATAGGAGAATAAAAATTTGAAAACAATTTTTAATTGGTTCGGTGATGATTGGAAGAGAGTAAAAAATCATTGTAGAACCACGGATAATAAAGATTTTACAGAGAACGAAGCAACAGATACTTTTAAAAAGAAGTTGCTTATATCTGAACATTCGCCAATTAGATTACTTGAATTTGATTGGTCTTGGAAGAATATTTATTACTGGTTGAGTACAGAGTGGTCGAGACATAAATTTGAAAAATTTATTAGCTCACAAAGAGACGATAGATTGGTTGATGATACTCCACGAGGTAAGAAACCACAAGATGCATTGGTCGATTTTGATGGTTATGCTAATATGCAAAATCTTATTGATAGTTGGAGAAAAAGATTGTGTGGCAATGCTACACCAGAAGCAGTTGAATTGGCAGAAGACTTCAAAATTGAATTACATAAGACACATCCTTATGAATCAGATGTGTTAGTTCCTCATTGTATTTATCGTGCAGGTTGCCCTGAGTTTGGTTGTTGTGGAAAGATTACTGATTTTATTAAATGGGCAAAGGATAATAATAAGGAAATTAATTGGCTTAATATTCAAAATAGATATGATTTATACAATGAATGGTTTTATGAAGTACATAAGTAAATGTTCATTTCTTTTTATGAAAGGAGGACATGGAATGAGATTGATTGATGCAGATAAATTAATTGAACTGATGATAAGAGACAGAAACTATGCAGAAAAGAACGGTTTTATGGATATGTTTTATGAACGTCAACACTTGATTGGTGTAATTAAAAAGCAACCAACTGTCTATAATGTGGATAATGTTATAGTACAGTTAAAAAGACGATACGGAATTGTTAGCAGTTGCAGCATAGATTATGCAGAAGGATTAAAAGATGCATATGAAAGAGCAATTGATATTGTGAGATTAGAAATAAATAAGGAAGGTGATTAATATTAGAAATCCAAATAGATTATATAACTTTTACAACGAAATAACCCGATTACACATGACATATATGCCTGATTGGCGAGTAGGACAGTTTTGGATGAACTTTTTAGGTTGGGTACAGAACGAAAAGAAACGAGATCCGTTCTTTCCAGAAGAATCAGAGATGCTTACATACTTAAAAGAATATTGCGGAGAAAAGGAGGAAGCAAATGGATAAATTCGATATAGCAGCAAGAGTAAGAGAGCTTAACAAAGCTTCCAAAGCTTATTACAACACTGGACAGCCTATTATGAGTGATGCTGAGTTTGACCAGAAGTTAGAAGAACTAAAACAGTGGGAAAAAGAAACAGGCATTATATTATCAAATAGTCCAACACATAATGTCGGTGCAACAGTATTAGACAATATAAAAGAAGTCACTCATAAAACACCAATGTTATCACTTGAAAAGTGTCATAGTGTAGAAGAAATTATGAAGTTTGCAAATAATCATAATCTTGTGGCTTCTGTAAAGCTTGATGGATTAACAGTGCGTCTTACTTATAAAGATGGTGATTTACTTCTAGCAGAATCCAGAGGGAATGGCACAGTCGGATCTGATATTACAGAACATGTGAAACAATTCAGCAACGTTCCATTACATATTAATAAAGAAGGAACTTATGTAATTGATGGCGAAGCATTAATCAAGTTAGATAATTTTACTGAGATAAACAAAAACGGTGAATATAAGAATAGCCGTAATTTAGCGGCAGGTACATTATCAAGTCTTGATACATCGGTTGTAAAAGATAGAAAATTATCTTGGTATGCTTGGGAAGTTGTAGAAGGAGATAATAATAATTCATTTTATTTAAGATTATTAAACGCTCAAATACTTGGATTTGATGTAGTCCCATGTTGTGACGTATCTGTAGATAATTTTAGTGAATTACAAATTTGTATTGACAATTTTATTAATATTGCAAAAGAATATAATCTTCCTCAAGATGGTGTGGTATTTAAGTTTGATGATGTTGAATATGGAAAGTCTCTTGGAAATACAAATCACCATTTCAGAAATGGGATCGCTTATAAAATATTTAATGATTCAGTAGAAACAGAGTTAGTAGACATTGAATGGACGATGGGTAAGACAGGAAGTTTATGTCCAACTGCTGTGTTCAATCCTATAGAAATAGAACAGACAATTGTTGAAAGAGCATCATTACACAACATTTCAGTAATGAAAGAAATTATGGATAAGCCTTGGATTGGTCAGCATATTGGCGTATTTAAGGCAAACCTCATAATTCCACAAATTAGATGGGCAGAACAAGACAATGATAGTAAAAAGACTTATATTCATATTCCTGATAGATGTCCTATTTGTAATCATCCAACAAAAATTGTCAAGGATAATGATTCAGAAGTTCTTTACTGCACTAACGAAAATTGTAAAGGTAAATTACTTGGCAAACTTACACATGCGGCTAGTAAAAACGCACTCAACATTGATGGGCTTTCAGAATCTACAATAGAAAAATTCATCAATCTTGGATGGCTAAATTCAATTCAGGATATTTATCATCTATCAGATCATGAAAAAGAAATGGAATCTTTAGATGGTTTTGGCAAAAAGTCAGTTGAAAAACTTCTTTTATCTATTGAAAAATCTCGATCTGTTGATCTCGATCATTTCTTAAATTCATTATCAATCCAATTATTAGGTAAGTCTGCAAGTAAAATGATTGCGGAATCGGTTGACTATGAGTTTGGCATTTGGATGAAGCAAATGGCAGTAGGTGGTGCAGAACATTTCAAATACTTGCCTGGTGTCGGCAATGCGCTAATTAATTCATTAAATAACTATTTTAATGAGCATTGTTCTGATATTTGGGAGTTATCAAAAGAATTTACATTCACAACAAAAGAAAAGACAATACTATCTAATACATCCTTGAATGGTAAAACATTTGTTATCACAGGTTCTCTACATAAATTCGAAAATCGAGATAAGGTAAAGAAAGCAATAGAAGATTGTGGTGGTAAGGTTACTGGTAGTGTATCTAAAAACACATCGTTTCTTGTCTGCAATGAGGACGCTGGTTCGTCCAAGTCTAAGAAAGCACATGAATTAGGAGTCCCTGTAATCACAGAAGAAGATCTTATTATAATGTTGTCTTGTTAATTTTAATTATTTTTTCATTTTTCAGAGAATATATCTATAGATGGTTTCCATCAAATATTTCATACAAAGGAGTTGGTTATTATTTCAACGAAACACGTAAATTTATTAACTTATGCTTATGAGATGTGTTGTCTCATTATTATGGCTATCATTTTCATTTGCTTTGTACAACAGAACAAAGAAATTATTGAACTACGTCAGAAGTGTGGAGAATATGAACACGAATTAAGTTTATACAAACAAGAATTCAATTCAGTTGCAACAGTAAGTGATGCTACTGAATCAGATGCAACTGAGACAGATTCTACTTTGACTGTGCCAATTGACCTACACAATGATAGAGAACTTATGAAAGAGAATGGTGTGGTAATGGTTATACCTGACAAAATTGAGATTGAAGAAATACATGAAGAGTATGTCAGTTCGCCTACTCCAACACAATCATCCCAGCAGTATTATAGCACTTCAGGATTAACCGCATCTGGTGGAGTGAATTATCATGGAGAGCAAAAAGAAACATATTATAATCTAAACATGGATCAGGTGGTATCGAATGCTCAAGCAGCAGGTATCCCAGGTGAGTATTGGGTTCGTGAAGATGGTGTAAAAATGTATGGTGATTATGTTATTGTAGCAGCTAATTTAGACGTGCACCCAAGAGGATCAACAGTTGAGACATCGCTTGGTACAGGTATTGTCCTTGATACAGGCGGATTTGCAGATGAAAATCCAACACAAGTTGATATTGCGACAGATTGGTAAGGAAGGAGGAAAAATATGACTCATAAGGTTTACTGTATAATTGGAAGAACGGCATCAGGAAAGACAACTATTGTTGATGCCGTAGCAAAGAATCTAAATATGAATATCTTGCAGTCATATACAACTCGTCCACGAAGAAGCAATGAAGTAGGAGATAATTGTGGGCATAATTTTATCTCCGATTCAGAAGTTGATAAATATAGAGCCGATATGGTGGCTTATACTGAACGAGTTGGGTATTGTAGCTTTGCGACAAAGCAACAGTTGATGAATAATGATTTTTATGTAATTAATCCAAGTGGATTTGCCGAATTGCTAGACAAAACAAAAAATATTCCCAATCTTAGATTAATAGATATTTGGATTCGATGTGATAATGATACGCTGATGAAGAGAGCTAAGAGGCGTGATAATTATGATGACTGGTTTGCTAATTTTAAGAAGGAAGAACAGGAATTTATGAAGTTTTATCCGGGAGTGAACTATTCTTACATTATAAATAACTCTGGTAAATTATCAGATGCAATTGAAGAAGTTCAGAGAATTATTCAATTAGAAAAATATAAAGATTAGGAGAGATGTGAAGTGTTTAAGACACTATGTAGACATAAAAAGTATAAAATTATTAAATGTGATCCTAATTCTCGTGTATATTATTGTGAATGTATTAAATGTGGTAAACAGTTTGATATGCCTAAAGCATTAGGAGAGGAATATACATGTGGATTGGTTCAAGAAAGGAGATAGATGAAAAAGGATCTCTTTGTTGATTTTGATTCAACGATCGTAAACACTATCGCCAGTATATGCGAACTCTACAATGAGGATTTTAAATATTATAAAACTTTTCATCCCGTTAAATGGTGGGAAGTTGAGACTTGGGACTTTCAAGAGTGTAATTGTACAACACCAGATGTAATCAATACATATTTTAATACACCTCGTTTCTTTAACAAACTAACTTATATGGATTGGGCATATGAGGTGTTAAATGAACTCAAAGATTTCTATAATATTACAATTGTTTCTTTAGGGTATTCACCAAATCTCAAAGCAAAGGAAGTATGGATTCAAAAGCATCTGCCATTCTGTAAATTTATCGGTGTAAATTCAAAAGAACATTTTGATAAATCATCTATTGATATGTCAACAGGTGTGTTGATTGATGATAATATGAAAAATTTAATCACAAGTAATGCATTAGTTAATATTTGTTATGGTGATGTGTATGAGTGGAATAAAAACTGGACAGGTTTCCGTGCAAAAAATTGGCAAGACATTAAACAATTTTTGATGAAAGGAGAGAATAAAACTATAGATGATGAGTCACGAGTTAGCGCAGCAGTTACTTAGACTACCTAACGGATTTATATATGCTACGCATGGTGATAATGAATTTACAATTAGTAGCTTCCAAGATGTATGGGATGATAGTGATGATCCTATACGTTCTTGGAGATTAAATTTAAGAAGATGTCCTAATGGGCAAGAATGTATTAGATAAGGAAAGGTTGATTTCTTATGAAATCGAGAAAGGAGATAAAATTTGTACAATGTAATAAAAAAAGATGGTACTATAGAACCTTATAATGAGCAGAAGATCATTGATGCTTGTAACAAAGCTGCTAGACGTGCCATGTATGAGTTGTCAGACAATGATTATGCACAGATTTTAAACGATGTATTAGCAAAAATAGATGAAAGTTACGATGAAGATACAGATATTGAAATTTACGATATGCATAACATTGTAGAATCTGTTTTGGAAGAAGATTTTCCAACAGTTGCAAAAATGTATAAAGAATACAGAAACTACAAAAAAGACTTTGTACATATGATGGACAAGGTATACGAACGCAGTCAGTCTATTAGATATATTGGAGATAAAAGTAACGCTAATACAGACTCGGCATTGGTAGCAACAAAAAGAAGTCTTATTTATAATGAATTAAGTGGAGAATTATATAAGAAGTTCTTTTTAACTCACGATGAAAAACAAGCTGCAAAAGATGGATATATCTATATTCACGATAGAAGTGCAAGACTCGATACATTTAATTGTGATTTGTTTAGAGTAGGCGAAGTTATGAAGGGCGGTTTTGAAATGGGTAATATTTGGTATAATGAACCAAATTATCTTGATACTGCTTTTGATGTAATGGGAGATATTATTCTTTCAACAGCCGCACAACAATATGGAGGATTTACAGTTCCAGAAGTAGATAAAATTCTTGAACCATATGCAGAAAAATCATATAAAAAATATGTCAATGAATATAAAGAAAATGCTAAAGAATTACTGAGAGAATTGCACATCTCATTTGCAGAAAAGGCATTTAATCCTATCATTGATAAACTTGCAAATAAAAACTCAACAAATAAAGTTCAGCGTGATTTTGAACAAGGATGGCAGGGTATTGAAATGAAGTTAAATTCTGTCGGATCAAGCCGAGGGGACTATCCTTTTGTCACGATGACACTTGGATTAGCAACATCCAAGTTCGGCAAAATGGCAGCTATTTCACTTCTTAAAGTTCATTCTGAAGGACAGGGGAAGAATGGATTCAAACGACCTGTATTATTTCCAAAGATTGTATTTTTATATGATAAAAATCTTCACGGAGATGGTTCATACAAATATCCAAGTGCAGATGTATTTAATGCTGGTCTTGACTGTAGCAGTAAGACAATGTATCCAGATTGGTTATCATTAACAGGTGATGGATATGTTGCAGAAATGTATAAGAAATATGGAAAAGTGGTATCTCCAATGGGCTGCCGAGCTTTCTTATCGCCGTGGTATGAAAAAGGTGGTATACATCCAATAGACGAAAATGATAAACCGATATTTGAAGGACGTTTTAATCTTGGTGTTGTTTCTCTTCATCTTCCTATGATTCTTGCAAAGGCTCGTAGGGAGTCTAAAGATTTCTATGAAGTTCTTGATTACTATCTTGAATTAATCCGTGGATTACATAAAAGAACATATGATTATATTGGTGAATTGAGAGCAAGTGTAAATCCAGTTGCTTTCTGTGAAGGTGGTTTACTTGGTGGTAATTTAAAGCCAACAGATAAGATAAAAACAATTCTTCCACCAATGACTATGAGTTATGGAATTACTGCATTGAACGAATTGCAAAGACTTTATAATGGTAAATCTATTCGTGAAGACGGACGGTTTGCATTAGAAGTTATGCAATATATCAATGATTATACAAATCGAATTAAAGAGGAAGACCGTATTTTATATGCAATTTATGGCACTCCTGCTGAATCGTTGTGTGGTCTTCAGATTGAACAGTTCCGTAAGATTTATGGAATTATTGAGAATGTGTCTGACAAGCCTTATGTAAGCAATTCATTCCATTGTCATGTATCGGAGCAGATGTCGCCTATCGAAAAGCAGGATAAGGAAGGACGTTTCTGGAATTTATTTAATGGTGGAAAGATTCAGTATTGCAGATACAATCTAGGATATAACAAAGAAGCGATTAAAACACTTATTCTTCGAGCAATGGATAAAGGTTTTTACGAAGGTGTGAATCTTGCTATGTGCTACTGCGAAGATTGTGGATATCAGCAAGTAGAAATGGATATTTGTCCTAAGTGTGGAAGCAAGATGATTACTAAAATTGACAGGATGAACGGATACTTGGGATTTACAAGAGTACATGGTGAGACAAGATATAACGAAGCTAAGAATGCAGAAATTGCAGATAGAGTTTCAATGTAAGGATGTGGTTAATATCAATTATCATAATATTACACATGATGATATGAACAATGGTGACGGTTTGAGAGTCGTTTTATGGCTCTCAGGCTGTTCTCACCATTGTTATAATTGTCAAAATCCTCAAACTTGGAATCCTAATAGTGGCATTCCATTTGATGAATCAGCAAAACAAGAGATATTCAACGAACTGTCTAAAGACTATGTATCAGGCATTACTTTCAGTGGTGGTGATCCACTACACGAAAATAATCTTGATGAAGTCCTCAAATTAGTCCAGGAAATCCGTATTTTTTTTCCTGAGAAATCTATTTGGTTATATACTGGATATCATGTGTTTATCAACTATCCAGAATCTCACAGACAACACAAAGTAATTTTATCAACAAGACCTAATGCATCAACCAATATTATATATGATGATGAATTATTTTTTAAGAAGAAAGAAGAAGATAGGAAACGCAGTGAGATTATTTCATTGTGTAATGTGCTCGTTGATGGAGAATATATAGATGAACAAAGGGATATCACACTTGCTTATAGAGGATCAAAAAATCAAAGAGTTATTGACATACAACAATCTCTCGCTCATAACAAAATAGTTTTATATTGCGATTAAGAAAAGAGGTGAATAATACGAGTTATCTTATAGATAAATTCAAAGGAATATACCGATTGCGTGCACCAATTAATCCAGATACAAATGATTTTAATCGTAAATTAAATGGTATATATGAAGATATAGATGTGTATATTGATTGCCAACATGGTAATAAAGTTTTTTATTATGGTAATTCAATATTGGAAGCATATATCCCATCATTGCAGCGTGGTCATAACATCATCAAAACATTACAACAAATAGATCCGTTAATCATTACACATCTACAAGAAGGAGATTCAGAAGTTATCTTCCGTTTCAAATATTCAAATTCTGATAAAGTTATTCCATTATTAAAACCAAGAACTAGCGGAGCTAATATTAGTCCTTTTTCAAGCAAAAATCTACCAAAATCAAGCTATACGATTCCAGAAAAAGATTTGAACATTTATAAACATATAGTGGCTAAAATTCCACGAGAAGACATTTTAACCATAACACATAACACGAATAATTTTATCAAATCATTGGCAACAAAAAAGAATTCAATGGAGAATATAAAAGCAGATATGAAACTAAAAGGTTTGAAGGGTAAAGAATATATTCATTCAATTGGACAATGGGATAATTACATTAATTATTTAAGAAAGGAATTATAAAAATGAGAGAAATCACTAGAGAAATAACAAAAGAAAAGTACGACTATTATGATTCACAGCCAAACGTAAGTGTAGCCATTAAATCAGAAATGTCTGATGATATTATCTATGGATATGGTTATTATGGAGGCTCTGTTTATGAAAACAATGGTAAATATTATATGCAATATTCCATTGGCAGTAGCTGTGATTAAGTAAAAAGAAGGAGAATAAATCAAGATATGAAGACAACAAAAATTAAAATTAAGAAGCTCAATGATTTAGCAATTATTCCAGAGCAAGGTAGTGAATATTCGGCAGGAATGGATTTACATGCTGCAATATCAGAACCAATTTATATTTCACCACATGAGACAATTAAGATCCCAACTGGACTAGCAATGGAGTTGCCAGAAGGAACATTTGGTGCAATCTTTGCGAGATCAGGGTTAGCAACTAAGGAAGGACTTAGACCTAGTAACTGCACTGGTGTATGTGATTCCGATTACCGTGGAGAATATATTGTTGCTTTGCACAATGACTCTAATATGTCTCGACTTATTAATCCAGGAGAACGTATTGCACAGTTAGTGGTTTTACCTTATGTTCCAATCGAATTTAAGGAAGTAGATAAATTATCTGATACAGATAGAGGTTTTGGTGGTTTCGGAAGTACAGGGAAGTAGGTGAGAATAATGCCACCAAGAAAAAAGAAAGAACAACTAAAGAAAAATGATTGTAAATATCAGACAATAGCTTCAACTGATACAAATTATTCCACATTCAAAGTTATGAAAGAATATGATGATTTAGACACCGCAAGAATTTCTTATTTCAACGATATGAAAGAGTGGAAAAGTGATGAGAATCATAAGGAGTATTTGCACTTCGGAATTAGAGAAGTCAAGTTAAATAAGTAA